TCTTTCTAATTTTAATGCTTTAGTCAAATACAAGATAGCATCCATATGTTCTTCCAATGCATGTTGTAAATAATCTTCTAAATCTAAATCAGTACGATCTAAATCAGTTCCATACTTTTGTTTTCCAAATTCAGCTCTTTGAATAAATTTATCAATAACGCTTCTTACTATACTATCCATTGTATTGTTTTAAATGTTGAAATACTTCTTGTTTAACTACGTGTTTATATTCTTTAGGACAATCCTTATCACATAACTCGAATATATAAGTCTCTAACTGTGTTATTCTGTTTTGAGCTATTGATAATTTTTCTTGAAGCTCACTTATTTGTCTATTTTTTAAATCAAATAAGTCTTTTACTGTATCATTCATTATTCTTCTGATTTAACGTATTTTTTAGTTTTTTTCTGGATTTCAAGGTAATTATCTTTAATTGGTTCCCACATTGTGATTGGGTTTAATCCTAATTCCCAAAATGGTTTGCTTTGTTTCTTTGTAGTTGTTTTTTCCTTCGACATAATCCTAAAATATTAAATTGTAAATTGTTGTCCATATAGCAATTGTGATTAAAGCTAATCCTATCCAAACAATTGCTTTTGTATAATCTCGTTTCATACTATATGCTTTAAATCTTTTGTAAAATTACAATGAATAAATCTATTCTTCAACTCTTGGATAATATTTCTCATATAATTCAGCTTCTTTCCTTCCACAGTCATCACATTGAACACCTCGTCCAACTGTGTTTAGTGCTTGATCATAAGAGCAGATATGATCTAGTTCTTCCATTTGTTCTGGTGTTAGATCTGTTCGTTCTAAATTTTTCCACCAATCTTTTCTACCCCATTTTTCAAGTTTTGCTTCCCAGTCAGGATGTGGCATTGTCATTGCTATAAATCCATGATAGCAATTTTCTTTCTGTTCACCGCAGTGATGGCATGTTTCTAATTTACTTTCCATACTATTTCCAAAATAATTGAATCATCATTATACAAAACGCTAAGAATAAACTTACACCTGTTTTAAGTGTAAATGGTTCATTAAACCAAGAATAAGCCATAAAACTAAACACCATAGCTCCTATAGAAAATCCCATCAATCTTGATGGCCATAATTCACCTCCAAAATAATCAACTAAGTATTTAACAGACATAATATACAGGAATGATAATGGAACACCCATTAATGAAACCGTCCATGGATGTTGTTTAAACCATTCCCATCTGAATTGTCCTTGTAATTGGACGAATGTAAGTATTTGGGCTAATACCCCAAAACTAAAACCTATTAAAAATTTCATATTTAGTTGCTTAAAGGTGCTTTAATTGTTGGATGTGATTCGTAGTCATCCATGTAAAAATCACATGGTTGTAATCTAAATACCAGTTCATCAAATGTTGTATGAGGAATTTCATTCATAGCAGGACAATCGAATGTTGGAAGTTTCATTGGCTCTCTTTCTATTTGTTGTTTTGCTTGTTCAATATGATTTGAATACAAATGAACATCTCCTAAATTACCAATCAATTGGTCAGGAACCATATTTACTTCATCTGCTAACATCATCAATAATAATCCATAAGAGGCAATATTAAATGGTAACCCTAAGAATGTATCTACTGAACGTTGGTTCCACATTAAAGAGATTGCTCTCGTTGGTATTCCTTTACTGTCAAAATCTTCTTTAGTGTAACAATCTGCGGTACATCTATCTTTAAATTTAATATTATATTCATTATACCTTTCTTCGTGACTCAACTCTCTTGTATAAACTTGAAATCCATAATGACAAGGTGGAAGAACCATTTGGTCTAATTCTCCAACATTCCAAGCATTAACCATCATTCGTCTTGAGTCTGGATTTGTTTTGAGGTCGTTGATTAGATTTTGGATTTGATCTTGACCTCCATACATTATACTTTCACCTTGGCCATATTCTTTTTTACTTCCCCAATCTCTCCATTGCTTACCATAGATTGGACCTAACTTACCCCACCTTTCAGCAAACTCATCATTTGTTTTAATAGTTTCAATAAACTCTTCCATACCCATTGGAAAGTTTCCTTTGTATGTGTTTACATAGTTCTTAAAAGCATCACCATCCCAGATGTGACAACTATTATCAACTAAGTACTTTATGTTAGTATTGCCTTGTAAAAACCATAACAGTTCAGTTACAATTGTTTTGAATGGCATTTTCTTAGTTGTAAGTAAAGGAAAACCATCCTTCATGTTATGTCTGATAGTATAACCGAAGATTGATTTTGTTCCTGTACCTGTTCTATCTTTCTTATCAACACCATGTTCTAGTATTGTTTTTAAAAGATCGATGTATTGTTTATCTAAACTATTCATTCAAATACTTATTAAACGTTTCTTTTGCTTTCTCTAAATTACCTTGATCCTCTTCCATTATAGTCAGAATAATAAAATTAGCTTCTTCTTCAGTACATTTATGATCAATTATTTTGATGTATGTTTCTACATCAACTCCTAATTCTGCGGCAATGCCGTGATCAAGCATATCAAATAGTCCTGCCATTACTTTTTATTTTTTATCTCCTCTTTTAAATGCCATAACTTAAATTCAAAGTTATCATTAATATGCTTAATTTGATAGGAAGGCATTCCTTCTTCTCTTAATCTCTTAATATACAATTTAACTAAGTTTCTAGCCTTAATACGATGTGTTAATGTCTCACATGAATTGATTACTTTCTCAATCCAGATTTCAATATCTACTGGTGTGTTACTTTCTGCTGCCATTATAATCTACTGAATTTTAAGGTTTTAGTTGCTTCTACTGCTTCTAGGAATTGTTTATGTGCTGAATTTTGTGACGGTATTTTACCTGTTGGTGTTGTTATTTTCTTTGATGCTTTAGGTTTTCCTTGTTCTCCCCAATAAATGTAATAATTTTCTCTATCTTTTACAAGTGCAATTTCATTTCCATTCACCGTTACGGTTACTAATCTTTTTACCATTTAATTTGATTATAAAGTTTATCTAAAATTGTATCTTTTTTTCCTCTGATCTTATCTTCAAGATCTCCTCTTTGTTTTGATACTTCTTCTCTAATTTTTTTAACAGCTCTCTCTGTTACTTTAGTATTAAGGTTTAGAGGATAGATTTGTTTTGTGTTTACAATTTCTGCTTTTTCTGTATCAATGATCAGATCAAGATGTAAGCATGGTACTTGAATATAGAATTTAGCTACATCAGGGTCTTTTAATGGTGTTTCTGCTTTAGGGTGGTATAGTAACTTTAGAATGTTTCTATAACCTCTTAAGTCATCCTGAGTTAATTTGTGTCTAAATTTTTTAGCTATTTTAATTCTGGTTCTTCTAAACATAACCTTTGTGTTTTAAATTATGCTATAAAATTACGAATGAAGGCTCGTATAAACAAGCCTTTTATCAATTATTTTATAATCATTTCATTTGTTTCAGGATCCCATTCTATATTCCATGGTTTCTGAGTGTATTCGTATCTTTCGTCTAATACTGATGCGTTTATGTAATGAATGTTGTCTATGGTTTCAATTCCATATCCTGAATGAATATGCCCACATACATGGATCTTTGGTCTGAATCTCATGATTCTTTCTGCCAATAACTCACATCCTAAATTGTCCCAAGGACGTCCTTCTACTGTATCAACAGAACCCCAAGCTGGACCGTGTGTGATTAATATGTCTGTGTCGTCAGGAATACCTTCCCACTTACCTGATAATTTTAAACTATTTCTCTCAACATTAAACGCCCAATCATAAAACCATGGTTGCCAAGGTGATCCGTAAAGTTTAATACTTTTATCTGTTTCTAAGTCATATATTTCATATGCCTCGTCTTGTAGATATATTATATTTGGAAATTTAGATAGCCATTCCTTTACATCTTCCGGATGATTCTCAAACATTCTATCATGATTACCCGCTATGAATACTTTCTTGTCATAACCTGGGGTTGAATCATACCAGTACAGGAAATCAATAATATCATTTTTATTGTATCCTGAATTCATAATATCGCCAGCATGGATTAATAAATCACCACCAGGTAAATCTGAATATGGTATTTGTCCTTGTCGTGTATGTGTATCTGATATGAATGTTATTCTCATAATTTTTTATTTAAAAAATCTTGTATTGATTTATTTGATCTAATATTCTCACCTACTATCATTACTATAAAGAGAAAATTAAAAACAGGTATTAAACAAAATAAAACACCGTTTAAATAATCTTTCATTGTTTCTCCATTAGTTTTACTCATGTAATAACCTAATACACAACATATTATAAATGGTAAAACGTACAATAATAAAATCCAAATCATAATGGTTGTTTTAAATATTCTTTAATATCTTGAAATATTTTCAACTTTGGTGCTAATTCATGGATAAACATTCCTATTACTACTATATTAAGTATTGGTATTAACATTAGTAATACACCCACTACGTACTCTCCTTTGGTAGAGCTTCCATCTTTTTTAGCAACGTAATAGCCTATTACACTGCTTAGGAAAAATGGTAAAACGTATAATAATAAAATCCAAATCATAACTATTTGTTAAAGATTTTTAAATAAATTGCTTGCTGTCTGATGCTGTATTCTCTTGTAAGAACGTTTGCAGGCATTTCATCAACCATAAAGTAACTTAACCCTATAATCATTTTACTTGCATCAAATTTTCTTTCTCTACCTTGAATCATTCCATCTTCATCCGCAAATTTAGCAATTAGATCTGCTAGTTGTGCCTGAGTTTCACATTGATTGACTGCTTGCCATTTCTGTAATTCTGTCATAATGTAATGTATTTTCTTTTTAGCTTTGTTTGATTTTTATTTATAATAATGATATAGTGTCTTCCAGTTCTTGTTTTATAGACCTGATATCTTACTCCTCGTTGAGTATACCATTCCGAAGTATAGGAATGTTCTTTAATTCTTTGTTCCACTGAACATGATGTTAGTGTTAGAATTACTAGTAATATTATTAAATGTTTCATAACCTTTGTTTTTAAGTTAAAATGAGGGGAAGTAAATCCAAAACAATATTCTAGATCCCGGTTTCAAAGAATGTTGAATTTATTGAAAGTGCGCGATTGTTGATGTGTTGAGATGTTGATGGTTGAGATATCTTATTCATTATCACTTATCACCCTAATTGGCCTTAGTCACGTTGTAAAGAATCATCGAGTATCATCTTATCATTACTCCCGTATCCCCAAATTATATTGTATTCGTAGCGTTATGTACGTCTAATTCTGATTGGATTTCTTCAATTTGAGCTTCAAGCATTTCTACAAATACATCCACTTGAGCGATATTGATTTCAACTTCTTTTTCTGACGCTGGTGAACCATATCTACCTTCGTGTTTACCTTCATCTGTAGATATTTTTTTCAATTCCTTAATTCTACCTTTTAATTCCGCCATACGGAATATTTTAGAATATACGGGTGCGTTTGCTAAGTGAATTTTAGTTTTTAATTCAATTAATTCATCAGTGATCCCAGCTGCTTTATCTAAAGCTGCTTGTACTGAATAACGTCTTGGGTTACCTGCTTCTTGTGAATTAAACTTTTGAGCAATAGCGTATTGCTTTTTTAATTCAATAGCTAATTTGTTTTTCTTTTTTAATGCTTGAGATACATTCATGACTTTTATTTTTAAATTATGTTTAAATATACGAAATTATATTTGACTTTCCAAATTTTTCATTATAGTTCTATAAACTTTTTTATCTCTATGTGGGTCTCCTTTCCCAATTGCCGGATGTATGATTGTTCCTGGAAAATGCTTGTAATACTTGTCTAAATTACTTTGATTCATTCTTCTTACCTTACCCCAACCCCATGAACCTTGTATAATATAAAAGTGAGCATTTGGGAAAGTGTTTTTAAGTCTAATAAATAATTGTTGTACTCCTCTATCTTTGTAAGCATCGTTTACTCCTATACACACAGATACGCTGTTAACATTCGGAGAAACTGGATATAAACGCACTTTACTTGTTAGTCGCAACACGCCTATACCTGATTGAGATAGTTGAGGTACTCGCTTAATCTTAGTTGAATGTTGGGCTAATAGGTATGTTTGTGAATCACCTATTAAGATATGTTCCTGACTGAAACTAAGTACAGTAAATAGTAAAAGTATGTATTTAATTAATCCCACCAACCCTCAATATTTTCTTCCATTATTTTAAATAACAACTTTCTTGCTCTGTCGTGATTAAGATACGCGATATTCATAGCAATAATATGTTTGTCTTCTTCACGACCCTTTCTATCAATAGATCCTTCTCCTTTTAAAACTCTTTTATAGACTAAAGGATATTTTTTGAAGTACTCATCATATTTTTCCCATACTTCTTCTGAGTTGTATTGGTGTAGGTCTGGTCTGTCTTCACAAGGTGTAAACCATACTCTGTCTTTATGATAGTCCATATACTCCATCTGGTAGAAACCATCTTGTACTTTTTCAATTAAAGAAACACATAGTCCCATTCTCTTAGCATCAAGCTGTGCTCTTGTATGTCTGTCGTTAATACCGATATAGTTGGCTTGAGCTTTTAATTTATGTTTCATTATTTCATAAATGTAATGCCCATCCCAATTTCTATCTTTCCATATAATTGGAAACCAGTAGATAAGATTTTGAATACCCCATTTAATTTCTTTATGTAAGTATTTACCATCATGATGCCACCATAGCCATATTCTTTTAAAGAAGTTTGGTCTTGGTTGGTTTTTTAAATCTTCAAAAAAGTCTTCCATGTTACTTTTGTTTTACAATTTCTATTAATTTTTTAAGACATTCAAGTTCTGCTTCTTCGTATGTTTCATATCCATGAAAAACATTTGTATTTCTACCTCTCATTTTCATAAAGTAAAATGAAAAACTCCAAGGGTTGTCTAAAACCCCTGGGTTATGAAATGTTTCACAATGAATATTATACTTCTCTCTAAACCATCTAAATACTTGTTGGTAAAGTGGTGTTGAGCAGAATAAAACTAAGTTGTCAAATTTAGATATAATTTCATTTTTAGAAAATCCTATATCCAAAGTTGCTTCTCCAACATCATATTTTTTATATTGTGCTAAACAAGATTTATCAAATCCTAATTCTTTTAAAGCTAATGCTTGTTCATATGGTATAAATTCTTTTTCCATTATACTGTATGTTCAATTTGTACTCTTACACAATTCTGAGGTAATCTGTGAATGTGTCTGTAGTTGTTTATGTACCCCATCATATTGGCACTACCAACTGCATTTGCAGAATGTATTACAACATCAACAACAGGAGATCCATCAAGCCACTGATTGACCAACCATTTAGTGCAATCCATTCCAGTTTTCTCTTCAATGTTATCATAATTTAATTCGTAGTTGTGATACACGTTTGAGTGCCATTCAGCCATTGCTGAAGGTCCTAAATCATGATCTAATGAAATTATATCAATGTTTTCTAACCCGTAATAAGTAATTTGATCTACAAATTGTTCATAGTTTCTAACTACTTTCCAAGTTGGATCAACTGGTGTTCTTACGTCGTCTAGGTATATTTTTATTTTATTCATATCAACAGTATTTTCAATACAAGTACAATCTGTTAAATTGTCATTACAGTCTTTACATTGCAGTTTAGGTTCTTCTTTAGGAATGATGATTTTGTATTTACCCTTTAAACATTCTTTAGCATTTGGACAACTATCATAATTCCATTCACAATTAAGACAAACACCTAATTCTTGTTTAATCTCAACAAACTCACAACTCTGATTCTTAACAAACCATTCTAGGAATTTATCATCAATAGCTTGTACACCATCTTTGATTAACTCTTGGTCTGTTGTTAGAATGATTTTTCTCCAATCTCTTCTATCAAACAATCCTTGAGCATCTACTAATTTTGGAGTTGCTTGTATAAGGTAAATTCCATCAGTACACCATTCTCTTTCTTTAATTTCTTCATCAGAAGTGATATAGATATTTTGAGTATTCTTTCTCCATTGAAGTCTGTGTAATTCTAATACACCATCTTTGTTGTAAGATAATCTACTTGAATTTTCCGTTGGTAATACGTGTATGTTTTTCATAACCTTTACTTTAAATTAATATCTAAATATACGAAATTTATTTTGATAAAACAAACAATTCATATACAGAATTTTCTGTATTAAATTTAATATAATCTTCTCTTTGTTCTACAATCTCTGTTACTGGTGTTGTTTGCCAAGTGAATGAAGGTCCGAATGGAGACATTAATAAACTTCTTCCAACAGCAATGTCTTTAAAGTCTGCTTTGTATCTTCCTTCTTCATCAAACTCTAACCATTTTATTCCTACTGATGTTTTAGTTAGTTGATCTCTTTCTCTTACTAATTTATAGTTATGTGACATTACTTCTTTTTCAAATAATGTAAGAAACTGTTCATCTAATACAAGTTCGTTACTATCATTTAGTTTTACTAATACTTTTGGTTGTGCTCCTGGTATCATTGATTGTTTTTTAAATCTTTTGTAAAATTACAAAGAAAGGCTCGGAAAACCAAGCCTTTAGTAAATTATTTTAATGAGAATCTCCTACATCATGTTTTTCTCCGTAGATTAAATAATCTGGGTTGATTACTTTAGCTACTTTCTTTCTATCACCTGTGATATGTTTGATTACAAGTCCTTCATGTGGTACTCTAGTTCCTGGGATGAAGTGTCCAAATGTGTACTCATCTTGAATTTCTTGATCCCATTTTCCTTCGTAAAGTACTTCTACGTGAGGTAAGTGTAACATATTGATTATTTCATATTGAGCTGAATCTGTTGAGAGATATTCGTTATCCATTTTTAAATCAAATCCTACGAACTCAATATCTTTCAAACCATATTCATAGTTCTTTTGAATACCGGCTCCATAAATTTCTCCGTAAAGAATAATTCCATCACCTACATGATAAGTTCCAAGAATATCACATAGGTCCCAAAGTTTTTCTTTAATACTATATTTTTCAGCAATTGTTCTCCAAACATCAGTTGAATAGAATCCTTGAGAGTCAGATCCTTTTTCACAGTTATGTGAACCGTAAATGTATTCATAGTCAATCCACTCATCAGCTAGTCTAAAGAATTTTTTTACTTTATCCCAGAATGATAATTTAGATTTTTTTACAATACCATATCTAGCATTTGTACCATGAATCTTTCTAGTGATTTGAACCATATCCTCTTCCGTAAACATTCCTGCTACGTTTTTAAGGTTTGGGAATTTGTAATAGATATGGAAGTTCTGATTGTCTCTCCATTTAATCTTTCTACCTGAAGCAAGTTGAATTTGTTTAACTGGTGGTTCGTATTTAGTAATACCTAACATCTCCATACAGTCTGCACCTTCTACACGTTTAACTCCCTGTATATAAGTCATTGGAATGATTAAACATTCAGAATAAACTCCTCTTAATTTTACAGTTCTTACTCTGCCTCCTTTTCTTAGATAAGAAGTAACTCCCATTTTTTCAGAAAATGCTTCTGGAATTACTGCATCCGTAGTTGCAATAACTGTTAAGTCACCTTCTTTAAATTCACCTTTTTTAGTGATAGCATTCCATCCTCCAACAACTACTTGTTCGATGTTGTCAGCATTTGGAATTGCTTTTACTTCTTTGATTGTTGCTACAAAGCAAACACTATTTTGATTTTCCATTTTCTTTAATTTTGTTACACATAATACATTTAACTTCTTTTAATACTAACCTTGTCCCTCGATAGTTTATTTTCCAAAATTCTCTGAAGTCATGTTTGCATTCTTTTTTCATAACTTTACTTCAAATCTATTTTTCATTTGTACTAACTTTTCTTCTGGTACTCCATGCTCATTTACTCCTCCATGTCTATTTTCTACAATCAAAGAGTAAACTCTGTATCCGTACTTTTCTGCTAGATCGTAGTATGGTTGCATTTCCCATTCCTGAGTGAATGTGTTTGATACTACGATTCTTTCTTCTTTTAAATAATTCATTTCTTCCTCTACAATGAATTGACACCAAGCATGAGCTTCTTTTAATTTGGATGCATCAAATTCGTACTTACCTTCGTATTCGAAATACTTATCAGCTTCCATATGTGAACCTCCTAAGGACTTTGCTAATGTTGATTTACCTGATCCAGGTAATCCTCTTAATAAAAATAACTCTTTCATTTATATTCTCTTTTCATGATGATCCTTTGGCAACTCTAACTTTCTTATTGGCTGTTTTTCCATCAACGATAATACCTCGTCTAATGAAATTGGCTCTAAACCATTTCCATCTACTCCAACATCCATTGCTTTACCATCTGCTACTCTTATATCTGACGGTAAATGAACGTGTCCATGCAAGTGAATTACTCCTTGGTTCATATCATGCCATGACGCAATTGGATAGTGCATACAAACAAAAGTAAACTTTTCAGTTGTTGCTTTGTTGATCGGTCTTCTTACTTCTAATCTCAAGTATTGCTGTACTGAGGAAAATAATCTCTGTACTCCTTCTTTGTTTCTTTCAATGTGGTGATCGTGGTTTCCAAATGTCAAGTGAATGTTTTTACAGTTGATTTGACTTCTGAATTCTTCAATCTTATCAAATCCTCCAAATGACCAGTCTCCTAAGTGGATTAAGATATCATCTTCTCCGACCATGTTGTTAATGTTATCAACTAGTCTTTGGTTCATATCTTGTAATGAATCAAATTTACGAGCATACCCATCATTCACTGACCAGTTTGTAGTAGCACTACAAATGTTCGAGTGTGAGTAATGTGTGTCTGATGTGAAGAACAATTGTTGTCCTTTTTCTAATACTATTTTCATAATGTAAATATACGAATAAAGGCCTGCATAAGCAAGCCTTTTGTTAAAATATTGGATAAAATTTTAATTGTGTCCTCGGTGGGGATCGAACCCACATATCTCTCGCTTATGAGGCGAGCGCCTTCACCAATTTAGCTACAAGGACGTACTAGGGGTTCGGTTAAAGCGGACCTACACCCCTTTCTATACTTTCAAGTTGTGTTTATAAGCAGTAAACACGCTTTGCAGGCAAAACCCATACTTTGTACATCACAAACTTTTAAAGATCTTACTGCTACAACCCAGTTTCTACTCCAGAAACTGACCTCCCGTAAGCGGAGTGTCAAACCGGCTTTAAGATGACTAAATGTGTTATCCGGCGAGATGCTATCTCACAGGCATATAAAGCAGGTTCTTCTTTGTACCCTCTGCAGTGGGTGCCTGACACCGCCATTTAGTCCTTTGTAGCGTAGCGTGGACTCGAACCACCCCTCCGGCTTATGAGACCGGAATGCAACCTTTACACTTTAACGCAGTTTATAAGCGGTCTATCCGGGATTCGAACCCGGGTCTCCTACGTGACAGGCAGGCATCCATTCCCCTGGACCAATAGACCAGTTTAATCAGCAGCTATCCTACATACATTTAAGTCCTCGATAGTTTTATATCCATCACCGCTGATTACCAGTGATTTACAATTGGTGGAGCTATGGAGAATCGAACTCCAATTTATGATTTGCAAAACCATTGTAATAGCCGTTATACTATAGCCCCAGTTACTCGTCTTTCCGAGTCGTCAAATCTAGAAGCTGATTAAGCTATTCCTCCTAATACGAATAAAGAGCTCTGTATTGCTAGAGGGATTCGAACCCTCGCCTTATCATAGAAAGTGATACGTGTTAACCCCTTCACTATAGCAACTTATTTTTTTCTTCATAATGTAACTTTCTATGACAATTTGAACATAAAATCATACATTTTGAAATTTCTTTTAAGATAGTTTCAATAGAATTTCCTACCCCCATAGCTGTACCTATACTAAAATCTTTTTCATTAGAATTAATATGATGAAAATCTAAAACTGCGGGATGGTTTTCTCCACATTTTTCACATTTTAAATTGGATTTATATTCATTATACCAATTTTTTAATTCTTTTTTTCTTTTTTTAACATAATCCTTATATGAATCTTTATTACTTTTATAATGAGAATTCATATATTCTTTAAGACATGCTTTACATTTTTCTCTAGGTTTACCTTTACTATAGGCAAATTCATTTAAATGTTTATCTTCTTTACAACTTATACATTTTTTTAAAGTTTCCATACTTAATATTTTATTATAAATATTATAGCCTTCCACCCTAATGCAAAAGTTGGATTGAGCAACATGCCGGTCTCGAACCGGCCTTATTCCACATTGGAAGTGTGGTGCCATACCTACTAGGCGAATGTTGCAGTTTGGTAAAGCTTAGTCCAAAACCGGACCATCCACCTACTTTACCTGGCAGGAGTCTCTTTATGTGGATTTACGGGTAACCACAACCTACAGGACCAACCGTGAGATTAGCTTCCTCCGTTGATAGTCATTGTCCTAGTGCTAATTCAAATGACTGCTGAGCTTCTGGACGGGATCGAACCGACTCTATTCTGGGTTACAAATCCAGTGCACCACCATTTGTGCGTCAGAAGCAAATTAATTAGAGCCGGTTTTCGTATCCGTTCTGCAGGTTAGCCCCTGCTGCTTTACTATAAGCTAACTCTAATTTGTACCCAAGGAGAGACTCGAACTCTCAATATCTAGATCCTAAGTCTAGCGTGTCTGCCAATTCCACCACTCGGGCATTTGTCGCGTGTGCGACCACTTATCAATCGGTAGCTCCCTCTTAGTATCCATCTGTGGGTGTAACACATTTGGTAGAGGGTCGAACCTTCAATGAGGGCAATGTTGGAATCGAACCAACCTAACAGAGTTTGCAATCCTGTGCCTAAACCAATCGACCAATTGCCCCTATTCACCTAATCTGACCTGCCAGATAGTACAAGTCGGGATTCTATTGTTTCGCGCGCCGTTTTGTAGTAGGTGATATTTCTTTCTTATACCTAAATATATGAACTTATTTTTAGTTTTCCAAACTTACTTTACTAAAAGAATAGAAATGATTCCCATTCTCTTGGTATGTGTGTCATAGTTCTCATTAACATTAAGTAGTGAGGTCTTTTTGGTTCTGGGATTTCCTTGCCATATTCCTCTAATGTTAAATCTGCTTTCTCATGATTACATGGACGACATGCTGTTACTAAATTATCCCAAGCGTCTTTTCCTCCTTTTGATTGAGGTATAACATGGTCTAATGTTAATATTTTTTGATTTGAACATCCACAGTACACACATTCAAAATTATCTCTTCGGTAAATATTCTCTCTTGTTAGAGGTACCTTTTGAATATTATGTTTTACATATGTAAACACTCTAATAATAGAAGGTTTATAAATTGTTAGTTCTGGATTGTACAGATTAAATGTTTCTGGATGTTCAGCTATCACTTCAGCATTACCTTTGTAAGAAATCACGAAAGCTCTTTCTGTACTTATAACTGATCTTGCGATAAAGCTGGCATCTACTACTAGTGCTTTTTGATACTTACTCATGATAACTTGCTTTTAAATTAATAATTTCTTCAGGAGAAACTGGTAAGGGATAGCCTAACGGAATTTAATCCTTACTCTGTTCTCCGTCTTCTGCGCGCCACCAAAGAATCGAACTCTGTCCTATGGGGTTGGAATCCATTTGGCTACCTTAGCCTGTGACGCATTTTGAACCCATACCTGGACTCGAACCAGGACTGAAACGTTAGAAGCGTTTAGTTCTTCCGATTAAACTATACGGGCAGTTGAGGTCTTAGTAGGAGTCGAACCTACGTTCTATCGTTCGTAGCGATAAGTTTTTCCAATTAAACTATAAGACCAATTAAAATTAAAGACAGGACTCGAACCTGTACGTAACTGAGTTGACTTCATCCGAGTTACCGCTTATCACTTGCGTCTACCAATTCCGCCACTTTAATTTTGTACCCCTGACTGGAGTCGAACCAGCAGCTTACGAGGTTTAAGCCCGTTGTGTTTACCATTTCACCACAGGGATGTGTTGGGTGTTACCGGGTATCGAACCCTGTTCTCCTGATTCACAGTCAAGCGCTTTACCAATAAGCTAGAAACACCATATACACTAAAGGTAGGACTCGAACCTACAAAATCCGCACCATCTCTCGATGGGAGTGTTTACCAATTTCACCACTTTAGCTTTGTACCGACTAGTGGTAACGATCCACTCTGAAAATACTTATGAGATATTTTCGATCACCTGATCAAGTCGGCGTTTGAGGAAAGCATCGTATTCGAAACGAACCCGTTTTATCGAGCGATTGCCTTAGCAGGGCATCCTAACACCTCGTTAGTTTACTTTCCATTTTGTAATTCCTGTAGGAGTCGAACCCACTCTTCCATTCCATCGCTAAACAGAATCGCAAACCATTATGCTAAAGTTCAGAGTTGTATCATTTAGCGCTAATACAAACCCTCATCTTAGGAACCATTTTTTGTACTCCTAGGAAGAATTGAACTTCCATTTCATCCTTATCAGAGATGTGTGCTAACCATTCTACTATAGGAGCAATTTTTGCGGGCCTGGGAGGAATCGAACCTCCATAAGATGATTAACAGTCATCCGTAATAACCTTTATACGACAAACCCGGTTGTGGACCCTGTAGGAATCGAACCTACTCCTCTAGTTCTTCAGACTAGCGTACGCACCAGCTATACCAAAGGTCCAATTGTGGGGCCTAGTGGACTCGAACCACTCCCAATTGGACGAGATTTACAGTCCCGCTGTCGTATCCGAACGACTTTTAGTCCCCAATTTTTGTACCTCGTAGTAGAATCGAACTACTGCCATTTCCATGTAAAAGAAATACGCTCCCATTACGCCAACGAGGCAAATATACTTCCTTTGTAATCCATTGTTTAGTATTAACCACTTGATTGTACCCCCGGTTGGCCTCGAACCAACTACCCCCGAGTTAAAAGCCCGGTGCCCGTCCACATGAGCTTCGAAGGCAATTTGTCTGGTAGGCAAGATTCGAACTTGCGTGCTCTCGCGTCCAAGGCGAGCGAGATAGACCGGACTCCTCTACTACCAGAAATTATTGTTGGCTTACTAGGATTCGAACCTAGACTAAAACAGTCAAAGTGTTTTGTGCTAACCGTTACACTATAAGCCAATATTGAGGAAGACGTGGGACTCGAACCCACAACAGTGTTACCTGCTACGACTTTTCAAGAGTCGCTCCTGATCCAGCCGGATGTCTTCCCTTTTAACTTTATCCAATATGTCAATGAACTCTTTTGTAAAATTACGATTACTGTCTTAGGTAATCAAATTTATTTTAAAAAAAAGACTCGAATCTTTTATTTTGATCCGAGTCTTGATTTATGTTATATATGTGTTTAACTATATCATACCCCGGTCTTACCTTGTTTCGGTTCGTTATTATACGCACTAAAGCCTAAAATGACATCACCACATAACGAATCCGACCACGTTTGTATTGGTCTCAGCGTTGCGCTATTAAATTGATGCATGTTTTGAATTGTTGTCATTTTATTATTTTATGTCTATAAATATATACAGAAATTAAAAACCTTAACTTCTTTTGTAAATATATGAATTTTCTTTTAGGTATCCAAATTATCTTGGAGAAATAGGTTGAGTAGCTATTAATCTTGCTTCATAATCAGCTATACACCCATCACAACACGATTGCCCATTAGAAGCTGTTCGTCGTTGACACCCACATGAAAGATGGGCTTTACAGTTATCACATAAATTTTCTTCCATTTTATTCTATTACATATACGATAGGAGATGTTATCGCGGCTTTAATTTCAAAATTTCTTTCGTTTCTTTCAACTAACCATCCTGTTATTTTAGCTTCTGCTTCTGTTACAGATACAGCATCTACTAAATAATCTAATTTTTGTCTTTTTGTTTTTCCTTTATCGTCAATTGACTGAAATTCAACTTTAACGATGTAATACTTGTTTTCGTTCATAATCTTAATTTGTTTGTGTTAATAAATATTTAATTTTTATAAGCTATAAACTCAGAACCAGGTTCTTTAGGTTCTTCTTGTGTCCATAGCCCCAATGATTTCATATTTTCTATTTGTTCTGGGTTTAAATCCCAACTGTGTGCTACTTCTTTAACTTCTGTATTATCTTCAATATGTCTTACTTGATTTAGTGTTAGAGGATCAGCCACATAGAGAAAATAACAATTATAACATATTAATTCTAGATTATCTAAAAGATAATTACATTTGTTTCCATCTTTAAAATTTAATAATAAAGGTGTCTTATAATCTGTTATTCTACGTTCATGAAAACCACAACTACAACATTCATCTTGTAGAAACGCTTCAGCTATTAATCTAGATTTAATCTTTTCAGGAGTAAATGATTCCCAACCTGTTCCAGTTTCTACTATGTTCCTAACATTAGGATCTTTTCGTTTATTAGGAAGATACTTAGGTATTCCTTTTCCTGATTGGTTTTTATGAAGGTCAAATAGATTTAATGCTTCTATATCACCATCATTTATTTTATAACGTTTAGCCCAAGGTTTATAATGCTGATATGAAACACCTAAATATTTTGCGGCAGCACGATTAGATTTAGTATATTTCATCGCACGGACAATATCTTCCTTACTTAACGGCTTTGCTTTAGGCATTATTTTTCTTTTTAGGATTAGTTTCAATAAATTGTACTAAATTCCATAAATCTTCTGTAGTCTCTAACATAACTTCATTTCCATTAGCGTCCAATACTGGGTTTGCCGTTCCATCTGGGTTGAATCGTTCATATAAGTAGAACAGTATAACCTCTGCTGCTTTGGGATCAAAATGTAAATAAATTAAACTATCTATAATTTGATAGAATAATTCTTCATATTTAGTAACATCAATATTAAAATCACTTTCCAATATTGTTCCTCTATTAATAGCATGCTCTAATAACGGAATAACATTAAGAAATATAGTTCGTTGAATATCTTCTCGATTTTTTCTACGACGTTTTAAAGTACTTTTAACCCCTATTATTTGGTTAATTTGCTCTTGAAGATGTTCTATGTAGTCGTTCGGTTCCATAACTGTCAATTGATTCTATTAATTTTTGTATATCACTACAAATTTCATATCTTTCTAAATCAGAATAATATTTTTGAGCTTTTTCTAAAGATTCTTTCCATTTACTTCTATGAATTTGAACGTAATTACCACTTGAATGTAATTCAACAATAGTAGCTTCGTTCTTATTAGAATTATTGGCATCTTTAATTCCTAAAACTAAGTTAGTATAAATTAACTCTTGTATTTGAGGATTTTTATGGAGCGTGTTTAAATTAGCTCCAAATCCTAAGCGTACGTTTAAATTAGGAATTTTTTTTCTAGCCATGTTTATACTTCTTCTGGTAATGTGTCGTTTGTGCTGGGTGCTTGAGTTCCTCCTTCCAATGCTGATTTGATTAACATTTTAATGTTACTTAATCTAATTAAGAATCCTATTACGTTTTCATAGGGAACATCTAAATCAACATCTACACTTAACATATGAGGTTCTAGACCATTGTTAAGTTTTGTTTTTAGTTTTTGAGTTAATTCTTCTTTTTGAGATACACTATATCCTTTAGGTAATATAAATTGTACTTTTATTCCTTTTTTAGTTGGATTTGGATTAACATCTAATTTTAATTTAGGTGTTTTAGGATTTTCCATATCTGATTCAATAGCTGCCTCTTCAGGTGTAATTGCATCTTCTCCTTCTGCTTCTAAGAATAATTTTAATTCGTCTAATATACTAATACTTTCCATTATTATTGTTTTGATATAAATATTAAATCATTTTGGTATTCAGGCATTGAAGCAATAGTAATCTTAAATATATCTAATTCAAATGTACCCGGTTCACCACTTTCTTTAAGTATTTGAGGTAATTGTTGAAGAATATTAAATGATTCAGGAGAGAACTTTAATAAATCGAATTCAACTACAATATCATTTTCTAATATTGGGTCATTATTTTTTATAGTTAATACTCGTTTTGATAAATCAAATGTTGTATTTTCTTGTTCTAATTCAACATAATCCCACATTCTACCAACATTGAAATTTTCAGTTACATATATTCTATCACAGAATAATTCTAATGTTTCTAATGCTGTTAATTGACAGTTATGAACGACATAAGCAATATTATATTTTGCAACTGGGTTTCTAGAACCCCATTTTCTAATAAAGTTACGATTTGAATTCTTTTCAATTTGTTGATAATCTTTTGTAGTTCTGGATGTCTTACTTACAAAATGATAAGCATAAGCTGATGATACTTTTTGTTCAAATCCTGCTAATTTACAACGTAAATGAAAATCATCATCCTCACAGAACATTTTAAAAGTATATCCATCAATACCAATGTAATCTTCTTTCATACAACCAAAGAATAGTTGTGAACCACCATCAACTAAGCTTTCTTCTAAACTAAAGGTATTAAATTTTTCTTTATTAAATGTTTCTAAATCTGAGCCAAAATCTGCGATGACTTTTCCAGGGTATATATCTGTGTATATAGGGGGTTCTATGCGAGTATACGTCGTTATTCTGCCTTTAACGATGTGTTTATCCATAGTTTCAATGAAACCTTTAGATAACACCATGTCATTATGAAGGATAATGATTTTTTCACCATTAGCTTTTTCAACAGCATTATTATGATTTACTCCTAGAGTAACATTGTCGTTTACTTCAACTATAATTTCAACTTCATCTTCATTAGGATAAAGATCTCTAATATTACGAACTAAATTATCAGTGTAATGTTGATTAGATGTTGTTGCTGGTATAATTAATGATATCATTTAAGTAATTTTATATCGTTGTTAACCATTATGTGTACCATATCTTTAAAACTGGTTTTTGGATTCCAATTTAATTCTGTTTTTGCTTTAGTACAATCTCCAATTAATATATCTACTTCAGCAGGTCTCATAAATTTAGGATCAATTTTAATGTATGGTTCCCAATCTGCTATTCCTACTACTAAGAATGCTTCATCTAAAAAATCTCTAATAGACCATGTGTCACCAGTTGCTATAACATAATCTTCAGGATTATCTTGTTGTAACATTAGCCACATTGCCTCAACATAATCAGGAGCATAACCCCAATCACGTTTTGCATCTAGGTTACCTAATGATATATGATCTGCTAATCCTAAATGAATTTTAGCAACACCATTAGTTATTTTTCTAGTTACAAATTCTAAACCACGTCTTTCGGATTCATGATTGAATAATATTCCAGAACAAGCAAACATGTCGTAAGACTCTCTGTAATTTTTAGTTATCCAATGTCCATATAATTTAGCAACACCATAAGGTGAACGTGGGTAAAATGGAGTAGTTTCTCTAGCAGGATTTTCTACCATACGTCCAAACATTTCTGAAGATGATGCTTGGTAGAATTTAATTTTGTCCGAACCATATTCGCGAATTGCTTCTAACATTCTTAATACTCCTAATCCGGTTACATCGCTTGTTTGTTCAGGTGTATTCCAACTTTCACCAACAAATGATTGAGCGGCTAGATTATATACTTCATCAGGTTGAGATTCTTTTAATGCTCTTAATAGTGAATTTTGATCTGTTAAATCACCTTTAATAAAGTTAATTTCATTTTCAATATGGGCAACATTATTTCTGTTTTCTCCAGAGCTACGTCTTTCTAAACCATATACTGTGTATCCTTTTTTTAATAGAAAGTCGGCTAAATGACTTCCATCCATTCCATTTATGCCTGTAATTAATGCAACTTTACTCATATTAGTTATTTTGATTTATTCTGTTTGGTGAACCATCTGCGATAGGCATAGGAAAGTATTGTCCTAAAGGTCCATGTGATGGTAATTTTCCGTATTTTTCTATAAAACGTTGTAAACTTCTTTGTTCATATGCTGCTAAATGAGCAGGTCTTTGATTTAAATTGTCATCAGGAAATCTACTTGTTCTAGAAGCAAAATGATATAATACTGATTTGCTAGTTAATTTAAATTTAAATCCTTCATTCAACATTCTAATAAAGATATCGGCATCTTCCCAATACATTGGTGCAAATCTATCGTCGTTTCCACCAATATAATCCCAATCTTCTTTTTTAATGACACCACTTACTCCTTGAGGAACATCAAATATTATATCATTTGAAGCAGCGAATTCATTACTCCATTCTGTAAAGAAATCACCATTAAAGTTATGATGAAATTCACCAAATGCATCAACTGGAACTTTTATTACTCCTGGTCTACTGTTAGGATCATTAAATATATCTGGTTCTACTCTGTAGCTAAATGACCATATTTTGTCTTGTGGGTTATTTTCACATATATCTACTAATTCTTTATCCCAATTTTTAGCCATGTAAAAATCTGAAGATAAAAATCCAATATATTTAGTTTTAACTTTATTAGCACAGAAATTCATTCCACCACCTATTCCTCGAGGTGTTTCATTTTTTTCAATGTAAATTTTTAAATTATATCGTTCTTTATTTTCTTCTAACCATTCATCAGTACCGTCAGTACAATTTTCAGCATGTATTACAAATGGAGCATCTTTATAGTATCCATTTTCTCTTGCCGAGTGTACTGCTAGTTTTAAATAGTTTAATGTGTTAAATGTTGATAATGCGTAAGTTATCATATTATTTATTTAAATTTTGTTTATACCATTCATATGCTAATTGAATACCCTCTCTCAATGATGTTGAGGCATCCCATCCTGTTTGTTTTAATTTAGCACATGAGAATCCTTTTCTTGGGTGTCCTTCAGGCTTATCAGTATTATACACAATATTACCTTTAAATTCTAAAATTTCAGCTACTAATTCAGCTAAATCTTTTATAGTAATTTCATGTTCGCTACTGCAATTGTAAGCCCCAATGTACGAACTATCTATTAAAGAGACACATGCTTTTGCAACATCTTCTACATAGACAAACTCTCTCATTTGTTTTCCACTTCCCCATATCTCAACATCAGTTCCGTTTTGCTTAGCTTCATGAAATTTTCTAATTAAAGAAGCCATAACATGAGAATTTTCAGGGTGATAATTGTCTCCAGGACCATAAATGTTATTTGGTATTACAACAGCATAATCTAAACCATATTGCATATTATAAGCTTCACACATTTTTATACCTGCTATTTTAGCTATTGAGTAATGTTCATTAGAAGGTTCTAATAATCCTGTTAACATTGCATCTTCACTAATAGGATTTTCAGCATATTTTGGATAAACACAACCACTACTAACAAATAATACTTTTTTAACATTATTTTCTTTACAAGCATTTATAGTATTACTTTGCATCATTAAATTATCAAAAATAAAATCAGCTCTGTAAGTCATATTAGCATGTATTCCTCCTACTTTAGCAGCTATTAAGAAAACATATTCTGGTTTATGGTATGCGAAGTATGCTTGTACATCTTGAGGATTTACTAGATCTACTTCTTTTCTAGGAGGTGTTAGTAAGTTATTATATCCTAATTCTTTTAACATTCTAACAACAGCGGATCCTACCATTCCTGTAGATCCGGTTATTAGTATTTTTGAATTTTTGTCCATTTTTAAGTATTAAATATTAATTTATGAATAAGTTCTTTACATTGTTTTTCGTATTTTTTATATACTTCTCCTCCTCTTGGTGTACTTGTTCCTAATCGTTTTTTAGGATGTGAACAATTGTGTCCTTTTAATCTAGTAGGCATATGGTATTGAGGAATATTATTCTTTTTCATAAACAATTCCATGTAATAATCATGACCACCCAAATGAACACCTTCTGTTATAAACGGATAAGGAAAATTATTAGATACAGCAGCCATAGCGCCATCTACTTTAGGTTGAGATAATTTAATTAAAACAGGTTCATACTGTTTGTTAAATTTATTTAAATCTTTTTGATTTATATAATGTCCTACTCCAAAAGGTTCAGGAGTGTTTCTTTGAGGTTCTTCAGGAGGTCCTGTTCTTGGAATTTGTTGTATGTAAGGGTGTTCTACTTCATCCCAAGTAGAATCCCACATTTTTCTATTAGCTAACGATATAAGATGAGGATGATCTAGATTAATATTTTCTAAAAGAAAGAAATAATCTTCAGGTACTAAACAATCACTTTCTAACCAAACAGTATACTTAGCTTCATATCCGGGTCCATAAATTTCTCTGGTCCAATCTCCAATATTGTAAAAAGGGTCATTATCTGTTTTTCTAAGTATAATTGCATCTTTTAATACAGGATGATTTAAAAACACATCAAACATTTGTTCTGGGATAAAACCTTCATCTGGTTTCTCGATATATGTTTGTGAATTCAAACATAGAATCAGTTGTACAGGATGTTGAGCATTCGATATTGCTTGTTGTATAGAGTCAAGAGTTTCATTAATCATTTGACTTTCATACCACATTATATGTAACGTTGCTAATGTATTATACTTCATAACTTTGAGCTAAATGCATCATTTTTTGTTGTTCTTGTACTAAATTATTGTTCATAAAAAATTGATTCATACCATTAGAAGCATATTCACAATATTGTTCTATTGTAATATCTGCTTTTTTCTCTTTAGTTGTTTTAGCTACTAAATGAGGTACAGCAATATAATCTACAATTCCTATTTTCCAATCCTTTTTTTCACAAACTATACCTGAGTATATATCTAATCCCCACCCATATACTAAATCCATACTAAATTGTTGAATTTCTTCAATTAATCTTCTATGGATTAATGGAGACATAAAATCAACCCATGGTACTTGTCTTACATTTTTAGTTCCATAGTTACGCATTTGACGCCATAAATCTGTTTCTAATCTAACCTGAAATACAGAAGGAGACAATACTGTGTAGTCTTGTTCTATCATTTCTTTTCGTAGTATATCTACAAAATTATCACCATGTATAATAAGATCATTACTTAAAAATAATAAAGAATCATATTCAGGATTTTCTAAAACATATTGGAAAGCTAAATTCATAGCTCCTCCAAAGTAACAGTTTTCTTCTGTTTCTAGATGTGTAACTTTAGGTTTACCTTCAGGTGAACTAGCATTATCGAATATTAAAATATCATGAGTATCTGTCTGGTATTTCTTTAATTCATCATATAAGAAATTAGTATATTCAGGAAGATTGTGATTAAGAATTGTTACTAGTGTTTTCATTTAAAAATTTATAAAGTTTAGAAGTATTTGTTGAAACATCACCAGGTACATGTTCTGGTTTAAGTGATTCTTTAACTCCTTTAGTTTGTTCTGCTAATTGGAATATTGTTTTTAACTCTGTTCCTACGTTAAATATACCAACAGCTTTTGCGTTTACCAACTTAATTATTAAATCTGCTATTACATCTACGTAATCAAAATTACCTATTTGATCGGTCCAAGCATATTCAAATTGAAATGGTTTTTCTTTAAATAAACATCGACATATTAAATGGTTAGGATTAGTTAAAGATATATATTCATCAGCAAGTAGTTTGTAGTAACTATACCAATTATTTGAAGGAACAGGCAAATCCTCCTCAGTAGCATTAGATACAGAACCAGCATAGACATAGTCAGTTGATATGTGTACTAGTTTAATTTGTTCTTTTTTGCAAAAGTCTGAAAGTAATGCTACTGATTTGTAATTTGTATTGTATATTTCTTCTTTGTTAGGAGAATAAGTATCAGTATTAGCTATACAATTGATTATGATATCATATTTTTTCCAAAATGCAACACCATCATAATCTTGCATAAAAAATGAAGAATAATCTTTAGAACTATTTATATCAAAATTATCTTTCTTTCGAGATATATAATCCCATCCTGTTTGTTTTACTATTTCAGAACCTAATAATCCATCTCCTAATACAACTATTCTCATTTTATTTGAATTTTTTTATTACATCTTCAACATATTCGAATATATCCTCAGTATAATGTGGAGCAGCTCCAATAAAGAATACTTTATCTAATACTTTATTAGCTTCAGGATAATTATGATAATTTCCTAAGTGTTTATATCCAGGGTGTAATAATATATTTCCTGCAAAGTAATTTCTGGTTTGTATTTTGTTTTCTTCTAGATATTGTACTAATCTATGTTTTAAACCTGGTTCTTCACAAATAAAAGGTGTACCAAACCAATTTGTTTCTGCTTTGTCTAAAGTTTGAATTGAACGTAAACCTGGAATATTTTCTGTGAATATTTTATCTAGACGTTCTTTGGAACGTTTTCTATTAGCGTCAATTTCATCTATTTTGTCTAATTGAACCATACCAATAGCTCCTTGTAAATCCAAAGGTTTAAGGTTATAACCCATATTATCAAATATATACTTATGATCTATATCATTATCATATCCTTCTAAGTGTCTTCCAAATCTACATCCACAACTACCTTGTTGTAATAAATTAGCAGCACCTACACAGTAACAAGCTCTACCCCACCATGAAAAACTCATGATTAATTTTTTTAATTCAGGGTCATTAGTACACACCATTCCTCCTTCACCTGTTGATATATGATGTGATGGGTAAAATGAGTTTGAAAATGCTACATAATATTCATTCAAATATTTTTCACCCCATTTAGAACCTAAACTATCACAATTATCACCAATTAATAATAAATTATGTTTTTCAGCTATTGCTACTAATTTATCAAAATCAGGTGGATTTCCTAATACTGGAGATACAAATATTGCTTTAGTGTTTTTATTGATTTTTTCTTCTAATTTATCTAAGTCAAAATTTAAAGTATCCCATTCTATATCTACAAATGAAGGGACAAGTTTGTTTTGAGCAATTACTGATACTGTTGTAGCAAATCCTACTGGGGACACTATAATTTCACTTTGATCAGTCCATTTGTATCTTGCTTTTAAAGCAGCAATCATTACTAAATTAGCTGAACTTCCTGAGTTAACCATATGAGAATGCTTAACTTTGAATTTCTTGCCAAATTTAGCTTCAAATCTATTTACTTTAGCTCCTGTTGTTACCCAAGCTCCATTTAAAAATGTGTCTAAAGCTGCTTCAATTTCTCTATTATCCCAATATGGACCTGAGTACCATACTGTACTTTCTCCAGGTGTAAATGGTTTGCTATTAAGTAAATAAGGTGGTAAATGATTACCTACTAATTGTTGAATGTCTTCTAATTTTATCATATATTTTATTTTATACTTTACTCCAATCTATTAATGGACATAACCAAAGTGTTTCTCCATGTGTTGAATAACCTGGTATTGGTGTTATTAATAGTTCATTTTGTTCTCTTAATTCTATAAACATAGCAAAATCATACGGGTGTATTTCTGATGTATGTTTTCTTAATATTTGTTCTGTTCTTCTTAATGTGTTTACTTTTGAAGCAAACGTCATAGTAGTTGAATTTGTTATCTTCCAATGACATGAATGTGTTAAATACACTCTTGTATCTTCAGCACCTCCTTCACAATATGGGTTATATCCTTTATCAGGTTCCATATATTTGTCAGGATGATCGTATAAAGATACAAAAGCTGATCCCAAATTCAAACCTTCTTTTAATGCTTTGTATGAATTTTCTCTATGAAGATAATCATTTTCTAGGAAATAAACACATTCATCATCATCATAAGTTAACGCTATATCTAAAGCTAAATTAAAAGTACCGGCACCATGACCCACAGAAACATATTTTATATTATCTTTAGGCACATATTTTTGAATTATTAAATCTGTTTCTTTAGATACATTATCAGCTATGACAATCCAGTCACATTCAGATAAAGGAAACTTATCAACAGCATTTTTTAAACAAGCTTCATTATTAACATATGAAGGTTTTACTTTTACATACCCAGCATCCGATGTTCTATAAATTATTTTCATGTAATGTTGCTTTTATACTTATCCCATCTATCTGGGATAGGTTGTATTTTAATTTAGTTAAATATTCTGTTATTTTTGTGTAGTTAGTACCTATTTTTGGAGTACCATCGGTATTAATTCCATCGGTGTGAGTTATTTCAAATATTAGGTTTTTAATTTTAAATTTATTAAAATCGATAGAATTTATAATATAAACATCTAAACCTTCTGTGTCTATATAAAGATAATCTAATGTATCTATACTGTATTTTTCAAAAAGTTGATTTATAGTTAAACAATCTACATCTATAGATTTAATTTTTTCGGGGATGCATTTACAATCTATTAAATGTTGTTTTTTAAAAGAACTAAGCTCATAATTACTTTCTTCTTCATAATATAATGTAAATTTTTTAGATTCACTATCAGATATAGCTATATTTTCAATAAAAACGTTATTAAAATCTTTATAGTTTTCTTTAAGTTTATCTAAAATAAATGGAATTGGTTCAACCAATACAACTAAATCAATATTACTTTGATTTTCAATAATAAATTGTCTAACACTATCATCTCCATCATTAGAACCTATTTGTACTATTTTCATAACGTTTCATAATAATCGTTTTGTTTTTCTTGTCTTTCAATTGTCTTTGGATGATATAAAGAACAAGCTTCCATTTGAGGTAAATTTGATATAGTTTTATATCCTATTAACCTTTCATGTACTTTGTTTATCCATTTAATGTCTGGCGTGTTTTTATAGATTCTCCATTGAAAATCAGGGTAATTAACCCATCCTTGATTATCTACTACCCATCCCCATTTTTGTATATGTTCTTGAGTTAGTCCTTCTACAGTATTTACTCTAGGGACTAATAAAACATCTACTCCTTGATTCATTTCAAGTATTTCTGGGAGATGTTCGGTTAAGGTTAAATTTGGGATTTCATCAGCATCGATTTGGAAGATATAATCTCCTTCACAATGTGATGTAAGTAGATTTTTCCAGTCTGCGAAGTGTCCTTCGAATTTTTCACAAAAGACTTCACAACCGTAAACTTGAGATTCTATGTAATCGAACACTTCATCGGTTCCATTTTTTTCATCAAATAAGATTACTATCTCATCTTCTTTTCGTTTGTTTGAAAGGAGGAAAGAAACTAAACGTTTAATTTCCTCCAATTCATTACAAACTGTTATAGCATAACTAATTTTCATTTTTACAACTCGTTTAAGGTAGTAACTGCTCTAGCAAATTCTTCTTTAGGAAAATATTGCATGTTATTTAAATCTACTTTATGAGTTTGTTTTTTAGGAAAACGGGCTTTTTCTTCTTTTTTAATTAGAGTTAATGGAGCTACAGCCCACATCCAATTATCTTTGTTATTCCCATTAGGGAACAATATACCCTTTTCAGGTACATTAATAGTACTTGGGTACCATACAAAGTCGTTTTCATCAGTAAACTCCAAATCTTTAATTAATTCAGGTAATACTTCTTTAGATGATTTTACAAAGTCACTATCTTTAACCATATGTGATGTGCTACCATACCCACAATTAAAACACATCCATTGGATGTAATGTGGGTTGTGGTACTCATAACACATTTCAGCTTCACAATGAGGACATTTTACTAAATTATCAGTCATGTTATTCTATCTTTTTTAATTTTGGTAATTTAATTTCAACGTGCTTAGGAAATTCAGGAACATATTGTGTTAATAAATCTCCTAATTTTTCAGTCATCTTATCAAATGAGAAATTTTGTTTATTTCTAAAAGCAAGACGTTTTGCTTTTTCTTGATAATCTTTATATTTTTCAAATACTTCAGTAAATGCATGTCCTACTTGATTATCATCTGGTTTAAACCATTGGCTTTCCATTAATATAGTATTTTGAACATGAGCACTTTGGTGAACATTATTTAATGTTCCTCCTACTAAACCTGCGAATTCTGAAGGTAAGAAATCTAAATGACCACTCCAACCAGAAGCAATGATAGGTTTTCCTACTATACTAAATTCTAGTAAAGGTCGTCCAAATCCTTCTCCTTTTGTTAAATTAACCATTACCTTTACTTTTTGATGATTATATATGGCGTTTATTTCTTCATCGGTTAAATCGCCGTGTATTACGTAAATATTGGCTTTTTTACCCCCATGTACAGTTTTTCTAATATCATCTATTTTATTAAGAATTCTATCTCTATCTAATATAGAGGTAGCTCCTTGAGATACTTTTAAAATTAAAGCAGGTTGAACTTTTTTATTTTTGAAAGTTTCTAAAAATGCTTTGATTAAATAACCTACATTTTTTCTATCTTCACCAAAGTCACCTTGTAACCAATGGCCTACAAATAAAAATGCAAAATTTTCTTTAACAGAATCTAAATCTTTACAAACATTAAAATTATTTTTTTCAGTTGTTTTAAAGTATTTATTTAAATCTGCTCCTTCAAATAGAATTTCTATAGGTTTTTTTAATTCAATAATATTAACAACTTGTCCTACTTGATTTTTTTGTTCAAATTTACTAGATTGAAATACTTGTTTTGAATGTTCAGATGAAACTAAATTTAAATCCATTTTATTTAAACCCTCTATCCATGAAGGATCACAAATGGTAGTTTCAATACCAGCTGTTATTCCAAGATTAAATTTACTTCCAACAGGTTGAAATTCATTTGGTACTGATATTTGAATCCATACGTCTGGTCTTGCTGGAAGTTGCATGGTTATTTGTCCTATGATGCGATTTTTTAAATCTGCTTCATCTTCGATGTCTGGGTTTAAAGCACCAAATGGAGTTTGTCCCCATCTTTGAGATAGTAATTTAATATCCCATTCTTCTCCTTTAGCTTTAATAAGAGATTTTATAAAATCACGTGATCTAGCTCCATATCCACTAAAAGTGTCTACTGGACTGCTAATTATGCAAAGTGGTTTACTCATAACGAAATTATATGTTTGTTTTGTTTTGCTGGTAATTCATCGATTTGGATAAAGTCGTAAGACTGTCTTGGTGTAAATGTTTCTAAAGTTTTATTAATAGAGTTTATAACATTGATAGACATATTTTTAGAAGTCATCATAGCTTCATCAGACATTACCCATTTTCTAGCCGCTTTTCCTTTATTTGTTCTTTCTTCTTTCCCTAAATTATAGAGTACTTTAATTTGATCAGCAGCATCTCTAAAATCTGCTCTATCATCAAATATATAAGGTGTTGGTACGGAACCAATTAAACTCATGTTGCTAGGGAATACAGGAAATGCCCATTCACCATGTTTTTTATATTTTCCAAAATGATTAGAACCAAATTCTTCTGTAAACTGAATCCACTCGCCATTTTCGTCTTCGAATCTCATTTGGTCTTGCATACCTCCCGTTACATTAGCAATAATAGGTTTACCACACATCATTGCTTCTGTTAAAGATAATCCCCATCCTTCATTTGAAGATATTAATATACCTGCGTCTGAGCAGTTGTATAATAAGTTCATTTGTTCCGGTACGAATCTATTTAAACCAGTAATGAATACGTTTGGTGGTGTTTTACCCCAAATCATTTCAATAACAGCATTTAAATCAGTACCATTTTCATCTACAGGTTGAGTATGAGCAATAAATGCTACTTTATCTTTTTTATCTTCAGGTAATCCATCTACAAACATTTTCCAAGCTAATAATGTATCTGGGAATGATTTACGTCTAATGTTTCTTGAGTTAAACATTAATGTAAATTCATATTCTTTACCATTAAATAATTGTTTTTTAAATTGTTGTAGTTCATCCCATTTTTCATGTTTTTCATCGATAGGGAAGAAAACATCTTCATTTATACCATGAGGAACATAAGTAATTACTTTATTTTTAGCTTTTTCTCCTAATACAACTCTGTTTATATTTTCAGTTTGTTTAGAAATTGCCATCAATAAGTCACATGAATCATAATATCCTCTATTATATATTGGATAAGGTAATGAATCCCAAATATTAAGATATAAGATTGGAACTTGAGAACGAATTTCTCTTTCATGTATCCATAACCATTCCCAATAACGAGGATCGGTAAATAGCATTATTGCATCTGGTTTTTCTACTTTAAGTAATTCTCTTACTCTTTCAATAGTACCATATCCTGATGATGGGTAAAGGAAAACACTAGCATCCGTTATACCGTTAAATTTGTTTGAATCTCCACTTAAGTCGATTTTTTTACCTTCATCTGGGTTTTTAATTGTTGCTCCTAAATTTACCCAATTAAAATGGTGACATGTTCCTAAAACCATTTCTCTTGTCATAGTAGCAATCCCGGATGTTGTTCTGATGTCATCAGATAGAATAAGGATTTTTTTTCGTTGCTCCTGAGGGATGTAATGTTTTTTCATAACGTTTGTTAAAACTTTTAAAGACTACCGCTTAACACTAATTCAGTGTGATTATGTAGTTGTTTGCGAAATTCATCATTATTTAAATAAAGATGCATTGCTCGGTTTGTTAATTTTTGTAAATTAAATTTGTTTTTGATACTAGCTACTTTGAATTCATCAAATAGATCTTCGTGTACTTTTACACTTGTTAAAGTTAGTTTTTCGTTTTTACTTGCCATAATATTATATATTTGGATATAAATATATGTAAACCTATGAAAGATTAATCTTATTACATAAAGAAGGTTCATCATTGAATTGACACCAATTACATAAAGGACTTGGTATTTTTGTAAATTCTTTAACTAATGGTTTTCCTTCTTTATTAAAACAATCTTCTATAAATAAACGAAATTCATTTATACTTTTTGATCGTTTTATTTTACCTGATGCTGGTATGAATTCTTGGATTCGAGGAATAATGTATTCACTTTCTTCCCAAATTTTTCTTTTTACAATAAAGAATTCAACTTCTATTTTATCTACATCCCAGTTAAATAAACGACTAAAGTACTCTTTATAAAGTAATATTTGAGAAACTTTAGTATCATCTTTTTTTTCTTTATCTTTCCATCCTCTAGTAGATGTTTTGATATCATAAATCTGTAATGTTTCTGTATTTTCATTATAGAATATTAAATCTATAAATCCTTTAAACTTTACATTAGGATAGTCTTCATGAGGAGATAAAGATAAGGGAAATTCAACACCTACAAGATATGTATTTCGTTTAGAGAAATATTTACCTCTTTTCTTTTTAAAATAATCTAATATAGCTTCTCCATCTTCATAAAACTCATTTAGTTCTTCAGCATTGGAGAAATGAATATTGTTATTTTGCTCTACACTTTTTTTATATTCTGAGCGAAGAGATGCTTCGAATAATTGAATCATGTCTTCTCTATCAGCGGCTGTAGCACTTTGTTCAAACATTGTTTTTAAATAATGTTGAATTGTAGTATGTATAGCATTTCCAAACACTAAATGCATATTTGGAGATTGCTTTAATTTATCTACACTCTGTAGTTTCCATTTGTGAGGGCATTGCTTCCAAGTTGAAAATTGAGAATAAGATACAATTTTATCTGTTTCCCAATTAATTTCTTCAGCTTTATGCTCTAGTAGAGGTTTTAGATTTTTTGGTGCTTTTTTCATAACCTAGTAATTTTTGAATTTCTTCCTCATTTATTCCTCTACTATTAAGAATATCTTTAATTTGATTTTCATCTAATAAATGTAGATAGGATTTTACCTCTCTTGTAGATAATTGATAATAATTAGCTAATATATTAACTAAGTCTTGATTCGGTTTTGATTGATTTGATTTAATATATTTAGCATATACAGCTGTTTTAGGTAAATAACTACAGTATACTTCATATACTTGTTTTGGAGTTAATAACCAGAACTTTTGTAAATAATTTGCTAATTCAATGTAAGGTTCATGCATTGAAATAACCTTATGAAGCATATAGACATTGAAACTTTCTTTATCTTCTTCACTAAAATTATCCCAAGGTTCCCTTACATACGTAACTTGTTTTAACCAATCCCAAACTGTCATTATTCTTTATCTTTAGGCATAAAATGTTCATTTACATGTCCACATTTAGCGCAAGTAAATACAGGTATAGGCATTAAAGCATTTTGTGCAGTACCTGTTAGGAATTTTGATACTTGACGCAGTATAACGCCTTCTATAAACACTTCATGACCACATTCATCACAAGTAATAGGTGTAGTATCTTGTAAAGATACATTCATGTTTAATTCTTTTTGGTTCATTTATTTAATTTTTAAAAGTTGTGAAATAAAAGCCATAAAATTCAATTCACGATCAGCAATTGAATTATTTTGCCACATGTACTGAGCAGCGTGAATTGATACATCTGCTGGTGAGTTACTGAATTCAGATGCTCTTTCATATAGTCCCGTGAATAAAGGAATAAAATCGTTTATATCGTCGTTTACTACAGTTTGACGTATATCAGCCCAACTTTGTTTATTTGATGATTTTAAATGTTGAATAACATTATTTAATGTATTTTCTACATCAGCAATTAAAGCATTAGGATTTAAATTATTATTTTCATCTACAGATTGTTGAGATGCATTTATTATTTTTCTAATGTCAGGATAATATGCTTTTACTAAACTAGCTAATGTTGATAATTCATATGTTACATTTTCTTGATCTAAAATCCCGGCTAGATGTTTTGCAACTTCCCCCTTTGCAGGTGGTTCAATATGAAATGCTTGACATCTACTTTTTAATGGCTCAATTATACGTTCAGCATAGTTTGCTGTTAATATAAATCTAGTTTTAGCTGAGTATGTTTCCATAACATTTCTTAAAGCTGCTTGAGCTTGAGACGTTATATAATCTGCTTCATCTAGTATAATAACCTTAATTGGATTAAAACTATTTACAGAGGCAAAATCTACAATTTTATCTCTAATAGTATCAATACCTCTTTCATCAGACGCGTTAATATACATTACATCACATTTGATGTTTTTAGTAATTAATTTAGCTAAAGTAGTTTTACCGGTTCCGGCTTTACCATAAAGTAATAAATGAGGTATATCGTTTTTTGTGATACATTTGGAGATGAAGGCTTTAATGCCTTCATTCCCCACGTATGTATCTAATGTTTGACTACGATATTTCTCAACCCATAAACTGTTGTTGATCATCTTTGTCTTTTTTAGGTTCGTTATAAATTGCACACTCAGTTAGTAAAATAGTTCCTGCTACTGATACGGCGTTTGATAAAGCAGTTCTAACTACTTTCATAGGATCAATAATCCCGGCATCAAACATATCTGTTACAGTTTCTGTTTTTATATCATATCCAAATGTACGACCTTTTTCTGGGTTATCCTCTCTGGCTTTGCGAAGAGCAAAGATAATTTCTCCTGTAGTTTCAATACCAGCATTTGTAAGAATTTTTAAGAATGGAGCACCACAAGCAGCATATGCTATTCTTTTTCCTAAATTAAAATCGGCATTATCTGTTTTAGTTTGAGTAATACCTTCTCTAGCTTCAAGTAAAGCAATTCCTCCTCCAGGTAATAATCCTTCTTCTAGAGCTGCTTTTGTTGCTTGTAAAGCATCATCAATACGGTCTTTTTTCTCTTTAATTTCAGTTTCAGTAGCACCACCAATATTGATTACAGCTACACCACCTACTAATTTACCTAAACGCTCTTGTAAGTGTTCTTTTTCAAATGATGATGTTGCTTTTCCAATTTGTTCTTTTAATTCAGCTACTCTGTTTTCAATATCACCTGTAGCTCCAGTACCATCTACAATTGTAGTAGTATCTTTAGTTACAGTTGCAACACGTGCTTTACCAAACCAATCTGAATTGAATCTATCTAGTTTCATTCCTTTTTCAGGTGATACAACAGTACCTCCAGTTACAGTAGCAATATCTTCTAAAACGGCAGTACGTCTATCTCCAAAGTCAGGAGCTTTTACAGCTACTACTTTTAATAAACCTCTCATTTTATTTACAATTAATGTAGATAAAGCTTCACCATCAATATCTTCAGCAATAATTAATAATGAACTATCTGCTTGAGAAGCACCTTCAAGAATCGGAAGTAATTCTTTAACTGCTACTAATCGACCATCATATATTAAAATTACTGGGTCTTGTAGGGTTGAAGACATTGAGTTATTGTCTGTAACGAAATACATCGATTTGTATCCTCTATCAAATTGGATACCTTCTACTGTTTCTAATGAAGTTTCACCCGTTTTAGATTCCTCAACAGTTACAACACCGTCTTGTCCTACTAAATTCATAGCTTCTGCTACTAATGTTCCTAATTCTTCATCATTATTAGCTGATATAGTTGCTACTTGTCTGATTTGTTCTTCAGAGCTAATCTCACGTTTGATTTGTTTTAAACCAGAAACGATTTCTGTCATAGCTGCTTCAATTCCTTTTTTAACTAATACAACATTTGTATTTGGTGTAATACTACTAAATGCTTTTTGTATTAATTCATTTGCTATTACAGTTGAAGTTGTAGTACCATCCCCAGCTTTTTCTGCTGTTTTAATAGATGCTTGTTTTACTGTTTGTGCTCCCATGTTTTCAAGAGGATCTTCAAGCTCTTTTAGCTCTTTTGCTACAGTGACACCATCTTTTGTGCTACGTACACCTCCAAATTCATCGATAAACAATACATTTCGTCCATATGGACCTAAAGTAGAACCAACAGCATCTGCTACTGTTTTAATTCCTTTAGCTAATTTTTCTTTTACGTCTTGATTAAAAGCTGTTTTCATATTTAATTTTATTCTACAATTAATGCTAATACTTGTGCTTCAGAAACGGCGATGTATTCTACACCATCCCATTCTAATTTAGTAGGTCCTACTTGAGGCAATACTACTCTATCTCCTACTTTAAAAGACATAGGTATAAGAGCATCTCCAGCGTTGTTCCATCTTCCAGGCCCAACATCAATAACATTCCCTATAATTGCTTTTTCTTGAGATAAGTCAGGGATAATAAACTTACCATGCATTTTTTCTGCTTTTTCGTCCACCTTTACAATAATGGCGTCCCAAACGGCTTTGATCATAAACTTCTTGGTTTAAATATTAATATTAATTTTCTACAATGTTTGCCTCTTCTATCACTTCACAAAAGTACATTTGGTTATCTTTTTTAAATACTTTGTTAGTGGGAGACAATTCGTTCCATAAATGGGCAAATCGCCCGTAATGTTCGCCGGTAATGCGCTTTACTAAAAATAATTCGTCATTTATTTTAATTATCTGATTCATAACTGTAATATATAAAATATTCTTGGAAAAACCTAACTTTAGGGCAATATTTTTACTTGATTTTAATAGTTTTAGGTTTAGCTTTTTCAGTAATAGGAATAAAGATCGTTAGTAAACCATTTTCTAGTTTACCATCAGATTTACTTAAATCGTATTTGCTTGAAATTTTATAACCTAAATTAAAGGATTTTTTAGATAAACTTCTATGGATAGTTCCAGGATGTAGATCTTCTTCAGGTTTATCATAACTGATTTTTAAGATATCATCTTCGATATCTACTTTAACATCATCTTTAGTTAGACCAGTACATGCTACTTCAAAGTGAAGGCCTGTTTCGTCATAATAGATGTTTAATGGGTGTGGTTGTTTGGTTGTGGATGCTGATCCGAATCCGCTTGACGGAAAGAAGAAATTGTGAAATAGGATGTCCCATTCGTTGAATTGTGTACTCATTTTGATTTACGTTTTGTGCGTCCTAAGATCGCGTTAATAATTTAAAAACTGTATTGCCCTAAAGTCTTTTGTTTATTATAAATATATTAAAATTTTAATTCAGGTAAATAATATACTGCTTTTCCTGTTTCTGTAATAAATTCTAATTTAAGTAATCCTTGCATACTGATGTATCCTTTAGCACTTTGAATATTTTCTTTATTTACTGATAGTATCTCTTTTATATGAGATGAATTGAATGTAAGTAATTCTTTATGAAATACTTTATAAGTAGCATCACATGTAAATTCTACTTTGTTAGAATGAGATGTAGGATCCCCTAATATAAATTTAGCTTGTTTAACTCCATCTTCATGAATAAAATTAGTTATTCGTACTATGTCTTTAGTATTAGAACCTAAAGCATTTTTAGCTTTAGTAAATCTAAGAATAAACTCAGCATCAATATCAAATTCAGTGTCATATTCAGGTTCATCGATTGATGGAGATGGTGGAATAATATAAGGATCAGCTAAAGTATATTGAAGTGAAAAGTTAGAATCTTCAATAAGTAATCTAGTTGGAACTTTGTGAGTTGTTTCAACATTAACTAGTATATCATGTTCTAATATACTTAACATTTTTAGTAAAGCACTAGTATTAAATATACCTATAGTTCCGTCTTCTATATTAAGATTACATTCTATGTGTCCTACTAAATCTTGATAAGGAGATACAAAATTTGTATGCAATTTACCTTCAGATACATTCCATTTAACGCTTTCAATAATACCTCCAAGGTAATATTTTTCAATACTTGCTACTAAGTCTAATTTTTGAATCATATTTTAAATATAATAATTATTTTTTGGTTATCCAAATTTAAAGAATTTATTTATATTGCTATTAAAGATAGGTTTACCCCATTTTAAATCATCATATAAACTTTCTAATTTATTCCTTAACACAGAATCGAATAACTGTGTTTTGTCTAGGTATTTTTCTATAAATTCTGTAATAAATGGAGGATCATCATACCCATTAAACCCTATAACTTCTATATTATAAGGATTATCTTTTAAATAAGCTATAAACATTTTATCCCCTATCTGGAATGTATTGTATTGTTTATCTAGTTTTTTAAAACGTAATATATCATTATAATATATAGCTGATTTGGTATTAATTGGGCATTTTAATCCTAATTTAGAGAATATTTCACCTGCTTTGGGAGGAGAGGCAATATACCCTCCTATGTTTTTTAAACCTGTAGGTTTTAATAATAATCTCCAATCTACAGTGTCTATACTTTCTCTAAATGCTAATATCTGTTTATCTATGTCTGGTTTAGGTTTTCCAAACATTATATCTTGAAGAAGTTGCTTACTAAAGTTTCTAAAATACGGTGGGAAGTTTGACTTCATTAAATCTAATCCCTTAATATCTAGTTCTTCTACAGGAACACCTTCTTTATTTACAATGAATTGGGCATAACGTCTTTTACCTGCAAAGTATCCTCGTTCAAGTACAACTTCTTGTTTTAGATCAAAATAATGTTCTCTATCATGTAGATTAAATAATTCAACTACTAAACCATGTAAATTATCATTTGCAATTTGTTGTACTTCAGTAGCAATTTCTAAAACATACTTAACTGTTTCTTCTCTATTGTTTAAATCTAGATCAGGATATCTTTGTCTAAGTAAATCTTTAACTTGAATAAAAAGTGAATCTGTATCGGATGTTACAATGTAATCTATACCTTCTGTATTAATTTGGTTGTTCATCCATTTATTAACATGTTTAATAGATTCTTGAATTAAGCGTTGTCCTGTAAGTGTAATAGCTTTTGATATAAATTTATGACCATCCGTGTATCTCCAACCATTAATAGCATAACATCCATAAACATCATTTAATTTAATTTTATAGGCATGTTGGCGTCTATTATAGAAATCCCCTAATATTGGATCTTTTTTAACTTTGAATGCATCTTTCATTAATGCTTTATACTCACTTCTCTTATTAAACCAGTCAGTTAATATTTCACATACTACACTTTCTTTATCTTTTCTAAAAATGACACCAGGTGCAGATATTATGTAGTTTCCTTGTTCGATAAACTTTATTATTTTACTTACTTTTACAGTTGATCGAGTAATGCTTTTATTTTCGTTTACTTTTTCAATAGTAAGATCCATTTCTGGGTTTAATAGTTTTAATTCTTTTAGTGACCACTGGTTGTCATATTTGTCTCTATTTACAATACGACCTACTAAGGTTTCAATACCCATGTTTAGGGATCTAATAATAGAAGGATATAATGATGTGAAATCTAAGTCAATAACCCATTCATACAAACCAGGTACAGGATCTTTTAAATAACCACCAGCATATTCTTCTTTAATATCTCTTAATGAAGGATTATAAGTTGTAGGTTTATTTGGTGAAACTATCCCTTTACGTTTTAAATAAGTTAAAATAGCGCCTTCATTCAGCATAGTTGACATATACACCTGATTATAAGGGGTATGACATAAATGACATACTGTAACTGTTAAATCAATGAATTTAAGTTTTTTCTCTAATTCAATTATAATTTCAACATCCCGAATGTTATAATCAATGAATTTTTGAACATCTTCTTGAAATAATTTATCAAGTGAACCTAAGTATTCTATTTTTCCTAAGTTAACATATTTAGTACCTATATTTCCTAAAGCATAAGATGGTTCTTGGGTTGTTACATATTTTTTAAATAGTAACATATAATCTAGATGATTTAAACCAGCTATAGTTGTTGTTTTAACCCCTAAAAATTCGTTGCTATCTACTTGTTTTAACGGCGATAAACGCACGGCCTCTGTTTTTCCCAATACCTTGGCAATTCTATGATATAAGTACGGTATATCGAAGAATTCGCTGTTCCAACCAGATATAATTGTTGGGTCTAATTCTTCCCATTTATCAAGAAATTGGGATAATAAGTCTTTTTCAGATGTACAAGATATAATATGTTTGTTATCTGTTTTTGATGATGGTAATTTTTTAGCTTCATCTAATACATAACAGTAGTACTCTTTAGTAGTATTATCATATACAGCAATAGAAGTTATTTTACCTTGAGGATCACGAACACTATCTTGAGTAAGTGCTCCTGCTATTTCACACTCAATATCTAAATAAACTATATTTTGATAAGAAGGAACATCATCAGAAGTGTAATAAGCATCAACTAATACTCTAGTATATTTGTCAACATCACTTTCAAATACATTTGGATCTTTATATCCATACTGTAGTGTAGGAGATACACGTTGTCCGTCTAATGTTTTATATTCACCTCCATCATCGGGTACATAACATGTAGCACGATAAGGGAAGGTAACCCATCCCTTTTTATCGTCGCGCACATGATATTGTTTAGTAGTTCTATTATAATAGATACTTTGGTACATAACTTTAATTTTTTGTAAATATAATAACCCTTTATTTAATTCTCACGTCTTTCTTCAGGTTTATAATATACTATTCTATTATGAAGTACAGGTGACGCTAATAATACTGCTGGTTTTATATTTCCTTTAACTGTTTCTTGGAACATGTATGACATCCAAGTTTGTTCAAATGGATGTTCCCATTGAGTATCTAAGAACATTTTTTGATTACCTTTTTTACTTACAATCATAGGCCAGTTAGCATAATATATTTCTCCTGAGATGTAAGATAATTCATTATGGACATCTATTTTATCAAATTTAGTTCTAGGTGCATATGGGTCTAATCCTGAGATTGGTAATTGATCATAATCAGGCCACATGTATGTTCTAACAGATTGAGGCACATTATACCATGATACTTGAATGTTGTTATCCATATAAACTTCAGTAAATGATAATTTTAAGAAATCAAAATCCTCTTTAGCCATTATATCATGTACTTTTCTATATAGATCAGGAATGTAACTTTTAAATCCATTTCTACAGAATCCTTGTTCTGAGTTTGAATGTAATCCCATATCATCTTCAAAGAAGAAATAATAATCACTATCTGATTCTTGGAAATGTTTAGCAGCAAATAATCTACCACCATTTATACCTACATTTCCTTCCATAGGAATGTATTCAAAATTATATTTTACAGCTAATTCTTGATTTTTTATTCTAGCACTTTCATCAGTTGAATTATCTAATAATATTTTTCTAGGTTTAGACATCCAATCAGGTGAATTAGCTTCCCAAGTAGCAACAGTGTGTTCTATTTGTTCTGGGAAGTTGAATGTTAACATGTATAATGATGTTTTAGAGGTATTTGGATTGTATACTCCTTTTGGTAATACATGAGCTCGACCACCATTATTTTCTAATCTTACATTATCTTCCATTAAATCTTGAATAAATTTAACTATAAGACCATTTTCATCTAAAGCATATCTTCTATAGATGTGTGGTTCTAAATGAGCCATTACACTAAATAATGATTCTTCAGTTCCCATATACCCAGATGTTAATGTATCTTGAAGTAAATGATAATAAGTTCCATTAGCTTGAGATAAGAAATCTTTATGTCCACCAAATAATCCACCTCTACAAACATATTTTACTTCTTCACGAGCGTATTTGTTTATAGCTTTAAAATCAAATCCATGGATTTCACTGTTTGCTTGATATGGATAGCTTAAAAATAAGAATGTATTTAAATGTGGTATTAACTTATCTAAACATTTATTATCTGTAAAGTATTTTTCATATACTGTATTTGTTATACCAGCATCTAACCATATGAAATAGTCTGTATCAAATACATTTAATATTTTAGCATCGTGGAGCATAAACATTTTTGATTGTACAATTGGATTATACCATTCATTTGATGCTTGTGGTGAACCTGCTAACCATCCTGCTTGGTTAAGCCACTCTGGGCTTGTTCTGATTTCTTGAGTTTTGTCCCAAAATGGTTGGTAAAAATTATTTTTAATATCTTCTAATTCAAACACTCTAACATGGGTGTTTGATTTACTACGTTTTTCCCAAACTAAATGTTCTAAATCTTTAGGAACGTAAATAAACATATTTACAGGCATTTCTAAAAATTTATTAAAGTTTTCAATATAATGATCGAAACTTCTACCTGCACGATTAATATCCCATAATCCTGTAACTACTGTTAATTCTTTATTAGTATCATCTACTTGTGGAATATGTATTTTTTGTGCTTTATTCTTTTTTAAAACTCCTACTTGCTCACAAGCTGTGTAAACGTTATATTCTTCTCCTCTTTCTCTTAAGAAATCTTCTATGGCTGCTCTTACACCAGGAAGATCATTTCTTTCATAATCATGGAATAAAATATATCCTCCTTCTTGAACTTTATCGTAAATTTTTGTTAAACTATCATAAATAGAATCATAAAAATCACCATCTAAAAAGGCAAAACATATTTTATCTGGGATTCTATAATCTGGGACATCTTTAAACCATCCTTTACACGTGTATGGAGGTTTTAATCCATTGTCTCTAAAGTTTTTAATTAGAACATCTTCTGTAGTATTTAAGGTACCAGGTCTCCAACCCATTCCTTCTTCATGTTTAGATAACGGAGGTAATCCTTCAAAAGAATCATATACATAAAGATCTTTATTTGAATTAGTTTCATCTAAAGTTTTTCTTAAGTATTTACTTGATTCACCTACATAACATCCAAATTCTACTATATCTCCTTCTATACCTCTTTCTATAACATCTAAGGCATGTATTACTATTTGATCTAATTGTTCATCATTAATAATAGTAGGATCTACCTTAGTATTATTAAAACCTCTAATTTCTTGTAATAAATTCATAATTATTTTTGTTTTGAAGGAAATATTTCTTTTCTGATGTAGTAATCTTCTAATAAGAGACAATCTAATTCTGTATTGTTATATATAATAAATGCATCTTTGTATGTTGATAAAATAGGTTTACCATTTACATTAAACGATGTATTTAATAACACTCCTATTCCTGTTTTCTTTTCAAATTCCGTTAACAAGTCATATAGAAATTCATTTTGTTCTCTAGTTACGGTTTGAACTCTAGCAGTACCATCAACATGTGTGATTGCTGCTAATCTATCTCTCCATTCTAGTCTTACTTTAGGACAAAAGGACATCCATCTTGATTCGCCTTCAAATTCAAAATATTTTGAAACATCTTCTTGACGTACTACAGGAGCAAATGGACGATACCATTCTCTATGTTTTACTTTATCGTTCAATATATCTTTCATTTCAGCAATAGAAGGGTTACATATTATACTTCTATTACCCAATGCTCTAGGACCATGTTCTGATTGATTTTTTACTACCCCTATAATTTTTCCATTGATCAAATCTTCTACTAATATAGAAGGATCATGTTGTTCGTAAGGATGAAATTCTTCATCTTGTTCCATTAATTTTTTAACATTCGGGTATTCTGGTAGTAATTGAGCTATTAAATTTTGGTCTAGAATAGGTAATCCTTTATATGTTAAATCACAAGCCGTTTCTGGTTTTAAATGTTTTAGCATTAAACCAGTTGCAATACCACAATCATTAGGATTAGGTCCTACAAATACTTCTTTATTAAATTCTTCTCTAACACGTGTATTTAGAATAATATTTAAAGCACATCCTCCTGTTATACAAACTGGTAGTTCAGGGTATTGTTCAAAGTATGGTTTTGCTACTTCTAAAAAGCAATCTTCAAAAGCACGTTGAGCAGTTGCAGCAACATCATATGCTAATTGTCCTTCTAATCTATTATTAATATCGAATGTTACTTCAATTTTTTCTCCTAATTTATTTATTTTTTCAACATAATCATCATTTCCTCCATCTGGGTCGCTTTTAAAGAATTCTATAAATGCTTCTAACCATTCTGGTTTGTAATTTCCATATGAAACTAGTCCCATTATTTTACCCGGCCATACTAAATTTCCATCTCCTAATCCTTCCATTTGGATGTCTTTTAAGTATTGACCAAAGACCATATAAGCAAATCCTAAATTATAGTATAGATTAGGATCACCCATTACAGGATTTTTAACTTGTTCTAATAATTTGATTTCTTCTCCTCGTGTAGCATGATATACATTAAATTCTCCATCATCACCACCACCATCAAATGAAAATATTAAAGCTTCGTCGTATGGCGACTGATAAAATACACCACAAGCATGTGATTCATGGTGCAACCCATGAATGTAATTTTTGGCTTTAATTTTGTGTATTGTTTGATATATTCTGTGTTCTCCTATAAAGTTTTCACCTACAAAGTCTGTAGATGAAAAATAGCAGTTTTCAAATTCAGTTATTCCGTATTCTTTTTCAACCCATTTCATAATTTCTTCTAGACATATCATTATATATCTAGGAGTTTTATATTGAGCTAATCCTACATTTTTGTAATTTAAAAATCTTTCAAATTCTACAACACATAAAATTTCTCCTTTATCTTCAATTACTATAGCTCCATTATGTGAGCCATGTATGCTTATATTTGCCATATTTAGTTTTTATTTACATCCAAAATCGTTCAACTTCTTTATTATGCTTTACATCAAATAAATTTGATATATTTTTTAAATTAATATCTAATAAATTATATATAGGAGCTAAAATATATTCATCATGAATAACATAAGAACCTTTATATTGGTTTATTTTTTTATTTTCGTATAGAAATTCAATTACTTCATTCCATACATTAAATAATTTTTTTAAATCATCTAAAGTATTAGGAATATATAAACGTGCTGCTTCATCTAAAACTAATAAATTTCTTTCTATAGGTTTATTGTACTTATTTTCTAAAAATCTAATTATAGGTTTCATATCCATGTAACCAACACTTAAAGGAGCATCTGCATTACTGTACCACCATGATATGGCATTATACATACTGTTAGTGTTTTGAAATAAATTTTCATTAACACCATTAAATGTAATAATAGTATCAGCACAAAGCATAGCTACATTTTTTATATCTAATCTAATAGCTTGTAATACATTAAATCTATATGTAGAAAATGAAAATAAATAATTGTTTTGAATAAACTTTTGTGCATATTCTTGTTCATCAATACTTTCTAAAAAATATTCATTTTTTTCTAATGAAGGAAATTCATCATAAAAATCTTTTAATTCATTTACTATTAAATTTTTTCTATCTAAACTCTCAAAATAAGACTTATCATCAGTTACAATACAGTAAAATAAATTATCATCATCAAAATAATAATTTTTTAATTTATCATATACACTTTTTCTAAAAGTAGGACCACAACATGTATATCCTATAACCAAAGGTTCAGAAATTATACTACTCATTTTTTAATTCTAATCTACCCATTAAATGTACAATTCTATTTTGAGGACTACAATAAGCATCATGATATTCTTTAGCATTTTTAGTAATAAAATTTAAAAATTCTTTATCATCTTTTACTTCAAAGAATCGTTTTTTATATGCTTCTATATATTCATCCCCTCCTATTCTATCTTGTCTAGCATTGCATATAAAATTATTTCTAGGTACTGATATATAGTGGTAGTCAGGAATTAAAGGTGGGTCCAATGGAGTAAAATATTCTAATCGTAACATAGGTAATCCTACAGCCATGTATTCTATATCTCTGTAGCATAGTTCAGCATTACTAGATATAGAAAGTCCTACTTTATATTCTATAGCTTGTTTTAAATAATCTTCAATTGGCATAAGTTGATTACCCATTCCTAAAGGTGCTGGGCATAGACCTAATTCGTATAGTTTATATGGGTCTTCTCTTCTAGTTGTAGATAACCAAAATAATTGATCTTTTAAACTGTTAAAATCTTTAAATCTTCTTAAATTATAGAAATGGTTATGGTTAGTTTGAGGTGTAAATGTATAAAACGTTGTTGGTTTTACTGTAAAAGTATGGACTGAAAAATCATAGTTTGGAGGTAACCAATGAACTTGTTGAGTAAGTAATAATATATCATTTTTATTACCACGTTTTTCAAATATTTTAAATAAATCTGTTGGACTTTCAGACCATGTAATAGCTTTTAATATATCATTTTTTTCATCATATATTACTAATTCACAATCAGGTAAGTTATAATCAAACTTTTCTATGTAAAGATATCCTCCTTTTTTATGTATAATTTCAGCATTAAATTCTTCTCTTAAAGTATTTACTAATTCTAAAAAAACATCACTCCAACCCATATAAGCATATTGGGTTTCTAAAAAATAAACTTGTAACATATTAATTTCCGTAATTAATTGGTCCTTCTATTCGTTCTGCCCATTCTTGAGATTTACTATGAGCCCATATAACCCATTTTGATGGTACTTTATCTGTTAAGAAGAATTTTTCTTCATTATACCAATCACCTTGAGTTTCTATGATTTGTTTTATTTGATATTCATTATAATCTTCTCTCCAAATTTGGTTTCCATTTTCATCATCAAAGGCTACAACCCAAAAGTCATAATCATTATGTTTGAAAGTAGATTTATTAAATTGTAATAGATGATAGAATGAAAACATAAATGAATTTTCCCATTCTTGGTCATCTTCAATAACCGGGTTCGGAGGATAGTGATTTTCTAATGTATATTTTTGTACTGCACGTTTTTTAAAATGAATACCAGCGTATTTTTCATATTCTCTTAATGTACGTTCAGTACCTAGATCATAACCAGTTAAATCAAATCCGTTATCTTCTGTTTGAAGTAATTGTCTAATTTTAGCTCTTGCTACATTTTGTTGAGTCCACCAATCTTCTCCACGTTTAGACTGATCATCCCACACTAATTTACCACTACGTTCTTCTCTCATAGTAGCATGCCATACAACTAATTTATGTGGATGAAACATATCATAACCGTGAGTATATGAACGTACAGTTAAATTTAATTCTTCACCACTAAAATATATATCAGCATCATGGAGAACAGTTTTAGCCCAATGACTATCAGCAAAGCAAAAATGTCCTGATAAGAATCTTGAGGGTGCTGGTTCTTCCATGTCTTGCCACCCGTGTAATAATCCTGGTCTAATGAATATTGTTCCGTGTGGGTAGAACGAGGCAAACGTTTGTTGCCATGGTTCCATAGTACGCTCAGCAGGGTCATTAAACGGATTATAATAGGGTAAATAAGCAGCTAGTATAGGTTTTTTATGTCCTTTAGCTTTTAATTGATCATGCATCTCAATTAAAGTTACATCCCAATGATGTGCAAACCTATGGTGAGAATCTAATTGACATATGTATTCTTCATTAGTTAACAAGGTGTTAATTTGATAACGAGCATATGGTAATCCTTTAGCTTCTTCGTATGGTATATCAATAATTTTAAAACGCTTATCTTTTCTATATTCATCAATATTATCAAACCCATCTTCAGGATTAAATTGACGACATATACCAAATACTAATCTTTCAGGATGTTTTGCATTATTTAATGCAGATTGTATTGTTGGAATAAGTTCTGGTTCTCTATACGCTGGTAAGTGGAGAAATATTTTTCTTTTTTCTGCTTTTTTCATTAATAAGGTATTTCGTTTTGTATAACTTCGTGATTCCACTCTTTAGATGGACTGTGAGGCCACAGTAACCATGTTTTTGGATATTCAATACAGTCAAATTCTCTCCAAATATTGTAAAATTGTCCTGAGTTTCCAAGTTTAATTTGGTTTATTTCTTCGGCGTCTGCATCTTGTCTATAAATTTCTACTCCATCTTTATCTTTAAATGCTATTACCCAACAGTCATAGTCTTCGTCAAGAAGTGAACCTTTATAAACATCAATACAATATTTAAAACGTCGAGTCATATTAGCTTCCCAATCTTCTTCAGTTGTATAAGGTACTGGTAGTAATTTATGTTGAGATGTATGAATGTGAACTCGTTTACCTTTAAAATCAACACCTATATAGCGTTCAAATTCAGCTAAAGTACGTTCAGTACCTAAATCGTAACCTACAAAATCAAAGTCTTCTCTACTTTCACCATCTATACCAAATAATGCTCGGTATTTTTTAAATGAACGTTTATCTAATGGTGAAAATTGATGATCATCCCAATGGCGTTGTTTTCCTTCTCTAGTGTATTCATGCCATATAACAGGAATATGAGGATGGAACAAATCGTAGCCATGAGTATAAGCACGAGCAGCTATTGATGTTTCTTCTCCATGAAAATATAAATCAGGATCATGTGGTACATCATGTACAAAGCTACCTAAAGTAAATGCAAAATGTCCGGAGTATAACCTAGCAGGAATTGGTTCTTTAATTTCTCTCCAATCTGGTACATAGTCAGGAGTAATAAATATAGGACCTTCAGGCATAAATCTGTCATAATTTGTGTGCCATACTTCTACATTTCTACCTTCAGGATCATTTTTAGGGAAATATCCAGGTAAATATGCAGTTAATAAGGGTTTTTTATGACCTTTAACTTGAAGACCTTTTAACATATTAATCAGAGTCTCATCCCAATTCTTATCGAATCGGTGATGAGAATCCAATTGTAATGTGTATTTTTCTCCGTTATACTGTCGTTGAAGTTTATTTCTAGCCCAACATACGCCTTTTGCATCTTTGTAGTTTATATCCAATATATTAAAACGAGGATCATTTTTATATTGGTCTAAAGTATCCCATTCATCTTCTTCAGAATGTTGCCAAGCAATACAGAAATGTAAATTTTCTGGGTATTTTGCATTAGATATACAACTTTCTAAAGTAGGAAGCAATTCCGGATCTCTATAAGAAGCAATTTGTACGAATATAGTTTCGTCGGAAACCTTTTTTTTAGACATAACTAGGATTTATATTATTTTTTCTTTGGATAATATTTTCTTTTTTTCTTTGGTTTGTCAATAGGAAATTCTGATTTTGTTTCTTTTTTAACTTCAGGTTCTGTAATACCTACTGCTTCTTTAACAACTTCATTTACTTGACGTGATGGAGTTTGTACAGTAACTTTTCTAGGTTGGAATTTTTCTTTTGGTTTTTCTCCTAGTTCTTCATTTACATAATACTTTTTAGTCATTTCACTTAAGGATTTTTGTTCGTTTGTAACAAAGGCTCCTACAACCGCTGCTATAATTACAATAGCAATAATTAGGATGATAATATCAAATCCACTCATAATAATTTGTTTTAAATGTTAATAGTTTGGTTAAATTTTGTTTTGGTAAATGTCTTCTTCAGTAAAGAATTGTCTTAAATTAGGACGGAAGTAATTTACATTTTTCATTACTTTTTTGTCTCTTGTTCTATAAACAATAAAATACTCTCCAACTTTTTCGTAATGACATGCTTCATCTTGTTCGATGCTTCTTTTAGCGACCGTTGCTTGAGCTTCTTCTTCTGTTTTACAAGCTTTAGATAAATTTGACGCTTGAACCTCTTGATAGGCTGGCCATATCTTATCCTTAAGGCCATGTAACATAGTACCGTTCCCAGTGGCAACATAAGTAATATCGCAAAGAGCGTCCAAAACCTCAACGATGTCTCCTCTTTCGCAAGCGTCTCTATATTCTTCAAGTTCTTCAAGGATGAAATTGTATACAAATTCCCATTCTTTTCTTTGGGGTATGTTTGGTTCATAACTGTTTGGTTTACCCATTACGGCGTTAAATTCTTCTACCTCATCTATAAAAGGTACTTTTGGTTCTGTTATCATAACTTTATTTTTTTAAATAATCTTGTATTTGTTCTGAGTCTTTACGCTCCCATGGATAAATAATCCATTCATTACCTTCATGTATTTGTGCATAAATATTAGGTGTATAACAGGAAGTATGTGGTTTATGATGAAGTACTGCTGAGTAAACACCAATTGTATTTTTTAATGTTATTCCTGTGTCACAAATGTCATCTATTACTAAAGTATTAGGTAACATTACGTCAGACCAAGGTAAACCTAATTTATGTGATACCATTACCGCAGGTATAAGTCCACCACGTTTTAAACCAAATACTGAATCAATGTTAGGTTGTTCAGTAATAATTTTTTCACATAATGTGTCTACTAGTTGGGATATATCATCCCAACTTAAGTAAATTTTATTTCCTATTTTTAAAGCCATTTTTTAGATATTATGTCCACCGTTATTAATCTTTAATGAATCAAAGAACTCTTTACGAGCATTATTAGTATCATCTCTAAAAGCACCTGATGCTTTAGTAGTAACCATTGCTGCCCCTTGGTGTTTAACACCTCTACAAGATACACAGTTATGAGTTCCAACTATAGTAACAATAACACCTAAATTACCTTCAGTAATCTTATTTACAGCGTTATGAATAGCTGATGTTAATTGTTCTTGAATAGCTCCTCTACGACCAAATAATTCAACAATTCTGTTTAGTTTAGATAAACCAATTACTTGACCATGTTCTCCAGCTATATAACCAATATGAACTACTCCTCCAATTGTTTGATGGTGATGTGAACACATTGAAGTTAATGGAATGTTTCTTTCAATTATAATACCATCATAACCGTCTGATGGGAATGAAGTAATTTCAGACATTTCTGTGTATCTACCTTTCCATAAATCATTAACGTATGCTTTAGCTACACGTCTTGGTGTATCAGAACTGTTTGGATCATTTTTCCAATCACAACCTAATGCTGTTAAAAACTGGCCGTATGCTTCAGTTGCCTCTTCAATCATATGCTGTTTTTGAAGATCAGTTAAAGGAAAACCAGGTGCAACACCATTTGCAAAACCTACTTGTACCACTTCTAAATCGTTGTGGATTTTCTTTCTATTGTTGTCTGCCATAAGAATAAATAATTGTTTTATCTTTATTTGTAAATCTATATCCTTCAAATGTAATAAATTCTATTTCAAGATCCAAACTTTGGGCATGAAATTTTACATCACCTAGATTAATTTTTTGATTACTCAACATCCACCATAGGGTGTTTAGTACATCTATTTCGTTTAAATGGGCTTCTCTTAATGTCATTATACTTCTCTTTGATCTTCAAATGCAATAATATGGGGTCTCCAGGTCAATCTATAACCGTTATCTCTCACCCAATCAAACATTTTAGGGTATGATTTAAATAAAGCCTCTCTTGAATCACCAGCTGGCATGAACCATACTTTGTCTTGCGGTATATCTAATATTTTAATGCAACCCATTATTTCTTCTAATGCGTCTTGATCTTCACCATCCCATACTGGTTTTAAGTGATAATCAGAATGGTAAGCAATTGATTTAGAAATTGCATCATAATTAAGTCTTAACTTATTATGTTGTTTAATCATTCTTTCATCTGTAATGTCTCCTTGAGGTGTTGCAATGCCAACTTTAGGGACAGAATTGCTGAACTTAGGGGAGATTGATAGTAGATTAATCGGGTAATCTGTTTCAAGAAAATGACTTCCTTCGGTCTCAATTGTAATGAAAATATTTCTTTCATGTGCAAAATGTGTTAATTCATTTACTAATGCAGGGTGCATTGTGGGTGATCCTCCTGTAAGCATCATCTCTGTGATGTGAGGATTTTTATCGTACATGTTAATAATGTCTTGGAAACTAATATGTCCTTTTTCAGGATGAATACTTGTATACCAAGAATCGCACCATCCACCATCTCCGAACCAACATCTGTGAGTACAACCTGTTGTTCTGATTACTACTGTTGGATAACCTGCTCTACTTCCTTCTGACTGTACTGCTGTATAAAGCTCTACAATTGGAAGTGTTTTGTTATAATCTTCAATTCTCTTTAGAGACATAATCTTTATTTATTTCGTTTATTAATTGTTCTAATTTAGCATACTCTTCTTTAGTATATGAAGAATTAAAGCATTTAAAAGTTGCTGTTGAATCATTACCTATAGTAAGAAGTACGTGATAATCTTCACTTATACCATTACTATGTACTTGATCGTATGCTTTTTCTAAAATCTCAGCAGGAGTGCCTAATGGCATTTGGATTACAAAGATTGGTTTCATTGTTTCATAACTTTAAATTTTTGTAAAGATAATAAAAGGTTGGGAATTATCCAACCTAATATTATTCTATTTTTGTGACTTTATTCTCTTTCTCCTTTATGTTTATCTAACTTATCTAGGATTTGTGTTAGTAGTTCGTTTTTTACTACTCCTACCATTGATGCATTTTTTAGAATAGAGATTAACTGGAATACTAAAAATGGAGCCATAATCGTTTCACTTAACCATGATGTTCCAGTGAATCCTTTTTCTATTGTTAATATAGCTGAAAGCATTACTGTCCAAAATATAAATGTTTTTAGTACACTTAATGCTTTATATGTTCTGAATCCTTCTCTTTTAACTCCAGCCCACACCCCAAAGAACCCGTCAGCAAATATTACAAATGCTACTGAAAGGTATTGTTCGATGTTATCTGCTGTTAGATTCATAAAGTATGAACCTATAAATGCGCATGCTGTTGTCAATGATAATGTAATTAAAAGTGAAGTTTTCATCTTATACTTAATTATTTAACGTATTCGTAGTACTTTTTAGTTTTTTGGTTTCTATCCTCTAATCCGTGAGTACCACCGTTAATTCTTTTCGTAAGAGCTAAAATAGCTGCATCGTTGATTCCTTTGTCGCATATCTCCCATAATTTATTTTTATCAAAGAAGAACATTGCTGATTCAAATGAATATTCTGTAGCTACTAAGTCAGGATTAGTCATGATTTCTGGTTTTTGTAGATATTTAGCAAATGCTGCATAATTATCTTTTCCAGTTAATTGTAGAGCTCCTCTACCTCTATATTTCCAACCATCTCCTGATTTTTCGTCTCCGTTACCCATTCTAGATGCGTAAACTCTGTTAGCGATTTTTTCAGGGTTTCTAGCATAAGACTCTTCTAAGTTACCTGGAAAATATTTTCCGAAGATACCTTGAAGCCCTTGTGCTGAATAGTTTAGGTTTTCAGAGAACAATTTATAACCTCCTGTTTCATGAGCTGTTTGAGCAAAGAAATGTGCTGCTCTTACAGGAGTTAATTTATAAAACTCCATTGCTTTTTTCATAGTACCAGGACCGAATGCTCCGTCTGCTGCTACTCCTATTTTCTTTTGTAAACTTTGTAAACTCATACCTTAATTATTCGTCGTTGTTTGATTTATTTCCATTTTTCATTGCTGCAAATTTTTCTAACACATCTGGAAGGAATGATCCTAATGTGATGTACATAAATGCGTCAAAAATGTACTCGTTTAATTCTAATGCTTTACCCATGTAACCTGTTACTAGGTCTACTACAATAGCTCCTACCATTACTGTGAATGATAAAAACCCAATTATAACTTTTTCGTTATAATCATTTGATTTTTTAAAAATACTGAAAAATCCCATAATATTTTTTGTTAAGTTAATAAATTGTGTAACCTACTTCCAAAACAAATTATATAACATTTGTTAATAAATATTAATTTAAAGCTGATTCTAGTGCTTTTTTAACAGCTGATGCGAACGATGTTTTATTAAAAGGTAAATTTTCATCATTTAAATCTAAAAACATAGATTGTGTTGATGTTTCGGCTAATCCTTCACCTAATAATTCTTTATCACCTAACAATACTTTTATTTTTACTATAGTTTGTTTTTTACTTCTGGCAAATGGTCCTAATGACATTCCTTTAGAAGGCGCTTCTATAGAATAAACATCAATAATGACAGGATTACCATCTTGGCATATAGGGTATTTGTCAGATATTAATTCTTCAGCCATTTGTTTAATACCAAATGTAATTCTTTTTTGGCTCATTTCTTCAATTTGAGCACTTGAAGTTATTTCTTTAACAGTGTAACACTCTTGTGAAAACATGAAAAGTGGAAATAATAAAATAAAGATTATTTTTTTCATAATTAAAAGTTTAATTTACCTCCTGTGAGTATTTGATAGTTAAGGAATGATTCACCAACTTGGTACACCCCAGTGAAGCTTACGTTAAATTTAAATGTTTTTGTTATTTTTATATCCCAGGAATTGAAGGGTACAGCTAATATACCTGCGTCCCACCATTTACCTTCATAGAACTGAGTAAATGGGGAATATACTCCTAATACAAGTAGACTAGTACTAATTCTATCATTTACTTTAAAAGTAGTATGAGCACCTCCTATGGCAGACATATTTAATAAAGATCTTTCTCCCATTTTACCTGCTGTAAAGTTTACACCAAACATACCTGTTAATTTTTTGTTTACTTTATATGATTCTAGTACTGTGGTTGTACTAAAGAAGTTTTTATCGAAATCCATCATGAAGGATTGAGCACCTACTGTATTTAATTTTCTAGATTTGTTAATCCAAGATTTATAAAAAGTAACATTTAAATTATCAACACCTGAAGTGTAATTAAACAATACTCCTTTAATCCTAGTTCCTTTTGTGTTAGCATGAGTTATACTTCCTACAAATCTAAAGTTTTGAGTTTGATCAGTATTGGCAATAGCTACTATATCTCCAGAAGCTATTAAACTTCCTGCATTTTTTGTAGCAGCATTAGATTTTTTACCTCCACTTGATGTACTTCCACCATCAGCTGACCCACCATCTACTGCGTTTGATAAAGAATTAGCTAAGTTGCTTCCACCTCCACTTGATCCTTCTACAGATGACTCAGACGTTGAACCTCCTGTTGAAGTTGGTTGATTTGGATTTGTAGTTTCTCCTCCTTGTTGAGGTGTTCCTGATGAAGGTTGTGAAGGTGTTCCTCCAGAAGGGTTAGAAGTGGTTTGGCCTCCTTGATTTTGGTTACCTGTTGAGCCTGTTCCAGTAGATCCTGAATTCGTTCCTGTAGATGTATTGTTATTTGATTTTTTGTCATCTTTTGAGTTTTGGTTAGTACTGCCTTCTTCATTTTGTGAAGAGTTTGTTACTCCTCCTGCTGTTGCTGTCATAGAATCACCTATAGATCCACCTACAGATGCTATTGATTGTGCAACATTTGTAACAGATATTACATTTGTAACAATAGTTAAAGTATTAGTTACTGTAATATTATTTATACCATTTACAATAGCGGTAGTTACAGATTCGCAAGGTGAGTTTGTATTTTGTTGAGATATTGTATTTAACCAGTTGTCAAATACTCCCGAAGAAAAATCATTAGATGTAAAAGTGCTATGATTGTCGAAGTAACTTACCATTACTCCTCCACCAACTGGTACGTAAATACTTTTTGATACTAGGGTGCAAGGGTCTTTGTAAGTATAGGTGTACTGACTCCAAGAAGTCAGGGTTGATAATAGTAAAAATAATAATGTCCATTTTTTCATTAACTACGAAATATCCCCTTTTTAATCATTTTACTTACTACTCTTGAAGAAGCAGTTTCTAATGACTTTTTGGTAGATACTCCGATTGTTGATTGATTGAATTTTGTATCGTCGAGTCCGTCTAGTAGATTTGCTTTCTTCACTGTAACCGCTTCACCGGAACCTGATCCAGTAATTATTTCACCGCTTTGTGCATCCACAAATCTTATCTGTAACCCTATTATTGTTTTTTGTTTTATTTCTATTCCGTTAGTTGCAATTTCTTCATCTTCTCCAACTGAGAAATCATATACTTCAATGTATACAAAATATCTAGCTAAAACAACATTTCCTTTGACAACTATTTTATTTGATGAGATTCCTTTTGCTGATGCTTTATCTTGAGCAATCATGTTTTGTTTTATCTCATTTCTTTCTTCTGTAAATACAAATCTATTTGTTGATTCTAAATACTCTAATACAATATTTGAAACCCCTAAACCAACTCTTTTGTCTTTTAGTTCAGGATACATTTCATATAACTCTTCATTAATACCAATCTTTAATATTTGAATTGGTATTTGAATAGTATCAGTGTAATCAGATACAACTTCTAAAGACTGTTTCTTCTCAAAATCAGCCTTATACTCTTCAGTTTTAGTAGATCCCACCTTTTGGGAAAAACCTACTATACTGAAAGCTAGAAATAATATTGTGAATAATCTTACCAAGGTTCTTCTTCTGTTTTTGGTTTAGCTGGAGCAGGCGTCGCTTGAGCAGGTGCTGGTTGTTGCTTAACGTTGTTAGAATTTGAATTGTTTGATTGTTGTTTTTGTTGGTTGGTGTTATTGTTTTGTAAGTTAATAACAACAGGCGCCGCAGCAGGTGCTGCTACTTCAGTTTTTGGTTCTTCTTTATCTTCAGAGTGACCTCCAAATAAAGTTGTTGATAACCAAATACCTCCTCCACCAATTACTGTAGTTAATGTCCCAATAATTGTTTTTTTCAATCCTGACCAAGTACCGTCATTGTTTGTTTCTTCTGACATAATTTTAATTTTTTATAATTTTAAATGTTTTTACAAATTTAACATTTGTTATTTGCAATAAATAGACACCACTTGGATAAGGGTGTAAATTTTCTTGAATTGAGTTATCTCCTTTTACAAAACGTTGTTTTTTATTTTGTAAAACATTACCATTTAGATCATATATTATTATATTGTAATCTCCACTTACTGGGAGAGATAAATCTACTGTTACAATATCATTTGTAGGCACAGGATATGCTCTACCATTAATACCGTCTTCATCTAAAGGAGCAGCATTTCTATTCATATTAACATATCCATCTGTATTAGTTACAGCTATGTCCCATCCTTGTACATCTCCTGCTGTTTTTCTTCCTATTGTTATAGGAGTTTGAGTCCAGTTAGGATTTAGTACTGTAAATTTTAATATGAATAATTCTGTTGGGGCTGTTACAGTATATTGTCCATGTGTTCTATCATATCCTCCCCATCTTACTTTACCACTTCCTGTATCCATTGTATAGGTTAGCCAGGTTTGTGCTTTTTCAGATAATATTATTTCTGAGAATTGTAGAATACTTTGATCATAATTTAAAGCAAATTCTAAACTTCCTACTCCATTTCCATTTGTTTGAATTGTTACAGGTAAATCAATAGTATTAGATGGAGACACTGTAATCCCAGGTACTTGAAACTGTACCTGAGAATATAGTGAATTTATTGATAATAATACTATGATTATATAGCGTAACATATTAATTACGTCCTGTTCCGTTTGCGTCTCCTAATACTAATAAATAGTAATTAGCAGCTGTTGTATTGTTAATATTAGCTGAGGTAAATGTTGATACCCCTGGGATTGTAGCTGATTGATCTGTTGTAGCTGCTGCAATTGTTGTGTATTGAGCTTCTGTAAAGAATAATAAATCAGGTGTATTTGGGTAAGTTGATAAACCTTGAGCTAATCTTGAGAATACTGTATATGAATCTGAAATTGTTATTCCATTTGCTTGGTTAGGGTTAGCAGTATAGAATTGAGTTCCAGTTGGTGTTTGTAATCCTGTAGCAATTTGAGCCATCATATCAGCATCTGCTGCAGATAAAGCATCTGGTGCTGTAAGACCTGGTGCTACTTTTACTCTAATTTGCCAGTAGTTTTGATCTAAGTTAGTTGTAAATGAAGCAACACCACTTGCATTTGTATTTACAGTTGTAATATCAGTCCATGTAGTACCATTTGGTGATTTTTGTAATATTACTGGGACATTTTCAGCTGGGTTAGTGGGCGAATTTAAGAATGTAGCAGCATATTCAAATACTGGTTCTGTAAATACTCCACCATAATTTTGTAATCCTAATGTTGTATCAGTTCCATCTGCTAAAGTACCATAAGCGGGATAAGCTGTTGCTCCTGTAAATGCCATTGCTGTTACAGCTCCATTGGTATAACCGGCTTTAAATGGTAAAGCTACGTTGAACATTGCTCCGTCAGCTATATTGAAAGATGCATCTGCTCCCGTGTAAACCCACGTAACTGTTACATTTCCTTCAGTAGCGTTTACTAATGTCTGAAAATAGTTGTTTGTTTCAGCTCCTGTGTAAGTTACTGTAGGTGCATCAAATACGTTTTTATCGTACCAAAATCTGTACTGTACTGCTTTGGTAGCTGTAGAACCAGCATTATCATAATAAATTGCAACGTTTGTAGGTGTTGCTCCTATAGGTGCTAGATTGTAACTAGCGTCAAAGATTAAGTAAGGCTTAGTAGCATCAGGTGCTGTTGTTTGTGCGAATCCTGTTAATGATACTAAAACCAAACTTAAAGCTAAAAGTAATTTTTTCATTTCTTTTTTGTTTAAGTAATTATTAATTCAAAAACCAGGTGTTTTCACACTTTCATGTCTATAGATAAATATAATAATTAATTACTATATCCAGTTCTTATTATATAAAAATTATTTTGTTGTCCATTCTGTACATTATCAATGGTTGCATTTAATGCTCCGGGATATTGTATTTTTAGGTTTAATGTTGAATTTCTTATATCAGACCACTGTGTTGCTGGGAATATTCTGTAGTTAGGTTGACTGTTACTCCAATTTGATAATGATCCTATTATTTTTCTGTTAATTAAATATAAATCACTTACAGTAAACATATTATTTTCATTTACATCTAATCTATAAAAATCTCTAGAGTTAAAAGATTGATTTAGTATTTTTTGGTTAAATGAAACTATACTAGAAAAGGTAGGATTATTTACTGTTATTGGGTCTAATACTAATCTAAAATTATATGAGTTAGCGTTTAGGTTAGTTATTATTACGTACCTACCATTAGCATCTGTATTGTATGTTCCAAGCAAAGTATATGTTGATGCACTAGTTAACTTATAATGTAATTTTATAGGTATATTTGCAATTCCTTGTTCCTCACTGTTGTAAACATACCCAGAGCAGTTGAAAGGATCTACAGCTCCTGTAATTGTTGTTTTAAAATCAAAAGTATTTCCATATGAATAATTACCACATATAACAGGAGATGATGAGTATACCATAATAAACCTCATATATACCACACCATTAAATACTGTTGTAGGTACGGTGAATGTTCTATTAAATGTTTGAGTAGTATTGTTTATAGTAGCATTTTGATCTAATACTAATTCTCCAGGATCGGTTAATACACCATTACCGTTAAAATCAAACCAAAATTTAAAATATTGCAAATATCCACCATTAGTTCTAGCAGTATATGATATTGTTATTACGTCACCAGCATTAATATTAGGTACAGGATTTCCTGTGTAATCATAATATCCTGGTCCTGAGAATCCTGTATTACCTGCGTAGTACTTTCCGTTTATAGTGATTCCTGCTACATATTCATATCCAAAACTTGTAGCAGTTGATGGACATAATGTTGATTGTCCATAGGACAAAAAAATACCCCCTATAGTGAGAATAAGGGGGTATAACCATTTTCTGATATGTTGCAGACCAAGTTTCATATCGATAAATATAAAAATTTATCTATTTTTTCAATTTGTGTAATGTATTTCTCACTAATTCTCCTAATTCAGCATCGTTAGGAGTAGTTAAAATAGTATGGTATGATACTTTAACATAATCAATCATACCTAATTCTTCACTATAAGAAACTAATTCTAATTGTTCTTGATTTTCTAAAGCATCATCAATTAAGTGGTGTCCCATAATTATGCGCTTAAAATACTATTTTTTGTTCTTTTTTTAGATAAATTGTACATAGCTGCTGCTAATGTTTCATTTACCTTTCTTTCTCCTCTTTTAACATAACTAACAAAGCTAGGAGTAAATCCTGTTTGTTCTGCTAAAGTGTTGTTGTCACCTTTTTGTTGACGGGCCATGTAGAACGCTAATTTAGCTGTTCTGTTTAATTGTTTGGTTTTTGTTCTTCTTTTCATAATAACTCTGATTTAAATTTAATAATATTTTACTACTGTTCTTTGGGTTAATTTATCCTTTTATTAATTTCTTTTTAACGGGTTCACATCCGTCTTGGTCAATTTTTTTAACTGGCTTACATCCATCATTATCAATTGATGAAAGTTTTTGTTCTAATCTATCTACTCTGGAGTCAGTAAATGAAATACTGTCTTTATGTAGGTTATTTACTCGATCAATTTCTTGATCAATTCTACGATTTATTAATTCATCGTTTCTAGAAATCCAATTAGTGATTTCTGCTTCATTAGCTTTTAAAGCTGCTACTTGTTTTGCTGTTCTAAACGCTACCACAACTCCCCATCCAAGGAGAGCTATACCAACCCCTAAAACAAATGCTAAAATTTGTTCCATAATTTATAAGTTTTATTTCAAAGAACAGTAGTTTAATTTGGAATCGGTGAGGGACTCGAACCCTCATCCCGCATAGAAGCGGTGTTACCCTCTGCCAGCATTACACTGATTACACCAACCGATTCTTTTTTTACCAACCTTGGTCTTTCCTATTAGCGTGTAGAATTCTAACACTATACTTCTCTCTAATAAGATCAGGGTTTCTGGTTTGGTACGCGTATTACAAACCCTTTTTAAATTTCATACCCTAACAGCGAGCGTTGGTAAATTGTTTTATTAGAAACTTACTGTATAGATTTCTCTAACTATTGTAGTTTCTGGGTCAAAGTCCTTATCTAAGTGCTTTGCAACTAATAAATCAAGTGATGTTCCATTTTTTTTCTCAATCCATAATTCTTTTACAAATTTAGTTGAATTGATTTCATTTGTATCCGGATCTCTGTGGATTGTAAATACTGCTACTTTTACTTGTCTTGGTGTCATGTTATTTGAATTTGATACTGTTAATATTGATGATGGATTTGTAAACCCCATTCCTACTGTTCCGTTGGTTGTTATTGACGTTCCTGGGTATCCTCCTGCTATTGTTGATGTTCCTGTTGTTATTCCTGTTGTAGTTATATTACAAGGATTGTTTGTCAACCAGTTGTTTGTTTCGTTCATAATCTTAATTGTTATGGTTATCTAATACTTTTGTTACTTCTGTTACTACATGTTCCCATGTTACTGGTCCTGTTTCGTCTGCATAAGGAGCTGGATCAGGTCTTCCTAATTTAATAAATGCTTCTACTCTTTCAACTGATGAAGCTGATTTATAATCTGAGTACCATCTTCCTCCATAGGTTGTAGTTCCCATAATTGTGTAGTTTTCTTCAGGTATCGGAATCCAGATTGGTTTGTAAGAGGTGTTAGTTCTTGAATAAACTTCATTAAATTCAAGACCTAATTCTTCACATAATAATTCTCCATCTTGTAAGATTGTAAATTTGTTACCTTCAAGATATGGAGTAAAATATCCTACTTTTTCAGCTCCCCAATTTCCTAAACGGAAAGCATTATCATCAGCATCTCTAAATTCAGCTCTACAATCCGGATAAATCGAAAAATCCCCAGCATGAATACCCATTGCAATATCACAAGTCTCTCCTGTACGATTTGCAACTGATAAAGCTACTGCTTGAGTAATAGAAGCAAATATTTTGTTTCTGTTAGGAACAACTGTTGCTTTCATATTATCTTCTGCATAGTGGCCTTCTGGTACATCTTCACCTCCTGTTACTAATGCTGAATCTAATAAATCAACTAATCCGTTTAATTGGATTTGACGATAGTTAACTTGGTGATAGTTTGGTTTTTGTCCATCTTCTACACCTTTGTTTTCCCAATAATTAATATAATCTACTAATGATTGAGCTCTCTCTAGCTCTACTCTGTGCTTTTGACCATAGTCAAAGCTTATGGCCGTAACACTTTTGTACTCTGATAAACAACGTAATAGTAATGTGCTTGAATCTAAACCCCCACTTAATGAAACTACTACGTGGTCTTTTTGTTTTTGCATTTTATTAAATTTAAAACTTTACTCCGGTATTTACAGGTTATGGAGCTTCAAACCTTTATTTTAATGTACGAATTTTATTTCCTTTCTCCAAATTATCTTGCCACCAAAGTGGTTGAAGGTTGGAATAATGACAGGCTTTTTTTACTTCGTCTTCGTTAGTCAAATCATAAGATGAAATAGGTATTATATGATCTACATGCCATCCTTTTAAACCATAATTTTCCCAAGTCATTCCTTCAGTAAATTGAGATTCAAGATGATTTAAAAATGTATCTTTATCACATCCTAATAATTCTACTGTCCTTTTACCCAATCCACGATTTTGTATCAAGTCTGAGAGTCTACTACTTAGATTTCCTTTTATTTTAAAGAACATATCTTCTTGCCTTCTAGAGTATCTATATCCCCTTTCATATTTCCTCCACCAATCTTTGTTTTTAGAAATATAATCTTTTCTATATTGAATAGATTTAGGGGTTTTATCTCTTTTAGATCTAAGGTTAGTTTGAGATTGATAACTTTTGTCGTATTTTGAATCACAGGACTTACATTGAGCTTTAAAACCCATAAACCCAGCTTTTTGAGGAACAAAATCTTTAAATTCTTTAATTTCAGAACATTTAGTACAACGTTTTTTTTGTTGTTGAGATAATTCTTCTTTTTCTTTTAATTTAGGATTATTCTTCCTTCTATATTCTTGGAAATATTCTTTAGTAGGCATAGTTGTGATATTTTATGGCGGTAATAAATATTACACTCCCCATTAAAAACCACAACTATTTTTGTTCTCCTTCATATACCATGTTCCCAAAATAAAGATCAAGAAATTCACGTCGATACATTAAAATTTCACCTTTATAACGAGTGTTAGTTACATACTTTTTTTGTATGGTTTCTTTTAATTTTACAGCAGTTTCTGCTACTTCTTTACCTAATTCTGAGCCAGCTGCTTTACCTAGATAATCATAAAGTGACATCATGTACGGTTTTTGTTCTTGTTCCATGTTACATAACTTTTTAAAATGTTAAACTTGTATTTAATATATGAAGATAATCCTACAAATCCTAAAGAAGCAGCTGATATATTTAGTACGTTAGGGTGCCAATGTTCTCCACAAAGACCAAAAGCATGTCTTAATGCTTCTACCATTATTTTGCTCCTCTTTCTTTATAATAATCAGCTTTGCTGAATTTGGTGGATTGTTTTTCTACTTTAGACTTTTTAGATTGTCCTAAAGTTGGTAACCAAGCCATTAATTGCTCGTACTTGTTTTTTGCAGATGTTTTACTCATAACGTTTAATTTTATTTGTGTAAATATAATAAATTTATATTAGTTTTCCAACTATTTATTGCAGAAGTTTTTAAAGCATTGTATGTTATATTTGATGTCTTCTAATTGTTCATCTAAATTAGATTCCATGAATTCTTCAATTTTATTTGATGGTTTTTCTAATAAACCTACTTCATCATATCTAATACCTAAGGCACCACATATAATTGGGTTTGAAGTATCTACTGAATTAATCATTCCTGGTTCCCAATTATCTCTGTAGTGAGTAAATTCTTGAGGTACCGAACATCCTAGTAAATGGATGTAGTGATGTGGTTTGATTAATTTTTCATCTTTCATATTTTCTAAAAGTAATACCCTTCCAACTGTTTGATTAGCTAGTTTATTTTCTGTAGGACATAATTCTTGATATAATACAGAAGAATGATTAAATGCGAAATGAGTATAACCTAAATCAACACACTGTTGGTATAGTTGATGCATTTCACCAATAGTTGTACCTTGCATTACTACCATTAAATTAGTACGTTCAGGTAAATCATATTGATTCCAATGTTTTGCATTTTTAGCTGTAGCATTTTTATCATTCCATTCGTCAGGTACAATAAAGATATCTGGTTCTATTAGATTGATTTTGTCTAATAAGTCTTGAGTAGTATGAGTCACACCCTCAAATAAACCATTATCCATTATAATAAAGCGGTTTCTTTCTCGAGAATCTAAAAAGAATTGTCTATATTCATCATGTTTATCTAACAAATGAGGTAAACAATATTCATAATCATTCCATCCAAAACTATAAGGAAATAATGATAACGGTAATTCGTGTGATATTTTCATTATCCAATAAATGTTCTCAGTGCGTCTGCACTCATATTTCCGCTTTGTTTTCTTACAGTACCATCTATTTCAACTACAACAGTTGTAGGTACATTTCTAATACCATATTCTGTAATTGAAGGGTGTCCTGAATCTACATCTATAGTTTCAAATGATAGTGGTGAACTTGTTCTTACTTGTTCAAATGTTGGTGCATACATTTTACATGGTCCACACCATGCTGCTGTGTATCTAATTACTTTTTTCATCTTCCTGTTATTTGTTTTATATATCTTTCTACTGCTACTACTTTCTGTCTTAGATCTAATTTAGAGTCTATTACATTTTGTAAGTACTGATGGAACTCATCCATTGTTAAGTTAGGTTTACTCACCATATATCGCTGAGTTTTTAGTATGTTCTTTAAATTCTACACTTACTACTCTTACTCTATTATCTGTTTCTATTTTAATAAATTCAGATACTTTATCATAGATAAATTTAGCGAATTGTTCTGCTCCTGTAGCGGGTATTACTCTAACTTGGGCTATTTCATTTTTATCCATTTCTATAGCTAATGGTAAGAATGGATCATCTTCAGCTATAATGTAAGTGTGATCGAACATATAGTCCATCCATGCTTTAGGAGGCATACCATCAATGGTATTTTTAGCTCTTTTCATTCCTCCAAAGTCCCATACCCAGTTTCTTTCGTCTAATTCTCCTTCAAATACAATTTTGAAAGAAATACCATAACCATGAAGAAAACTACAGTGAGTTCCTTCTGCTCTCCATTGACGAAATACTGTAGAGTATCCATCAAATACTTTTGTTGATTGAAATTTTTTCATAACTTACTCTGTTTCTTCTTCTTTACTTAGTGATAACAATTCAGAACCTAAATTCGCTAAAAGCGAATCTAGTTGTTCTTCATATTCTGTTATATTATTTGGATTGTTTTTTATCTGTTCTTCTATAAATCTAACATCTTTTTCGACAGTCTCCAAATATTTTAGCATTTTATTTGATGTATCCATATTAACCTTCGCAACTTACACATTCAGCTTGTCTTGATCCTAAATCACCTTTAATAACTGAATCGGTTCTTAAATAATATAATGTTTTTATTCCTAATTTATGAGCTTCCATATGAACCTGATTAATCCATTTTGGTGAATCTTGAGGATCAAATGATAGATTTAAAGATTGTGTTTGATCAATATATCTTTGTCTGATGGCCGCTTGTCTAACTAATTCTAACTGATTTATTTCAGGGAATGTTAAAAATAATTCTTTTTCATCAGGTGATAATATAGTATCAGGTAAACCTAAAACACTACCATTATCTCTTAACATTTGGTCCCAATATTGATCTTTATTTTGACCTTTTTCTTCTAATAAGTTTTCTAATACTTTATTTTTTCTAATAAAAGTACCTTTAGCTCCATTAAAAGTATAAATGTTAGCTGGTAATGGCTCAATTCCTGCTGAAATTCCTCCTGTTATGACACTATTAGATACTGTTGGAGCTATCGCGAGTAAATGCGTATTACGCATACCCGTTCCACGACACCATAATGGTTCTCCGTATTCTACTGCTAATTGACGAGATGCTGATTCTGCTTCTAGTTTAAGCTTACTAAAGATATTATGTGTGTGAGCTGTAGAAGCTATTGAATTAAATGGTAATCCTTTTTGTTGTAAGAATGTATGCCATCCCATTACTCCTAAACCTAATGCTCTACCTTTTTTAGCGTGATTATTTGTTCTAACCATACTTTCTTTACCACTTGTTTTTTCAATAAATTCTTGCATTACTCCATCTAAGAAGTAAATTGATAATTGAACAGTATCTGTATCTTTCCATTCATCATATTTAGCTAAATTTAATGAAGATAAACAACAAATAAATGAATGTTCTTCATCTGTATGTAAAGTAATCTCAGTACAGATGTTAGTCATAGAAACATCAAGATTATTCATCATATACGAAATAGGATTTGCTTTATTAACATTATCCTTAAACATAATATATGGTTCTCCAGTTTCCATTCTAGCTTTCAAAATTTTAGCCCAACGTTCCATGGATGCTTGATCTCTTGATTCTAGTTTTCTCATAAATGCATCATCTACAACAACACATTGATGTAAATTTAAACATTGTCTATTTGGGTCACCTTTTGGTCTTCTGATTTCTAAGAATTCATCAATATCTAAATGATTAATATCTAAATTAACAGATGCTGCTCCTCTTCTTACATTACCTTGATTTGTAGCGATGATAGTTGAATCATAAATTTTAGCCCAAGGCACTACCCCTTCAGATTTACCATTACCTTTAATTTCTTTCCCACGTGGTCTAATGCGAGATAAACCAATACCTACTCCTCCACCAACAGATGTTAATTTCATCAGTTCAGCGTTAGTTAAGCCTATTCCTCGTATAGAATCTGGTGTATCTACACCAAAACATGAAATAGGTAAACCTCTATCTGTACCCATGTTTGATAACACAGGTGATGCTAAACCTAACCAACCATTCCATAATATTTTAAAGAATTTATTTTCTAAATCTGGTCTGTTTAATCTTGTAGATGCTGCTATTGATACTCTTCTGTATGCTTTTTTAGGTGTTTCTCCAGGTAGCAAGTATCCCTTGCTAATTGTTGCTAATGATATTTCGTCGAAATATTCAGGATAGTCTTTACCTCTTTCCCATTGGGTGTAATCTGATATTAAGCTGTTGTTGTCCATATATTAAAATAAATCGTTTGCGTCCCAGTTTTGAACTCCTTTTGAATAATTTGTTACTCTTGATGCGAAGAAATCTGTATGTTGTTTACCAGCTGATAAACTGTCAAACCATTTCATTCTTTTAATTGAAGCATCATCAATTCCATTTACTATAGACTCGTAACCCAAATCTTGCATTTTTGTATTAACTCTATATTTAATAAAGCTAACTAAATCGTATTTTGAACAACCATCTAAATCTCCCATTTCATAAACTTTATCAATAAAGTCTAATTCTAATTTTAAAGATAATAAAGCTGCTTCTTCAATTGATTTTTTTAGTTCTGGTGTGTTTAGTTCTGGTTTTTCTAGCATTAATTGTCTAAATAACCAGCATCCTGCTTCAGAATGTAATGATTCATCTCTAATTGACCATTCTACAATTTGTCCTACTCCTTTTAATAAATTTCTTAATTTAAAAGATAATAAAATTGCAAATGATGAAAATAAATTTACTCCTTCTGTAAAAGCTGAAAATATAGCTAATGATTTTGCTCTTTCACTCCAATCAACTTCACCATTGTGTGAATCTCTTACATCCATTAATCCTTGAATCTTAGCCATTGTAGCTTCATCTTCTAAAAATTCAGAAAAATTATCTAATCCTAATTCTTCATTCAATAATGAATAAGCTTCAGCGTGAATAGTTTCAAATGCTCCAAAAGTAACAGCCATCTTAATAATTTCAGGTTTTCTAAACCAAGATGTTACTAAATTTGTCCAGTAATCATTTACTACTGTTTCAGTTTGAGCGAAACCTTTTAAAATAGAACCTATAATGTTTTTTTCTGTTTCTGATAAATTTTGTTTCCAATCATTTACATCTGACATCATCGGAACTTCCGTGTGTAACCAATGCGCTTGATGTTGTTTTAACCAGAAGTCATGCGCTTCAGTGTATTCAAATGGCTTATAAACCACTCTTTCTTTTGTAATGTCTCTCATGTGTGTTTTTAAAATTTAAAAGTTGGGTCTATAAATACATTAAAATAAAGGTTAATCACTATTAAGAATAAAATTTCTTAAAAAGTCTTTTTCTTCTCTATCTACTGCGTTATAATCGCCTGGCTTTTTATCTGTGCTAGATGTATCGATTTCTAGGAAGTCTTCGAATATTTCAATTTTACCCATGGAAGTATCGATGGTTGAAGCAAATGTCATACCATCTCCTCCCAATCTATTCTTCATAACATGCCAACGTCCTGTATTTTCTAATTTATCTTTTCTATTTCTAGCTAATGATAAAACGATATCCCCAATCATTAACTTAGAATATGAACCTGCTATGTTATCTCCTTCAATAATATCACTTTTAGCACCTGTTCTATTAGCTTGTGATGGAGTTACAATTGGAATACCTAATTCTGTTGCTAATCCTCGAATACTGGTGTATATATCTTCTGTACCTTCTAATCTATCTCGTGATGAGTTTTTAAGTAAGTCAATATAATCAATATAAATTACATCAGGTACAAATTCATATTGCATTCTTAATTGTTCAATATGTTGTTCAATATTATCTAATGTAGTTTTACCTGCAGGAAATTCTTTAATTTTAATTTTACCAGGTATCTCTTGAGCCATTTGCTCAATTTCTTCACGATGCATTGTAATTTTATCTACAGGAATACTTAATAAATTAGCATCCATACGTCTTGCTACATAAGTTTCACTTAATTCAAGAGTATAATATAATACATTAAATCCTAATTTAGCAGCATGTGTTGCCATATCAATAATAGCCCATGATTTACCACCACCAGGATTACCAAATATAATAACTAATTCACCTTTACCGTAACCACCTTGTGTAATATTATTCATAACATCCCAAGGAAATGGAATTGGTGATCTATTATCATCACGATACCTAGTTTCAACATCTTTTTCATACTCATGACCAATAGATCTTATTTCACCTACTTTAAGTGCATTAAGAATTAATTGTCTAATTGAATCAAAGTCATTAATACTTAATAAATTTGTAGAAGCAATAATAGCTTTTTTCATTTGCTGATTTCGGCAAAATCCTAAAAATTCATCTTTAATGTATTGAGCATCTGTCTGTTCTGAATCTCGATATGCTTGTACTAGTTGTTCTTTAACTGCTATTTGTAATACATCATTTTCAATTTTTTGTATCTCTACCTTTAATGCTTCCATTGAAGGCACAGTGTGGTATTTATGAAAATAACTTAAAACTTCCTTAATAATCCATTGATGTGAAGTATTTTCAAAATAATCTTCAGTTAAAGCATCGGATATAGTAATTAAGAAATTTCTATCTGTTAATAGAGCGCCTATTACTTTGATTTGAAATGCGGGTCCGTATTGGGACAGTTTTGATAAAGTTGTCAATATATAACCTATTTAATTGTTAATAACCTATTTTTGTAAATATACTATCTTAATATGAGAGAGCCAAAATTTTCTGATAACCATCCGTGAGTATTTGGTATAGAATTTACTAGTCCATCTGACTCATATAATACCATAAATCCACCAACATTTAATGAAGTAATCTCTTCATTTAATAAATTAATTATATCTTCTTTGCTATCGTCTGATATATTGGGTTCGCGTATATTCATTAATTGATAGTTGATATTTAATTGATTTTTCGTTTCTAATATACTCGCGTACATTGGACTTTTCTTTGCGTTATCTGCGCTTATCTTGTAAATATCTTCTAATTTGTATTCATCTGCACTTTCTAAAGAAAACAACTTAACTATTTTTTTAGGACCTAATCCTCTAACTCCTGGGAGATTATCTGAATTATCACCTAGTAATGCTTTATAGATTAAGAAATTATTAGGATGCACATTAAATTCTTCAAGAACATCATTAACTTTATATACTTTTTTCTTAATTGGTGAGTAAACTTGAATTTTATCGCTAATTAATTGATAAAAATCTTTATCAGCAGACATTATTGTTACTGTTTTGCAATCTTCCTCAGCAGCATAATGATTTGCTATAAGACCTATACTATCATCAGCTTCAATTTTATCTATTGATACTAAAGATACAGGAAGTTGCTTTAAATATTGGATAAGGCGAGTCATTTGATTACTCATTGCTTCACTTTCCTCATTTTTGTCATCAAATATATCCCAATTTGTAATACGAGATATACTTCTATTACCTTTGTATTCAGGATATAGATTTTTCTTATTGACTGTACTTCCATGTCCGTCAAACACTAATATTACTCTAGTAGGACGGAATGTTTTAATAGCATATCCGATACTTCGTAAATAACCTACGAGACCACCTATATGGTGGCCCGCTGGGTTAAGTGTATTAACTGATGAGAAATTTCTCATGAAAGTATTCATAGAATCTATAATAAGAATACGACTATTCTTAGTAGGTTTATCTTCTACTATTGAATCTAGTACTTGAAGAAGAAATTTTTTATCAAACATTACTCTTCAATTTCTAACATTGGTGATATACTTTGACTTTCATTCCATTCACTAGCATCTTCAGTAATCTGTAGGCTATCTATATCTGTAATTTCTTCAAACCATTCGTGAGCATACGTCTTTTTATACTCTTTTATAGCTTCAGGTGTATCAGGAATAAATCCATGAGGAGTTACAATCACAGTTGATGCTGTAGCAATGCCACAATCAGCATGAATTTTATCAATCGCTATTTTAGTACGTTTAGCAAATTCAACTTTTTTACCTTTGTGTTGTACATTAATTTTAGAAGTACCGCTATTTGTAACGTTTCCAAATGTAATCACAATAGCAGCATCCCAATACATTGCGTTTCCACCTTTATTTGTCATTCTAGGTTGTGACATTGGTGTTAATGCTGGTTGTACTCCCGTTTTATTAATTACAAAGAATGTATTTGTGTAAGGGTATTTTTCTTTACGCGATAATGGAAACTGTTGATTGATAAAGTTACCAAATTGAGTAGCCATAGCACCAGCATTCCACATAGGATTGTTATTTCCTTGTTTAACACTCATGTCGCAAGGTATTGAACCTACTGAATCCCATAGAAATAGTAAGTCATAAGGTAATTTACCTTTTTTCTGTTCATCTAAAATGTCAGCTATAAAAGCAGATACATCTTCGATTGTGTTTAATGAAGATCTGTCAACATATAAGAAAAATCCTTTATAATCAACCTCTTCTCCAGTTTCAGCATTAGATACTACTTCTACTTCTAATCCCATCTTTTTAGCATGAGAGAAATCCCATTTCATCTCAGTAATAATAAACACAGGTAATACTCCAAGTTGTTGAGCAGACACTGCTGCTTCAATCATTAATGTAGTTTTTCCAGTATCTGATCCTCCTCTAGCAATAGTTACTTGTCCCATCGGCACTCCCTGGATAGAGAGTGCGTCAGCTACAGCTGGTGAGAAAGGGATCCATCTTTGTTTTTTGAACTTTGATGATTCTGATAGGTTTTTAGATTTTTTAAAATTATCTAAATCGAAGGATTTTCCAGAAGAACTTTTTATAGCAGTAGATGCTGCGTCATTTATATTGTTCCTTTTAGCCATAATTATGCTTCGTTAAATAAATCTTCGAATTTGTCCGCTTTTGGTTGTTTTGTTTGTAATGTGTAAGAAGATTGTTTTTCTTCTTTTTCCCAAGGTAAATCTCCTCTACTCGGTGTTTCTGTTTCTTCTTCATCAGAAGCAGTAGCAATAGGGGCATTGTCGTCTTCTTCTTCAGGATTAGCCCATTTTTCAAAGATTTCTTTTAAGCTTTCATAAGTATGTTTCTTATTGATAGCAAAGATATCAGGCTGTTCTTCTAAATAAGTTTTTAAAGCCGTAGCATCATCTGTAATTGGTGTAGTTTTTACTCTTGGTGTAAGAACACATTTTACTACTTTACGACCAGCTACTGTATCATCAGTGCCTTCTACAATAAAGTCACGACCATCCTGAATATCAGTGTAATCACCGTAATCTTCATTCATAGCAATGTTCATTAATTGAGTGTAAATTTCTTTACCAAATTCCCATAAACGAACACCCATGTCTTCTTCACCACGAACGATAACTGGTGCAAATACTCTCATTTTAGGAGTAATTTTTTTAGCCATTTGCCAATGATCTGGGTTGTCTGATTTGCGAAGTTTTTGTGCTGCTTCTGCAATAGGATCAGCTTCACCCCAATTAGTTAATGCTAAAATAGGTCCTTTAGTATACCCGTAGTGAAAATAAATTTCACGGAATGGTGTAGACTTGTTAAACTTAGAAGGAACAATACGAACTTGATGTTTCCCTACTTTTGGTTTCCAGAAAATTTTTGTGTAATCAGTTTTTTCCTTAGACTGGCCTTTGTTGTTAAAGGTGGCCAACGTCTGTTTGATTAAAGATAAATCCATAACGTTTTTTAAATTTGTTTATAACTTGTTTTGGGTAAATATAATAAAGATGTTTGGGGTATCCAAACTATACTTTAACGATATTGTGAATCTTAGTGTGAACTTTTCTTAGTCCTCCTTCTTGGGTAAGTAATATAACATTACGATGATCTTCCCATTTAACTTTATAATTCGTATCTAATACACCTCCGTTTAATTCTTTTATAAGAGCATTAAGAGCATTAATAGTATATAATGTGTTAGATTCTTTTTTTCTGTGAAGTAAAATAGTATTAGGTAAAGCGTTTTTAGAATTAGTATTTACCACGTCTATATTATATGTTAAGATTAATTCATCTGTATCGGTTGATTCCAATACAAATATTTTATCATACAATATAGAATATTTATTTGTAAGTATATTTAAAGTTTCGTCTAATTTAGAGGGTGCAACAAATGTGCAAAAAAGTTTATTTCCTACCATGTCATTTATAATGATATCATTAAATTCATAACTGGTGATAAATATCGGGCTTTCTGTCATAACCATTGGGTATCTTATGTTAATTCGTTATAGTTAATTCCTATTTTTACTTTGGTTGGATATTTTAATTTACTTATAATTTCCTTTATTTGATTTACTTCGTCTTGTACTGCATCTATTAATATAGCATCGTATGTATAAAGCACAATTCTTGATTTTAATGAACGAAAATCGTTATATAGATCAAATATTTGTTCAACATTTTGTGATGTTTCAAAATTTTGTATAAGATAATTTAATACTTTTTGAGGATTAGGATTATCAATATCCTTTAAACGAAATATTTTTCCTGACGGTGTTGTTATTGAACCACCATATTGAATTGTTTCCCATAAATTCTCAGTAAACATATGTACATTTTTGAAAAATGGTTTACTTTGTAATTCGTATCTAATACCACCATATAAATTCTGGAATGTTGTTTCTTTAACTTTAGGTATATCTTCAGTTTCTAATATTCGGGCAATTTGGGTATAGACATTTGTTTCTTTATCAAATTCATATCCTGTTAGCGCACCTAATAAGCGTGGATGGTAACCATTAAAATCAAACTCTAAATATAAGTCATTATTAGGAATATAACAAGTTCTTTCACCATTTTCTTTATTTAAAGCAGCATAATTTACATTATTAAATGAATTAGATGGACGACCAGTTAATGTATATAAATTATATTGAGTGTAAACTTTTCCTTTACTAATTGAAAATTGAGGAGTAGGATGGGTTTGATGGTATTTTATAAAACATGCTTTATCTAATTTAATACCTTCTTTTTCTATTTTAAAGAACACTTTAGTTAGTTTGTAAAGATAATCAGTGTTTTTAACCATATAGTTTTGTAAAGAATTATATAAATTCTCACAATACTCATAATGTTTAGAAATAGGAATTAATGTATTTATATTTTTTAATTCACCATATTTAGTGTAAAAATTAAAATTAATTGAAGGTAAACAAGACGATAAATCAGGTTTACAACCATGTTTTTCTATATAATTAAAGGTTACATCATTTATATTTCCTGTAAGGAAGTATCTAGCGTGTTTTGCATCTAGAGCATATAATTCTTTTTCAGATAAGAATTTTTTGAGAGGTTGCCATTTTAAACCTAAAGACTCAGTGTGATTTACACAAAGTATATATCCTTTATCATCAAACGGCTTAACATAAATTAAAGATACATCAGCAATAGCAGGGTGATAATTGTCATTATTCGTTATAATATGAATAAAACATTTATCGAAGTGCGGTAAGTGGGGTAATTGATCTTCTTTTTCAATTATATAAAACATAACCTTATTTTTTTATTATTCTAAATATACGAATAATATTTTAGGCACCCAAGAAAGCAGCCAATCCTGGCATTTGTTGATTTGCTTCTAGTAGAGTTTGGATATTGCTGTTATATGGTAATACTTGGTAAGTGTTACTTAATTGGCCTGATAATTGATCATATGCTTTTTTATCAATTTCTTTAATTGAGTTATCAGGTGAAGTTAGATCTTTATAAAAGTATCTAGACCTACCACTATTTGCATTAGATGTTAATGAATTTAAAGGAATAGAACCAGCAGAAGCTATAGCACTAGGATTTATAGGTAATGTATATTGTTCTAATAATTTAGAATTTTCATCATATGTCTTACCACCATAATATTTGTTTCCGTTTATTACTACATAAAACCCAACATATGGTGTCTTAGTATCTGGGAATCGTAATCTGATGTTGTTTCCCAGACCTGTTCCATTAGTGTATAAATTTTCTTGGATTCTACTTTTTGGTATTGGTCTCATTATTATTTATTATATAATTCACTAGCATATATTTCTCTATTACCTAAAGCAGCACCAGTAGTATAATTTCCACCTTCATATGTTTCATATACCCACAACACAGCTTGAGAAAGATCGGTTGATGCTTTAAATGAACTAAATCCAGGATATTTGGCTGCTTCTTTATTTACAAATTCTAATTGAGTATTTAAATCTATATTAGTAAATGCATTTGTTATAGTGTTTTTAGAATTAGTAGTTTTAGTTGAATTATTAACTATTTTAACAGCATTATCATAATTAGAAATAGTAATTCCTTTACCTTTAGCATATTTTAATAACTCTACTCTTCTAGGACCTACCCATTGAGCAATACCAGCAGCATATGTTTGTCCAGAGGCGTTAAATGCTAGATTAGGATTATAATTAACTATACTTGGTATTAATGCAGATTCTTGAAGAAATGATCCTACTAAAGCAGCAGCTGCCGCTTTACTATACCCGTTGTCTATAAAGAATTTAAATGCTTTATCAATATCAGATTGATTACTAAAATTCTGAACACTAGCTCCACTTACATTAAAGTTTCTTCCTCCTACACTGATTATAGTTCCAGGGTATTGTTGGTTATTCCATTGGTTCCATACACTAGTTCCTGTAGATTGTTCAAATACTATTGGGTATGCACTTAATTCTGTAGTCCAGTCATTATTTGATATGTTATGTCCTAACTTAGTAACAATGTATGCTAATTTTCTCCCTACTACTCCTGTGTATCCTTTAGGTACTATATCTTCATTAATTTTAAATAAATTACCTATTATAATACCTCCAATACCATCTAAAGTTACATTTAGTTCAGTTGGGATTATAGTTTTAAAATTATTATTACCACCATTTGTTCTATCTAAATGAGCTAAAAAATCTCTAAAGGCAAAATTTAAACCTCCATAAACTAAATTTATATCATCTCCAGAAGATGTACCTGCTATAACACTAAAATATTTTAACATTTGAGTTAAAAATGGTAAAAGGTAAGAAACAGGACTATTAGCTGCAGATAATAAATCGTCAGGGTTTGTTAATTTTTTAGGAATTAACCGGTCAGAAATACCATTATTCCAAGCAACTAATGTAGCATTATCATACCCTAATGTTCCTATACCTTCTGGGTCTTGGGCACTAATAGCTATAATTGAACCCATTTCTGGAAATATTTTGGATTGAAAATTATATGTTCTTACACAGGAATTTAAATTATGAATTTGTAATTCAAATAATGGATCTTTTACACTTGATGGGGTTTGAGTTGAATTAATATCTATTATTCTTCCTATAGAATTTCTATCATCTACTTGTATATCAAATGTATTTAAGTTACCTATACTATTTTGAACCTCTCTTAATATATCTTGTAAAAAATCTCTAACAGAAATAACATTTTTAGTTTGGGTATCATTAGATGCTAAATTTCTAGATATAGCTTTATCATAGATGTATTCTAAATTAACATATATATTTCCTATATTTCCTAATTGTCTTTGACTATTTCCTGTTACAGGTACTAAGAATTTTTTATTAGCTTCATTAACCCCAGCTTGTGTAGCAGCTCCCGCAACTTGTTGAGCTACTTGAGGTAGTTGATTTGTAAGACTTGTTTGTAAAGCATTATTTAAAGGTACCTTAGATAAGGCTGTTTGAAGAGCTTCAACAACACCTTTAGCACTAGAAGTATTATTTTTTCTCCATAATGTTCCTATATTATCTTTTACATCAAATTCACTTTCTGCAAAAGGATCTTCAGTAAAACCAGTAAACGTGTATTTTCCAGGAGGTGTAGGATCATAATTATAATAAAAGAGATCGTCATATATATCTGCTGCTGGTCCAAAATAATCTAAAAAATTAACTGTTTGAGTATTAGATGGATCTGATGATAAAAAAGAAGATCCATCGGGAAAGAAAAATTTAGGAGTTAAAATAGCATTTCCCGCTGAGTTTGTGCCTGGGACAAGTTCTACTTTAGTTAATGACCCACTTAAATCTGAGGCTAATTTATCTATATCTCCTTGAAGTCCTAATGGTGAATTATAAGTATAAAAATAATCAGGTATAAAAATAGCTGCTACAGAATTTGTACCCGCTTCAAATTTAGTTATATTTTTAACAAATCGTTTAAATACATTATTAGGATAAGAGTTAGAAGGATTTCCAAAAGTTTTTTGTTTAACAGCAATTGCTATATCAGGAGGTAAAGAGGATGTTACCGCCGGTGTATTTGTTGTAGGTGTTTGTACTTTTATACTTTCCCAATTAGGGTTTTCAATGTAACATACTCCTAAATTTGTAGATAATGATAAAGGGCTAGCAATACATTTAAGAGGAACATTAGTTATAGCACCATTAGGAGCTTGCTCATTAGTAGTAATTTGAACTAAAGGATTATCTTTACCAGCATTTAATAAAACATGTTTATTTAATAAATTACATAAACTTTCTAATGTCATATATAACTCATAATCTGAGTTTCCTGGCTGTAGATGTTTAGGTAAACCTCCTCTATCATCTTTTCTAGCATTACCTACTTTTTTTCTAAATAAATCATAGGTTACATTACCATCAGTTATTACCAAATTATTTCCAATTCTAGTTTGAGCCCATTGGTATATTTCTCTAATTAAACCAGGAATAATACCTTGTTTATATGATTCTGTAATTTTTTCAGGAACACGTGGGGAATATGGTAAACCTAATATTCCTTCACCACCTAAATCAAATGCTTTAGTATTAATAGGAACCCAGTTACATTTTAATGATTCTAATATTTCTCCTAAAGATATAATAGATGTAGTACAATCGTATCCACCATCATCACGAGCTGACCAGTTGTAGTTTTTTACATATCCTAATAAAGCATTGTAATTTCCTTTACTTTCCTCTATTAATTCATATATTTGTTTAAAACCATCATTTAATACTAAGTTTGTTTTATTAAGAATATCATATCGAGGTAGTTCACCTTTTGCTTTAGCATAATTCCACCCCATTTCAAACAATACAGTGTATCCTGGGCGCATGTATAGAAGTTCTAGTTCTTCTAGTTGCTTGATATCCCAACATACAAATGATACTGTTGCTTCTTGAAGTGAACCGTAAGCACTTTTAGATTGTATAGAAACATTAGTAATACCAGGCATAGGTCTTATACCTAATCTATTAGTGACACCTCCTACAGTTAAATTACTATATGTGTTAGAAGCACCGCCTAATCCCGATTTTAACGCGAAAGTATCGGTTATATTAGCACCTTGGCCAGTAGTAGCGACGTTTAAAATACCGCCTTGTAAAACGTATTTTTTTGCTAAATCATTACTGTTATTAACGTTAACCCCAGATGTCATTCTTACCCAAGCTGATCTTGAATTTAGTTGGTGTAAGAAACTAGGGTTACGAGTAAGCATCCCATCTTGTCTTCTTTTTAATTCGTCTTTGACAAAAGGTTCAAACGTTTCTCTAAATATAGACATAACTTATTAATTTGCGTTGTTAAAGATACTTAATACTTCATTTATACTAATAGGAATTCTAAGTTGTGTGCCTGGTTCAGGAAACATAGAACCAAATGTAATCCCATTATTTACCCCTGATATAACCCACCATAAAGATGCATCGTTGTAATATGTAAAGGCTAATAGATCTAATCTATCACCTTCAGCAGTAACAACATATATATCACTTTCTGTAGGTGGTATAGGAGGAAATTTTTTTGCCTTATAATATTGTTTTCCAGCACCAAATGGGGAATCAATACTTGTTGTTAATATGTCTGAATTATTGTATATCATAATTTATGAATATATTAATTAGTTGGGAGTTTTCCAACAGGAAGTATACCTAAATTTTTAATACTACCTACTGTAGAAGTATTATACATAGATGTTAACCAAGGATTATCTTCTTGTTTTTTCTGATTTGTTTGTCTGTCAGCAACAAATGCTGGTAATCCGCTCCAATTTTTAAGTGGGTCGGGGTATGCTGTTGGAAACTTACGTGGTAAGAAATCATGTATAGGAGCGAATGTCATTTGTATAGTCATTACATGTGGTAATTCATACAATGCACTTCCAGATTCGGGTTCATCTAATGCTATTTCCCAAGGTGAATCGTTACCTATAGTATATGTCATATTTTTAATAATACCAGGTTGTCTAAACATGTAGTCACCCAATGTTAACCTCATATATGGTGCTCTCATTACATTATTACTATAATCAGGCATTGTGTTTGAGTATAAGAAATTTAATTTTTGCCACATTGGTTGCAATTCTGCTTCAGACATTGCTGCTACTTGAAGAGTAAAAGATAAATTACGTTCAAATCCTTTATAAATGTAAAATGGTTCTCCTCTACCTACATAATTAACGGTGTTCCATGTTGGATTTGGTGTATCTGTTATATCTTTAAGATATGCTCTAAACACCATCCAAGCACTTGGACCTGTTGGGTTGTCATTATTTACAGCTTCAATTCTAAATTTAATTATATCTCTAGTACCATATTTTTTTCCGTTTATTAATATTGCAGTATTAGGAGCGATATTAGATAAAAATACAGGTGTTAAATTTACACTGTCTTTAGCATCATATCCTTCAGCTTGGGCTAACCCTAATCGAGTATCTATATTATTTGTAGATAAATCTAATCCAAGAGGATGTTTTTTATTTTTATATTTTGATTTTCCTTTAGGAAAGAATTTAGTTGGATAATTAACTACTGTATATTCTATTCCTCCTTCTGGGGTTTTTATTCCTAATCTATCGTTATAAGGTAAAGTTACATCACCAATTTGATTTTTTTCTTGTTGATCATCAATAGCTTTACGTAAAGTATTATATGTTCTACCTGTAGCTGAATAGTTAATAACGTTTTGATCAAATTGACTATTTTCTGTAGAATTATTAGTTCTGCCTTCCGCTGGTGGGAGAATATTATTTTCTGATGTTATTTCAGCTTCAATGTTGTCAAAGTATTGAAGTGAAACTCCTTGAGCATTGTAGTAGTTTGGGTTTAAAGAAGGACGTATATATAATGGTTCTAGACTAGAATAATCTGTATTATTTAAATTATTTCCTTCTTGATCAATTATTAATGGTTTATCTAAAGGTATATAAGGCCTAGTATTATTTTTTAATGTTTTGTAAACATATGGAATAGTAGTAATTCCTATACCATCAAGAGAATCAGGACCACTAATATAACGAGCTATATTAGCATTTTCATCAGATTCTAATTTAGCTTTTAATCTAACTAATCTATTATTTTTTCCTCCCTCATCTTCATTAAGAGGATCGTTATTTCTAACAACATTTTCATATTTGGCACTATCAGATTCGATAGGTAATAGACCATGTCTAATAATGTGACCTCCAAAAGCATTAACAGGTACTTGAAGTAATGTGTTGATACCACCATTATAGATACGAGTAGTACCTATATTTGCATTAAAATTATCACCACCACCAAAAAGTGTACTAAAGTTTCCTTGTAATATATTATTTAAAGTAGCTCCAGCTCCTCTAGGTGCTTCCAACTGTGGATTAGATAACTGTAGCCCAACTTGTTTAATAATAAACAATGGACCTCTTGGTGGATCTTTAAGAAACTTACCTATACGAGCAAAATCAGTAACAGAAGCTCTTGTTGCTCCTGCAAATCCACCACGTATTAGACCACTATCAGAGTTCCATATGTTTGTAGATTCGACTTGTTGTTGAAGAGCTGGAGGGATAGGAGTGGTGATAAATGGTTCACCACTATTACCTCCTCCTATTGTATCACTTCCGTATTGTAAACTTCTTAAATTAGTTAATGTTGCTTGTTGGAATATAGCCATTAATTAATTTTTAGGTTGGTGGATTGTCTAGATATTTTAATCCAGGTGCATTTCTAAAAGCAGCTGTGTTAGCTGGGTCTCCTTCTTCTAAAATTGATGGTTTTGGAATAAAAGGTACAAATCCAGCACCAATAGCTTGAATTTGAGGGTTTCCGTTAATTGAGTACTGATCATGACGTGATCCTGGAGGGTTTGGGTTAACGTTAGGTTGTAGTCCTGGTGGTACTGGACCTCCGTCCCATCCTAAGTTTCCTACGCCACTTTGTAATAGTGATAATAATCCCATAATTATGTTGTTTTAATTGTTTATTATAAATATTAAATTAGGCCAAGTTATAGTTACCTATAATTTGAGCTGTTCCTAAACTTTGACTATCTACTTTAACTACTGCTTGTTTTGCATTCAATCTATCTAAACCACTATTTGTGTTTTTAGTCTCAGTAATTAATGTATTAACTGCACTTAATAAAGCACTATTGTCTTGTTGTACTACAGTAGTTGACGGGTTTTGAGATCTGTTAATCATATCACCTATACCAGGTGCTACTGCTATTTCATCATTTGGACTTGTTTCAAACAATCCTCCTTCTTTAGTCGATATTATTGTTTTACCTTTAGAAAAGAATCCATCACCCATTTGTGTTGCTTCTTGTTTAGCATCGTCAAACGCTCCCATCATTGCAGCAATACCTGCTACAATACCAACAGCAGCCAGTCCAAAGGATATAGCAGATGCAGTAGCAATAGCTCCAGAAGCAGCAAATCCTAATTCTAAAGCTAAAGTTGCTACAGATGCTAAAGTTTTTCCTAAGGATATTCCACCAATAGCTACTAATATACCATACAATCCTAATGAACTTTCAAGTGTTTTAGCCATCATTTCTGCTATTTGTCCTAAAGGACCACCCGCTATGTTTGCAAATGCATCTTGCATTTTTTCTACAGCAGCGTTGAATTTATCTTGAGCACTAACTGCTTCTAAACGTTTTGCAACTTCTTCACCTGCTAGAGCAACTACTTGTTCTCTAGACATGTTCATATATTGTTCTTTTAATAACTGATCTGATAATTCATCTGTTGATAATCCTAATGCTGCTGCCATTTTTTCTTGAGCAATAACATTCATGTTAGAGAACTTATTAAAATCAACACCTTGGTTGTTAAGTTCTTTCATTACCGTTGTTAAATCACCCATTAATGAAGCAGATCTTGCTCTTTCTAAATTAAATTGTTGTCCAGTTATTAATTCTGCTTGTAATTCATTTTCAATAGATGATTCAAAATCAAGTAAAGCAGATGCTTGTTTTTTAGCTATATCTAAAGTAGTTCCTAAAAGTTTTGCTTGAGCAACCGCTTGAGCCAAGGCAGCAGGATTAGCTTTAAACATTGCTAATGTTTGGCCAGATATTTTACCTATTTCCTCAAGTACTTCTTTTTGGTCTAATTGTATTCCGTATTGTGAAGATAATTGTTGTGATACTCCTAAAGCTGTGGTTTTAGTTTCTTCTAAAGTCATGCCGTTAGCTTTAGCAAATTTAGCTAAACCACCAGCTGCTTCTTCACTTAAACCAATTTGTTTAGTTAATTTTGTAAACTCAACAACAGCATCATTACTAAAACGAGCATTGAATCCTAATTGTTTACCTAAAGCAGCATTTGATGCTACTAAAGCATTAGTAGTAATAAGAACATTACCAGAAGCAACAGCTAATTCATTAAATTCACTTCTTACTTGATATGCTTCATCAGATGATAACATCAAACCTTTTTGAAGTTGAGTAACTTGAGCAGAAACATCAAATGCTACTTTTCTTAAGAAGTTAAATATAACTGTAAATGGTCCTAATACACCTTGTATATCTTTAAAAGTTTGAACTAATCGTGATGCTGGGGTGTTTTGGGCTTCTAAAGCTTCTTTTATTTTCTTAGCTTTATCTAATTCTTGTTCGTATATTTCTAATAATCTTTCATGAGATTCTATAACTCTGTCAGTTTTAGATATATCTTCATTTAATTCTCTACTTATTCTTTTAGAAGTATCTAATTGTCTTTCTTTTATATTTAAAGTATCAGTTTCATCTTTAATTAAAGTTTGAATAATAGATGCTTGATTTTGTAAACTTTGTTGTTGTTGAAGATTAGATCCAACTATTTGACTATTTATATTAGCAAGTTGTTGTTGTAGTGAATTAAGATTATTATATGAATTATTAATATCACTTTGTAAAGTATTCTGGCGAGATATTTCGGTGTTTATATCAACAAGTAAATCTCTTTGTTTTTGATATACCTCATTAATGTTATTAACACCATTATTAGTTTCTTCAATATACTTAGCATATGTGTTTGTAATCTTAGCTATTTGAGTTTCAATATCTTTTTGCTTTAATTTTCCCTGATTTAATTTATCAGATAATTTTAAAGTATTTTTAATATCTGTATTGATATCAGTCATAGCAGATCTAGTAGCACGAGCTGCTATAGATAAATTAGACATTCTACCTGCTAAAGCTAAAATATTATCAGATAGTTGTCTAGAATAATTGATCGATTCTCTTAATAGATCATTATATTGGTTTAATTCATCATTATTTGTACCTACTGCCATAAAAGTGTATTATATGGATAAATATGAAAAGCCCTACTTTCGTGGGGCTTTTGCTGTATATGTTGGTTTAGTTGATGGTTTAACAGTTGTTGCTGTTTTAGATTGCATCATTTTTTGTTGTTTTTCGGAATCCGTTTTTTGTTTATCGTAATGTTCACGAATTTTATGATAAATAAATTCACGATACATTATTGGTAAATTGTATATAGTATCCCAATCATAACCACCCTGTCCATAAAAGCATATTTCATGGATTTTAGTGAATAAGTATTCTCTATACTTGGAAGTCAGGCCAAAAAAAGCTAATCCCTATAGGGATAACTACGCCCTCCTGTACGTATCCATCCTTATCAATAGTGACTGTGGTATCTATGTCAGGTGAAATATCGTTGTAATATTTTTTAAATGCTCTTGAATCTGGTGCTAGTAAATAATTGTCTATAAAATCATATATTGGTACCTTGTCTGTTTTTCCATTAACAGATGTAATCATATGTTTTAAACGTGTTATGTTTTCATATGAAGCATTAGCATCTATTTTTTGTAAACCTTTAATTTCAGCATCAATAGATTTTTCATCTTTACCTGTTAATAATTTAAATGTTACTTTATTTCCTGATTTAGGAAGTGTAAAATCAAATTCATTTTTACCTTGAGTAAATAATGCCTCGTCTATTGGTTTTTCTTCTAGTTTAGTTAAATCAACAGTGTAATCTTCATCTTTTCCAGTAGCTTGGTTTCTAAACTGGAATGTGTAGTCGTGTCCGTATCCTAATACACGAGCAGCAAATAAGATTGCATTTTTATCTCCTGTTACTAAATCATCAATATCAACAGGTGATACTACAAGTGATTTTAACAATTTATCAATTGCTGTTCCTTGTTTAATAAAGTTAATATTGGTTAAAATATCTTCATCTTTAGCGCTCATATAGCGCATTTCAATTTCACCTTTAGCTAATAGTGATGTTTCAGGATAAACAAGACCTTTAGAGGGTAAAGTAATAATTTCGGTTGGAAATTTGAAATCTGTCATAAACTTAAATTTTATTTTTATATATATAAATATAACGAAAGAATGTTTCTCATAAAAAAACCCGATATTTCTATCGGGTTCTTTATATTTAATATAATTCTTGTATTAGTAATTCAAGATACAATAATCCATTCCAATTGTTAGAGTAAGATTTACGGCTTCGGTATATGTTGACCAATCGTAATCATCAAAGTTTCCTGTTTTAATAAAAGCTCCTTTAATTACCCACTCTGATACTACATCCCCTACAGGACCTAATACGTTGAATGTTATATCTTTTTTATAGAAATCCGAGTAACCTGCTCTACCTGTGATAGATTCATATGCTAAACGAGCCCATTCCATTACTACCTGTGCACCTGATGGAGCAATTGGGTCAAATAATGTAAATGTCATGTCTCCCCATAATCTTTTTCCACTACGGATTTTTCTATAAGTGTTGATGTGATCTAGAATAATTTCACCATCATCAAAATTTACGGCACTTACTCCTTTGATTATATATGATGGGATACCGTTTACATACATTATAAACCTGTTTGGAACTTTAGGTTCATATTGAGTAAACATCATCTGGTTTGCGTTTAATATCGGCATGTTCTCTGTGTATTTATTGTTTGTTAATTATAAATATTAATTAAGATGGGAACTCAACACCAGTTGGTAAAATTGTGAAATCTAATATTACGAATTCAGCAGTTTTAGTTGGTTGGATATAAATTTGACCAATTAATTGATTTCTATCTACTACACTTGGTGTATTATTTGACTCATCCATTACTACTTTATAAGCAAATAAACCTTGTCTTTGTACTACACTGTCTAAGTATGGATTAATTTGATTTAAAAATGCATTTCTTGTAGTAGCAGTGTTTTGTTCAAATACTAATCCACGAGCTACACCACCAATAAATCCTTTTAATGCAATTAACAATCTTCTAACATTTACTCTATCTAAAGCTGTTGCTTTTTGTTGTAATGTTTTCTGACCAAATACTACAACACCGTTTCCAGGGAATGTAGCTAATGGGTTTACATTATCTAAATATAAGTTGTTTCTGTCGTTTAATGACAATCTTCTTTCAACTCTTGTTACATTTGGGATACCACCTCTAGTAATACCTGCTGGTGCAAACCATGGAGCAGCTACTTCATCATTGAAAGCAAATACACCTCCCATTAATACTGAAGAAGGAACCCATACTAATTTACCCATTGCTGAGCTAAATACTTGACACCATGGCCAGTATGTTGCTGCGTAGCTTGAATTTGAAGCATTTGCTGCTGTTTTAGCGCTTGTTATTGAACCACCATAAGGTACTGGGTCAACTACTGCTAAAGCATCTGCTCTTCCTTCACATAATGCGATTGGATCAGCTCCGTTTGAACCTATTGCAGGTGCAGTACCAGCATTAAGGAATAAACCAGGAGTCATTAATAAATTAAATTGATATTCGTCTGTGTTGTTTAATAAATTTAAAGCAACAGCATAATCTGCAGCTGTAAATCCTTGAGCATTTGTAGCAGCTGTTGTTATGTTTTCAAACATAAATTTACCTAAGTTAGTATCTGCAATACCACCATTAAATGCTCCTGCTAATGAACCACTTCCTAAGTTTGGTAAACTACCACTAAATGAAGCAGATATATAATTTCCATTATTGTCAAATGTATTATATTGTGCTTGAGCAACATCTGCTACTCTTATATATCTTGAAGCATTCGGGAAATCACCTTGAACATCAATATATCCTTGACCATCAGCTGCTGAGTAAGTATATACTGGTTTAGTATTACCAATTACTCTAGCAATATAGTTAGGTTGATTAACATCCATTGATAGGTTGTTCCATGTTTCAAGAACATTTGGTTGAGCAGCATTATCATTACCACTTCTAACTAATAAAGTAAATGTACCTCTTGAGTAATCTACTTGATTAATTTCCCAACGAACGTTAGTAGCACTTCCTGTTACTAGAGCTCCTGAAGATAATACACTTCCTGAGTTGTTCATTTGGTTACCCCATGCTAAAGTTTCTAATTCAAAACTTGATGATGCTGGGAATTCTGATGCTGTAGAACCACTTATCGGAATACTTGCAGATGCAAATGATTGCAATGCTGATGAACCTGTCCCAGCATGTGTAATTCTTGTTACTAACAATGTGTTTCCACCATTGTCAAAATAATTTTTAGCTGCTAATGAGGTAAAATATTCAAAATTACCGTTAGCACCACTTTCAAAAGTACTTCCAAATTTTGCAACATAATCACTATATGTAGTAACTAATGTTGGAATATATGGAATACCATTAACTGTAGGACCTACAATAGCTGCTCCAGCTTCGATTGGGCCTTGAGTTACTGCACTCTGGTCATTTTCATTGGTGTAAACACCAGGAGAAATAATTGCTTCTGCCATTTTATGTTATTGTTTTTAATTTCTAATAGAGTTTTGTTCTAATAATAAATATTCTAAAAGAACTGTAAAACAACATTTATCTTATCCAAGTTCGCCTGTTTCTAAATTAACTTGTTTGTCACCGTATTTATCACCTAAATTTTTAACTATTTCTAATCTCTGCTCATTTACTTTAAAAGCATGTTCAGCTAAACGATTTTTCTCTTTAGTTAAATTCTCTAAATCTAATGCAATTAATCCAACATTAAATAAAGCTGTTTGATATTCTTGATGAATATCTCTAAATTCTTGTAACTCTTCTGGGGTTAAATGTGTTTGGTTTTCTGTTTGTTTTTCCGTTTGTTTTATCATAATTATAACTTTTTATTTATTCATCCCATTTATTTGCGGGACATGGGTTTACTTCTGGGTTTTTTAATGAAAATATTTTTTTATTTAGTGGACATAAACATATACCACAATAATAAAATTCAATTATATTTTCATTTTCTTGTCTGTATTCACACCCGTTACACACATTTAGTCTTTTTTCAGCTAATTCTTTTTCTTCTGGTGTCGGGTTGGCTGCTGTTATCCAAGCGCTTGCTATTTCTTTAAATTTTCTTAACATAACGTAACGTTTTTTATATTATACGAAAAATATTTTAAATATCCAAATTTTTTTAAAAAGGAGTATCAGAACTCCATGTTACCCCATTAATATTATTTACAACTATATTCAATCCACTTGAGTCTGTTAATAATCCAGCATTATCTGTAGCTAATAACAATAATTTAGTGTTAGCTGATGGTGATAATGGTGCTGTTGGTGGTGTAAAATCACTGTTATATAAGGCAGTTCCGTTAACAAAATTAAAGTTAGTTATTTTTCCTGGGAATTTCCAACTTGACGGAGTTCTTCCTGTATTTCCAATGATTAATTTTGATAATAATGGTTGTAAATTTACATTTCCTAAAGTATAATCACTTGGGTTAGCAAAAGTACCATTAATGTATATTTTTAATGAGGTTCCTACTCTAACAAGTGCAATATGAGTCCAGTCTAATAATGTTGTAAGAGGTACGTTAGTATCAAAAACATATTGTTGGAATGTATCATTTACCACTGGGTTGATGTAACACCTTATATTAGGAGCACCGTCATCTTGAAGAGTAAAATATAAAAAATCTAAGTCTGAATTGTATATAGAAAATGGAGTTATATTATTAAGGGTATCATCGAAAGTAGTAAGTTTTTGGAACCATTCAATTGTAAAATCATTATATCCTAATGAATAATTACTATTTGTTAAATTTGTAATAGCATACCTACCTAATTCATTCCCAAAATCTATACTACCCCCAGTAGTAGGTGCTGAACTTAGTGATGGTGTTATACTAGGCGTTACACTTGGTGTAATTGATATACTTGGTGTATTACTTGGTGTAACACTAGGTGTTACAGATATACTAGGTACAATTGATGTACTTGGTGTAATACTAGGTGATATACTTATACTTGGTGTTACACTAGGTGTGATTGATATACTTGGAGTAATACTTGGTGTTACAGATATACTAGGTATAATTGATGTACTTGGTGTAATACTAGGTGATATACTTATACTTGGTGTTACACTAGGCGTAATTGATATACTTGGTGTAATTGATATACTTGGTATTACACTAGGTAAAGGTTGACTAACTCTTGGGGCAGTAGGAGCTGCTATTCTCCCATCAGCATTAACTGAAGTTTCGGCGGTAATGGAAACAATTGATTTAGAGAAGAATTGTTTTTTACCATTTGTAGCCATATCTCTATTGATAGTGTCAGGAATAATATAACCATAAAGTGTTAAATTCATACTTGTTTTGGCTATACGTTGATCACTCACACCATATTCATTTGTAGAGTCAAATCTATCAATATATGTTCTAAATTGAAAACGATTTTTATCACCCCAATACGAATCTGACGCAAACTCTACTGATTCGACGATTTTGTTGTTTTCTTGAATAAAATTGGTAATAATGGCGCATTCGTACGTTATATTAACATAATCTGGTACAGGAGTTAAATAGAATTTCTCAGATGGTGTTACGTTATTTAAAACATCAAAATTGGTGTATTGATTTTGAGAATTATACCTAGCTCTAGCAACAGCAAAGTTATTTACATTATTACCATCTAATTTATTTGCTAATGTTCTATTTTTTTCAAATCCAGTTCTTCTTACAATAATGTATGGATGCATTGCTTTTCCATTCTTATCTCTAAAATACCCATCTTTTTGAACAGATACCCATCTTTCAGCAGAAGCATAAGAAACAGGTACAGGTATTTGATTACCATTTTGAACTATTGTTGGTTTTATAATATTATTAAAGTAAAAGAATACAGCATCATCAATATCTTGTAATCCAATTGAAAATGGTTTAACATCGTTTTCAATATCAACAGATATTTGACTAGCTCTAGTTATTAAATCTTCAGGTAATATAGGTTTTGTACCTGGTATGTACGGTTCTATATATTCATTTAAAGCACGAGCTGGTGTATTTGGTAATATTGGTAATTGATTTGCCATTATCTAGTTTGAGTTAATCCTAATGATTCTGGTGATACATAATGTGCATTACAAATTATTGAAAAACTTGCTCCAAAATCATCTAAGTAAGCCCCTCCATAATTGTATTGAGGTACTTTACCTACTATGTCTTGGTTTTCGTTTACTAAATTAACTTCATAATAATCATTATTCCATAAAACAACATCACCTATTTGAGGTACTACGTTTTGGTCAACTAAATCTCTTCTTAAAAATCTAAATGAAAAATTTCTAGTAAAGTCAGGTCCGATTTGAGCATCATAATCACCTTCATAATCACCTCTGTCAATTAAACATTGAATTAAAACAGGCGGATAGTACATTTTAGTACCATTAGCTGCTTCACCATATACATTTACAGAGGTTTCATCTAGTGATATTTGATAATATCCTATGTTTTGTTCAATGATGTTATGAATTAACTCTCTGTTAATAACATGAAAAAATGAAATATCTCTAGATGAACCGTATAAAGCCATATTGTTTATTTAATATTTTAAAAACATGTAGAAAATAATGTTCCACCAATTGTTATCGTTGTAGAAGTTGAATTTACTACATATTGTTGATAAACATCTTCCATAAAGAATGGATCGTAACCTACAAGTTGATACCAGTTCTCAGCTATAGAATACAGTAATGTAAAGGTATTTCCACCATCATCTGAAGCATAATATTTACCGTCACTACCTGAAAATATATTATAAGCAGGAGTGTTACATGGGCCAAAAGGAGTCCAATCATTAGCATAAAATGAATATGATATACCTGGTGGTGTTGTACTTGGAGTGATACTTGGTGTTACACTTGGTGTTACACTAGGTGTTTTACTAATCGAAATTGAAGGTGTTACACTAGGCGTTACACTAGGTGTTTTACTTATACTAATACTAGGTGTTGTACTTGGTGTTACACTTGGTGTTCTACTGACACTAATACTAGGTGTTGGTGATGGTGGCGGACATAGATTTATAGCTGTACATTCATTACAATTCACATATCCTAAATTACCATCCCATGTTACAGTTGCTGTTGGTTCAATAGAACTATTTACAAAGAAACATTCACCTGTTGTTGATATTACAGTCAAACCTATAAATGCATCTGATATTAACATTCCTTCTTTTCTACTATTACAACAACTATAAACTGAATGTATTTGAAGTGGTGGAGAAGTTGATGGTGTTCTACTTGGTGTTGTACTTGGTGTTATTGATGGTGTTATTGATGGTGTAACACTTGGTGTTGTTGATACTGATGGGTCATCGCAATATCCTTGAATATAGAAATTACCTGCATTATCCCATATATCTATACTAAGAGCACAAATACTAGGACCAAACTCTCCGTTAGGTACAGTAGCCATATTTCCTGATACTCCGTTACAATCTGTGTAATATACTGTTACAGGTCCTATTAATTCCCAGTTATAACAATTTGTATTAGATGGGCATGAATTTCCAGTTAAATTCAATGATCCTGGGTTGGATACATAAGATATAGATTTAGCACAAAATGATCCTGAAAATCCGAATCCTGCTATTATTTCTTGAGGATTTCCATTACAATCTACATAACTTATATCTAAAAATGATCGTCCTACATTATTAACAAATGAATAGTTAAAACAACATTCACCTAAATTAACAGTAAAATTAGCAGTCATAGTTGTATTATCTATAAGTTGCCATCCTGTTAATGGAATATCAGTATCAGTATAATTTACAGGTGTCCCATCATATGGCCAATTTATAATTTCCCAATAAGGTCCAGTCCATATCATTTGCATACCATATTGAGTTGATGTCCAATATGGGCGTCCATTTAAGTATCCTGTGAATGTAAAGCTTATGTTTAACATTTATATATTTTAATTACAAGGGTTAGTATTGCTGATTGTTCCTACCTGCCAATAAATATTATCATTACAATTTATTGTTTTATCATAGCTACCACCCGGTGTTGTTCTAAATTGTCTTGAACCTGTATTAAAATAGTTTTTAGTAGTTCCATCCCAAGCTGATATATTTAATTGAGATGCTACTTCATCTATTCTACAAGCAAATCCATAATATTCACTTGCAGCAAATACTAACCCTATGATTTTGTAAACTCCATTAAAATCAGCTATTAAAGCTGATCCTGAGTCTCCACCTACTACAGGAAAAGGGCATTGTACACTAGTTCTAGTAAATCCTATAATTCTACTAAAAGTTACAGGAACCTTAGTTCCATCTAAATTATAACCAGATGGTGGTGGTGGGCTTGATGATCCTACAGGTACTGTCATATTTAAAGCAAAAGTTGTTAACCCACATAACCCACCAAATTTTACTCCTGATGTTCTTCCACTACTATATATAGGAGGATTAGTGTATAACAATTGATCAATTTCTGCTGCTGTAGCAAAAGGCATTGGAGTACTATAAGCTAAACCATATTGTTTAAATGATTCAGCATTAGTTACGGTTGAAGGTGCTATAGTAACTAATGCTCCATCTACTTGATTATAAGCATTAGCATGTATAGGAACATATCTTGCTACTTCTCCTATTACATATGCTGAGTTTGTGTTTGGCGGGTTAGTTTCCCAAGGTGAAGGCTGCCATACTATATCTTGATATTCATTTACAGGTGAGGCGTTTCTTAATGCTGTGTAAAATGCATTTCCTATTACAACGTGGTTATTAGTTACTCCTACTAAGGCATTCTTTGTATTATCTACTGCTATGAATCCTAATGTACCCATGTAACCTGATTGGTTCTGTGATATTGAAGAAATACCTCCTTTTAAAGGTCTAATGTATCCTCTATTTCCTGGTGGTATATTTAACCCATATTGTACTCCATCATATATAAAGGGTGCTCTCCAATTATAGCAAGTATTTAAAGTAGTAGTACTACATGACATTAATTCTATTTTTCCAATTTCAACAACATCGGTTTTATAAATAACACCATCAATTTCAATTTCCTTAGGTAATAATTCATCTTCAGGTATTTCTTCAATAGGACGTTTTTTATCTACAGTAAAAATAATAGCATGTTCTTCTGTATATTCTCTATTTTTAAGTCTAAAACCGAAACCTACCCCAACATAGTTTGGGGTAGATTCGTATAATTCTTCTATTTTTTTATTTGTTATCATAAAATATCTAAATATTTGTAAATTGTATTAACTCCTACATTAGGTGACACTGGTGGTGTTAAACTAGGTGTTGGTGTTGGTGATAATGATGGTGGTGGTGGTGCTGGATTTAATGCTACTGTATTACAGTTAATTGATGAATTAAAATAAAAATTTCGTTGATCTATACCACTCCAAACTTGAGTAAATATATATGGAGAATTTAAATTAACTTCATATGTTATACTTGGTGCGCCAATAGTTTGTGCTGCTACTTTTGCATAAATTTTTCCATTACCTGATTCAAATAAAGCAACTAGGTATGTAGTACCTCCATCTCCTGAAGAGGGAAGATAATTATTTAAACTTACCTCTAATTCTAAAGCACCATCAGGATAAGAATATTGAGATAAATAATAATTATTATAATTAAATGGATTAATTCCATTACCTCTTCTTCCAATGATTATTAATTTATTATTAGTAGTTAATAAAAGTGCATCTACATTACCTGCAGGTGCATAAACGTTAAATAATGGTGTTTGTTGAGCAGAACCAACTATATTAGTAGTGCTGCTTATATCAAATAATGTTATAGTATTTATCCAATTACCAAAATATATATTTTCTGGGGTATTAGGTATAGTGTAGTTTGCACAAACTAACAATGTATTATCATCTATAGCCTGCATTTTATTCCATTGTTTTTGATCATTACCAAATGGAAACGGGAATCCTTGTATTGTTATTGTTCTATTTAATGCTAACACATTAGGTGTAGAAGTGGTATTCCATTCCTTAATAGTACCCCATCTATTACCTCTCCAATATTTAGTAGAAGTATGAGTATCTGTAATAGCTTGAATACTAGGATTTGGTTGTTGATCTACAGGAAGAGTAACAGATGACGATGTATTATTATTAACATTATATAAGTAAGTTAATCCTGTTGTAAAACTACTCATATAAACACATCCTAAAGCATTAGATGGTTGTGGTATTATACTTCCTGAGCATATACTAAATACTGAACCCTGATTACCTCCAGGTGATGTTAAAGTTAATGTTGTGTAATTTAATGGAGCTGATATTGTTATTATTCCTCCACCAGCTTGTTGAATTTCACCTAAATTAATATTCCCTGATGAAGAGCCGGTTACTGTATTTCCATTTACTGTTTGATAACATCCTTTACATAATGATATATTAGGAACTCCTACATTTGTATTCCAAGTAAATAATTCACCTGGGTTAGGATTACTATTAGTTCCACCATATGATATTTTAATATTATTTACTGGTTGGCTAAAATTTAAAGAATATGTATAATCTCCAGAAAGGTTTCCTAGAAAAGCAGAATATGATGGATATGTTGTAACATTAGTTCCTTCACAAACTGGCATTCCTAAGGTACTTAATGGGAAAAAATTATCAGAAGCTACTGGTCCTGTGTATGTAGGAATTATATTAATTCCATTATAATTCATAGGAGTTGATAGTTTTAAAGGTAATGTTAAACATTCAGAACAACTTGATGTAGGTAAATTTACATTAATACAACTTGCTAATTGCGAAGCCGCTACTAATTGTGTTTGCGGTGATTGAACTAATGTTAATGCAAATGTTGTAGGATTAAACTTATACACATTATACCCCATTAAATATATTTCATTATTTACTTGAGCTAAACCACAATCTGTTGTTATAGTAGGTGATATTTGTTTTCTAAATTCTAATACTCCTGTATTGTAATTATATTGATTTAAAAAATGATAATTTTGGTATTTAGTAAGTACTATAAGTTTATTATCTGAAGTTAATAGTAAATCTCCTGCTGGATCTTCTTGTGGAGGTAACTTAACTTTAAGAGTCCAAGTAGCTACATTTGATGTAATATCATATTCTACTACCATTACACCATTAACATATTTAGCTGAAGGGCTATCTACTACATCTTGTTGCGATGCTATAGAACGTAATTGGAGACCACCTATTCTATTTACAGTCCCTATTAATTTTGTATTACTAATAGCAAATAAACCAGTTCCTGGATAGAACTCTGTTCCCCCTGGAAAAGTAGATTCTGGTGCTTGGGGTAAAGCAATATATCTGTTAATAGTTGCGGTGAATGGGTTACTTGTTGTATTGTATTCTACTATACTATTATTATTTAAACCTCCACCGTTAACATTCCATGTGTAAGACCATAATTTATTAGAAGTACGGGCTAGTGGTGCTATAGAAATACCTAATGAAGTTGCAACACTATCAAATGGTGCAGCAGGTACATTTAATAATGTAGATGTATTAGTTGAAAAATTATATAAATAATATTGATTTCCTTGTGTTTTATATAATATGGTATTACATGTAAGTGGATTTGGAACGTCTTTAATTAAACGTACATAATATCCACTAGTTTTACTAAAGCCTTTAAAATCAAGTAGTTGATTGAAGCTATATAGGTCGATATAGGTTGCTAAATTAGTAAACCCAGGATTTGGATTTGGATCAGGTGTAGAAGTCCAATAAGGACCAGATATACCTTTTGAATTAAATTGTCCATTTGATCTCCCCCCTCCTGGTAATCCAGTCCAACCTGTTTCATTTGTTGCACCTGCATTAGGACTGTTCCAAAGTGTGGTTCCTGTTGATTTTAATTTACCCCCTGCTACATTTGTACCTCCTAAATAATTAGCTAATGTTCTAAATTCAGCCTCTGTTGGTACATGATACCCAACCGGAGCTAATCCACGAGGATCAGTCACCGCATACCAGTTATATAATTTATTATAGGTACAACCATTTATAGAGTTATTATCATAGTAACACCATGCCCCTGTTGTAAGATTTTCCCATTGAGTAAGATCAGTTACTTGTGGAATTATGTCACCATTTCTATAAGTAGTAACATCTAAATTACATGCTGTCCATGTTTGTGCTCCAATAACAACATCAGGTAAAGCACATGGTGTACAAGGTCTCGAAGTAGATGGAGTTGGAGTAATAGAAATACTAGGTGTTCTGCTTGGAGTAATACTTGGCGTTACACTAGGTGTTACACTAGGTGTACGTGATATACTTGGTGTTTTACTTGGTGTTCTACTTGGTGTTAAACTAGGTGTATTACTAACAGATATACTAGGTGTATTACTAGGAGTAAGACTTGGTGGAGGCGGTGGATCAGTACTACTTGGTGTAACTGATGGTGTAATCGATGGTGTAATTGATGGTGTAACACTTGGAGTAGTAGAAGGAGTAATACTTGGTGTTACACTAACTGAAATAGTTGGTGTTATACTTGGTGTTCTAGTTGGTGTTATACTTGGTGTTACAGATGGTGCTGCTCCAAATTGAACATTCATACATAAACCAGCTATAGTTGGTATAGCTATTGGTAATGAAGTAGATGGTGTTGGAGAAGGGCTAGTTCCGTTTGATGGTGTAATACTAATACTTGGCGTTACACTAGGTGTCTTACTAACACTTGGTAGTGGTGTAAGAGACGGAGTTTTAGACACACTAATCGTTGGAGTAGGTGTCATAGTAGGTGGTATTGTTTTACTAGGTGATATAGTAGGTGTAATACTAATACTTGGTGTTCTACTAGGTGTAATAGAAATACTTGGTGTTACACTTGGTGTATTACTTGGCGTTACACTAAAACTAGGAGTAATACTTAATGATGGTGTAGGTGTTGGTGTAAATGGAATACAACGTCTACCAACACAATTTCCTAAAATTTGAATAACTACATCACCATCTACTACTCCAGGATCACTACCACATAATGTTATAGAATCACTAGGTTCTAAAGCAAGAATATTTGATGATACATTATCACATCGTGTATATGAAACAAATGCTTCTTCTGATAGTGACATATTAGTAAAACTAATACAATTACATGGATACAACGGTGTTGTAGATGGTGTAGGAGATATAGATACTGTTGGAGTTACACTTGGTGTTGGTGTTGGTGCAATGCACTCCCCATCAGCGTTTACTGTACTGTTAGCTGTGATAACTTCTATGTCTTCAAACGAATAAGTAATAACAATCATTTCAGAATCATCAGCACAAAAAGCATTAGAATATGTTCCTGCTATGGAATAAGCGATACTTTCAGGATTTCCATTACAATCTGTAAAGCTAACAAATACCTTTCCATCTAAATTTGGGTCTGGATTGTTTATAGCATTGTCTAAATCTACTTGTCTAATTCTAATATTATAATTTTTACAAGCCATTGTTGTTAGTAATTTCTAATTTTTAATATTGTTTTTGTTCTAACCTCAAATTTTACCAATCCTGGTATTTTAAGAGCTTCTGATTTGATGCCTTTTGCCGTTTCAACTGCATTTCCTTCAGAAATGTATTTTATTTCTAATAAAGAATAATTATACAAATCATTAGAAGCGGCATTTAATTGTTCATTATCGATTACTTTAACAACAATTACATCTCTTATACCTCTAACTTGATTATAAATTTCAGTAAAATTAAAATCATTCTTCATTTTAATAATTACTTGAACGAAGAATGTTTCAAATGTTGCTTCACTTAATAATTTTTCTAAAGATACCATGTTAAAATATATATAGTCCCATAGGAACGTCGTTTAAAACTTTTAATAAATTCTCAGAATTAGCTGCTAGTTTTTCTAATTGTTTTTGTCTTCCTGTTTGATCTAATGTTTCTCTTAATTGAGCTAGTAATGATTCTTTTTGACTTCTAGCATCTGTCAATAAATCATTTTGATTTAATGTTACTTCTGAACCAGGAATAGGTACAGTTGAATATTTTCCTCGAACATATCCTAAAACTTCTCTACAAAGTGCTAAAGTATATTGATAAACCCACATTCTTCCTACAGAATTTATATAATTGTAGTTAGGATTTGTATAAGGTACATTAGATGTATTAGTAATTAAATTAGTTTGTGGAACACCTTCAGAGTTTCGTCCACCTATAGCGCTATCTCTTTCAGATCCTTTAATATATTGGAACCAAAGTGGATATTTTTGTAATGGGACTGGGAATATTTTTAATTGGTTATTGTGGATTTCAAATGAAAATTGTGCTCTTCTAATTTGATCGTTTAATTTAATAGCTTGAATACGTTGTAAGTCAAAAAACAACGGCATTAATAAGAATGTAATAGCAGGAGAATATGCTCCAAAACCAAAACTATTTAGCAATCCTTCGTAACTATAACCGATACCTACGTACGGGTCAAAGTATCTTAACGCAGCTGGCGGCGCTTCAAAGAATACGCGTTTAACTTCAATGTAATCGCCAGAAGCTAGCGAAGCTGATTCGCGTGCCCACTTATTTAAGTCGTATTCTTGGACACCTCCTTCTAATAGAATAGAACCACTATACCAAGTTACATTACCCCCTACTCCTGCTTCTTCAGCATAATTTTCTGCTATACGAATAGCACCTCCTAATGAAGGAGTTAATAATAGTTGGTTGTAAGGAACTGAACCTGTTTGGTTTCCTTCAAGAGAAAGCATGTTTTCTCTAATTTGAAATTGATAAACTTCATTTCCATACACAGTAACTGCTTCTTCAAAAGCAGTATATATTTGAATTGGTTGTAATTCAACTACTTCTATAGGCCATCCTAAACGTTGAGTAACAAAAGTTACAATCTTATCAGCATCTATTTGAAAATCATATTGATAATCGTAGAAACCAAAGGCTGTATCTCCTGGAAAGAATTGAGATGAACCATTATATACTGGGATGTCTGCCATTTTTTTACATATTGTTGGGTATAAATATTACAATATGCTTATTTCTAGGCGTATATTAAATTAAAGTTGCATTTAATATATTGGCAGCTATGTTTAAAGCATTGTTTTCATCTTGTTTTACTAAATCAAGATCATTCCCTGTAAGTATATGTTTATTACCTTTTAAAAGTGTATAAGGTAAAGTTTCATTTGTATTATTTTTAGATACATAATTTGTTGTTTGTGTTGTATCTACTAAATAACAAAACATTTCACATTGAGTTTCAGTCATAGCAGATGTGTTAAGATTTACTACAATCTGATCTGCTGTTTTATTACCTACCTGGGTAGGTTGTATTTGTTGAATTTTTTGTATCATATTATTTAATTTTAATTGCTCCAAGGAGCTGGTAATACTTCTGTTACTGGGTTTTTAATTAAATCAATTTGAGTTGCTATATTTACTTCTAAAGCATCTACATCCATACTGCTTTCCATCCATCCTATTACTTGTTCTTCTGATATATCTGGAAATGGTGTAAATGCTTCTGGGTTTGGTTGTCCAACAGATTGAGCACCATATATAGTTGCTGATATGTTGTCTTCATCAGTACCTGTTAGTATCCAATGTACTGTTGTTACTACTGTTTGTAGTCCGTCTTCATCGATTACGCAATCGAAAGCGGGAAATGTCCATGTGTAATTTATCATAATATTTAGTTTTAATTTTATTTTTAATTGAATACTCCTAATACTCTAGTTATATATAATTTTGGTACTCCGTCTACATTAGCCATATTGGCAGCAATTATTCCGTTTACTGTTTGTCCATATTCATAACTTGTATAATCTAGATATGGAATAAAACTAGCGTAGTTATATCTATATTCTGTAGAAACTACTACAGTTGGGTCTGTTAGGTTGTTAAGATAGTCGTAGTCGTAGTAATTGTCTCTTACCACAAAATTGATATAATTTTCATCCTGAGCAGTAGTTACTGCAGCTGCATTTAACTCTATATTCATCCAACCTACTGAAGGACTAAAGGGATCTGAAAAAACTTGTTCGTCTACATACTGCCAGTCTGAAGTAGCTAAAACTGTTGATGTATTAGGAGAAGGTGTGGACTGTATAATTGCATCTGGGAAATTTGATACAGCTTCAACATATATGTTTAGCGAGAGAGCTGTAAGTGCTCCTGGGATTGTAGATGTGTCAAATGTTAAATACCCTCTCCTACTAAACCATGTTCCTCCTCTAGCTGATGTATATCCGGTTAATGAAAATATAGTAGAAGGACTTGTAACATTAGTACCGGCATTTGTAGTATTTAAAATAAGGTCTTCCCATATGTTAAAAGAAGCGGCGGCATTCAGAATAAGGTATCCTCCTTGACTTGTTGCTGTATTTATTGTTGGCATTAGAACTGTATTTTTGGTAAGTAGTAAACGTCGTGTTTAAAGTAATCGTTATCTGGTACATTTATTCCTGATAGGTCTATAATATCGTAGGTAAGTTGTTCGTTTTCAACTTTCCTCTGACCTGTGAATGGGTAAGGTAGCGGATTCCATAAGGTAAATCTTCCTCCTTTATTTAATATCGATATACAAAAATCTACTATTTTTTTTTCATTGTCATCTCCATAAGCATCGTAAAAGATTCCATCATAAGGACCTCTTTCTTCTATTTGACTTTTTATCTTATACCAATCTCCTTCTAAAACTGTTATTCCTTCTCCTCCCTTTGACCATCTTCTTGCTTGACTAGCTATTTCAGGATGTATTTCAACTACTGTATGAGAGGTAGGTCTGAATGATTGTATGTAATTTGCTGATATTCCCATACCATATCCTATCTCTAGAATATTTCCTCCATTCTCTGCTACGTACTGTGCCGAAGCATACATGATAGGATCTTCCCAATCCATCATTACTGCTTTCTCTCCAGTAGGTGATGTAGCGTCTGCGAAGTATATTTTACTTTCTTGAAATACTAATTCTTTTTCTATATATGCCATATTATAATAATGTAACCCAAGTTGTATCTGGGCAGAAATAAATTTGATCATTTGCTGTACTTTGTACATATCCTATTATTCTAACGACATCTCCTGTACCTGTTGGTGCTGTTTGTGAAAATGCTCCGGCTGTTGTCGATACATATAATTTTGCTCCTACTGTAGTAGTTCCTGTAAAACTTGATACTCCTGTAAATCTAGCATGTCCTCTTAATAGTATTCCTACTGTTGAAGCTGTTCCTGCTGCTAATGCTATTCCTAACATTCCTGTTGATGTAGATTCAGCATCAGCATCTGCTGCTGTCCAGTTTCCTGATGAATCATAATAGTATAGTGTTCCTGCTGCTACTGTTCCTCCTCCCCAATATGCTATTTCTCCATTTACGTTAGAAGTAGATAATGAGCTATTATAAGAAAGACTACTAGTTACTTGTAAAGAACCTGTAAATGAAGTTGCAAATACATTTCCATTTACTTGTAAAGTTCCTAAGGTAGGTGTTGATATTCCAATACCTACATTTCCAGATGAAGTGATACGCATTTTTTCTGAATTATTAGTTCCAATGCGAATATCTGTTTCTGTAAATTGAACAGCTGAACCATCCTGTACTCCTAAAAGTATTGGTTTAGTTGTAGCATTAACTATAACTGCACTATCTGCTACAGTTATTCCATTAAAATTTGCTACCCCAACACGAGGGTAAATTCTTACAGCTCCAGTAGTAAGGTCAGATGTTGAAAATCTAGCCGCTTCTTGTGTACCTTGAGCACTATCAAATGTTGTAAAGATAGCGGTTGCAAGTTCCCCTGAAAAAGCAGATGCAAACACTCTAGAGTTTATATTTGTACTACCAACACCAAATCTAGCATTTGTTAATAGATCGCTTGAAAATCTTCCAGTGCCATTAACATCTAATTTATATAATGGATTTGTTGTTCCAATACCAACGTTGCCGTTTTCTGCAATTGTTAACTTAGAATCAGCTAAAGTAGCACTATCTGCATTTCCTTGAGGCCCGTTTAATATGTGTACTTTTCCTTGAGCGTTATTTGATGTTAAATCTGTTCTTTCAAAGACTATTGCAGATTTTCTATACAAGTTATTAGCACCTTCTGCATATCCAAAATGAAGACCAGCCCATTGTCCAACTGCTACAGCATCTATCCCCACAGAAACAAAATTATTAGCTCCTGATATTACGTCTAGTTTTCTTTGCGGTGTTGTCGTTCCAATACCTACGTTACCTGATGAATTAATCACCATTCTATATGAAGATGCAGTATCATCATATACAATAAAATTACCTACAGAATCCGAACCTATTGTTGTATTTCTATAACTTGAAGCATTTAGAGCTATTAATCCTGATGTTGTTCCAGCTACTGTTAATAGCCTGTTAGGACTTGTTGTTCCAATTCCTACATCACCTGCTGAAGTGATTCGCATTCTTTCACTACCTCCTGCTAATGTAGTTGCATTTGTATAAAAAATAACTCCATCATATCCTGCTAATTTTGCATTATTTGTAGACCTTGTTAGAGAAAGTATATGCGTACCTCCTGCCGTACCAATAAATCCGTTGTTGTCTCCATTTGCATAAGCTCCAATATCTCCTAAAACATCTAATTTATAAGATGGACTTGTTGTTCCAATACCTACGTTACCGTTTCCTTTTATAGTCATTCTTGTAAACAAATTACTATAAATATCAGCACCTGTCTTAAAGTCCATCTGCCCATAGTACGGAGAGTCTTCTGTAGTTGTTGAAATTGCACCACGAATACCGTTTATAGGACCATCTCCAAACATTAAAGCGGTTGAACTACCAATTGCTAATCCATTATTATTTACAATAATATGTCCACCTAATCCGCCAGAATTTCCTCTATATACCTCTAATGGCCCTAATGAACTTGTCGTTCCAATACCTACGTCACCACTACTAGAAATAAACATTCTAGTTGTTCCATTAGTCTCTAAAGCAAGTGGTTGATTATCATTTGTTCCTAATAATGCTGTTGTTCCAAATGAATTTCCGTTTTGTATAAAGGCGTTTGTTGTACTGTTTAAGAATGATGCTGTTTGAGCAAATGATGCTGTCCCTAATAAAGAACCTGTTATTGATGTAGCTACAATTTTTGAAACCTCTAATTCACCTGCCCCACTAAGGCGCATAGGAGTAGTAGCTTCATAGCCTCCATAAGTTTTTTTATTTCTCCATATCCATTCACTACCGGCAGTTTCTATATCATCGTTTACCTCAAATACCATACTTACCTGATTAGTAGCAGCAGATTCTGCATAGAATCGTATAGCGTCATTATCACCTGCTCCTTGATTTATCATATATGGAGGAGAGGCAGACACACCATTTCCATATGTAGTACCTGTAGGGTTTTGAGGAAGAATAATATTACCAGCAATATAAGCACTTCCGCTTACATCTAATTTTTGAGAAGGGCCTGTTGTTCCAATACCTACGTTACCGCTATTACTTAATGTAAACGGTAATGTGTTATCAGTTATATTGCTCCAATAAGTATTACTATTATCACTAACAAAACCCCATTTCTTAGCAGATACACCTGTTCTTTGGTAAATTATAGATGTTGCATTTGTATTCTCAATATCTAATGGAGCATCAGGCGAAGTTGTTCCAATTCCTACGTTACCATCTCCTCTTACGTTAAGGTAGGTTGTTGAATTTGCTGCGTTATTTACATTAAAAGCAACATCTGAACTATTTGTTCCACCTCTTACAATTGCTCCATAAGATTGGCCAGTTGTTGTATTTCCTGTAAAGCTTCCTGCCCAATTATTTGCTGTCCCAACTACTTCAAGCCTATTTCCACCATCTGTGGTTGTACCTATTAGTACGTTACCTGCTGAAGTAATACGCATTCTTTCTGTGTCACCAGTTCCAAAAATTAATGGTTTGGATTGAGTAACCCCTATAAAGATTGCGTCTAACCCTGAGTTTGGGTTTATTACTCCTGTTCTTGTACCATCACTTACTTCAAATTTGTAAGTTGGACTTGTTGTACCAATACCTACGTTACCACTCTGCATTACTTTAACCTTACTAACCCAATTAGCATGAGATACTGTACCTGATGAGTAATATCCTATATCAACTAATGAAGCTCCACTAGTATAATCTCCAACAAGCCTAAGACCAGCATTTGATTGATCCATACCAATTCCACTCCAATCCCCATAAGTATTTATAAATAAAGGATTATTAGGAACACTATTACCAAAAGTTAATGCGAGGCCAGAACCTGCACCAGAAATATGTAATTTACCTCCAGGACTTGTTGTTCCAATACCTACGTTACCGTTTGGAAATATAACTTTACCTTGGGAACCAGCATTGTTAACAGCTAATTGTAATAAAGGTAAAGCCTCAACTTCAATTTCTAAACTTTTTCCAGCAGTGTAAAATGTATTTGAATAGTTTTGATAAAATTGTGTTGTTCCGTAAGCAAATTTAGATAAATTTAAAAGTAAATCTTTTGTATTTGATTCAATTCCTCTAATTTCTAACTTACCATTTGGACTTGTCGTTCCAATACCTACGTCCCCACTACTAGAAATAAACATTCTAGTTGTTCCATTTGTTTCTAAAGCAAGTGGTTGATTGTCGTTTGTTCCTAATAATGCTGTTGTACCAAATGAATTTCCGTTTTGAATAAATGCATTTGTTGTACTGTTTAAGAATGATGCTGTTTGAGCAAAAGAAGCACTTATTACACTGTTAGAACCAAATGGCCCAAATACGTTTGATCCTGTTACAAATGATGCTGTTTGTGCTGTTGAAGCAAATGAAGATGTTCCAAATAATGAACCTGTAAATACTCCTGTAAATGAGCCTGTAAATGAACCTGTGTTTGATAAGAATTGATCTACTCTATTTGCTGTTACTATTACTGAAGGAATACCTGGTACTACTCCAAATTCAGGTTCTGCGTGTAAGCGTACGTTAGCATCCGGTGAATACCACATTAATTGATAATAATCATTTGCAGCTGAATTAACAAAGAAATTCCATGCTGCTACATAATGAGCTTCATTACCAACTAATTGTATCGATGTTGCAGTATCTGTTAAATTTGTTCCATTTTTTCTTAACCAAATCCATATTTCATCTGTACCACTATCTGTTTTATCTACTTGAGCAGAAAATTGTATATCATATACACCTGCATTTTCAGTCTTGATATAAGTGTTAAAAGGATTTGTTGATCCTGATATTGATACTCCATTTGTAATATCTGTCGTATTGAAAGACATTGAGCGAGCAGTACCTGCTACATTAGTTTGAGTTGTAGTATCGTAAAAACTACCGTAAGATCCTGTTGCTGTATTAAAGCCACCTCCACCACTAGTTGATGAAACTGTAACTTGACCTTTACCATTTGTTGGTGATAATGTTATGTTTGGTCCTGCTAATAATTGAGTTACACCTCCATTAGAGGCAAATGAAGCGGTCCCAAATAAAGAACCTGTAATTCCGTTTGAAACATTAAGAGAATTTAAAGCAGCATTCGAGCCGCTAATTATGACTTTTTTCCAACTAGGCAAAATGACCTCCTTCCTTATTTAATAGTTTTGACCAAACAAAACCTCCAGATGTTTTATATTTTCCATTTACACATTGTGAAATAGAACTAGTTTTAATTTTTAACATATGAGATGCTTCTTTTATATTAGTCCATGTTTTTATAAAATTGCCTTTTAAATCATATTGATTTATAGGATTATAATAAGGAGGTATTTTTTCTTTTTTAAATTTTTTAACTATATGTTTAGGAGACTCATTTATAGGATTATCTATATGTCTCCATTTAAACCCATATATACTTTTTCTAATCCCTCTACAACATTCCGTAATGGCTGCTGGTGAATTTTTTCCAAAAAATTGGGAAGCTAAAGTAGCACTTTCCCATCTTTTTACAAGATTTCCTTGTAAATCATATTGAAAAATAGGCTTTGATAATTTTAATATAGTTTCAGGTTGGTGTGAATGACCTCCCCAACCAGTTTCTTTTCTTATATTAGTAAGATTTTTATAACCAATTTGGTTACAAAATTGGGATTCTATTTCAAATGCTTTTTCTTCAGATATATTATTAATTAAAATAATAGATACAAACCCATGTTTATTAACTATTTCATTCCAGTATCTATTTCGAGAAGAAGAAGTAAAGGCTCTATTTCCTGTTCCTTTACCTATATAAAAACATTTTCCATCAGTTTTTTTAATGTGACTGTACACGTAAAAGTTATTCATATTAAGTAGTATTATGATTGGTTACAGGATTGCCTGCCCACTTCCCATTAGGGATCTATAATATATAATATAAATATATGCGATCTAAACAAATAAAATATAAGAAGTATATTACCTCGCACCAATGTTGATACCATTGATGTAATGCATTTTATTTATGTTATTTTGTGGGTCTTTTGTTAATTTTTTGATCTTCTTTTATAGCGTCTTGAAGACTTTCCATTTTTTGAGTTTCTGCGTCTTGAAGCATACGTTTTACTTCTTCAATTTCTTGCTCTAATTTCATTTGTAGTGAAGCTACAAAACGAGCATCTCTACCTTGAATAGAAATAGGATCTAAAGCAGATCTTAAAAAGGTCAATTCATTAAAAGTAAGGTTGATTTCAAATAAATCCATAACTTATGTTATTTTGTTTGTTCTAAATATTGGTTTTGTAGTTTAATAACCATATTGTACAAAGGTTCTAGGTCTTCTCCAAGGAAAGTTGATCTTCTTATTAAAGAAAGTAAAATCTCTATCTCCTTCACATTTAATTGATTAGGAGATAGAGTATTTTCTATATTAGATGTAGTTTTGTCTTTTACAACTACGTTTTGTGCATTAAAGCTCATAACAATTTTTTTATTTTTTATGAATATATCCAAATACTTTCGTCGCCACTTGATACGTAAATATTACCTACTGCGTTATATCTGGTTGCTGGTGTTGGTGTTGTTCCTGCTGCTGTTACAACGGCGGCCATATAAGCGTCTGGTGTAAATGCAGAGTTATTTGCTGTAAATGAACCTGTTACTGCCCATCTTGATGCTCCTGAATCCCATCCAAATAATTCACCAATGTTTTGTGTGTCTTGTTGTACTACAATACCACCATCTCCAGTTGTATTCGAACCAGAAGCCATTAAGATAAATCTATCAGCTACTTCTAAGTTAGTTGTATTTTGGAAAGATGCTGTACCTTGTACTGTTAAGTTATTAGTTACAACTAAATTATTTGATATAGTTACGTTACCTCCAGCTGAAGTTACTGTTAAGTCTCCAGTTGTTGTAGTAATTGTATTATCATTTGTAACACCTACTGTAACATTACCTGCTGTTACACCTGCGAATGATGGACTATCTCCTGTTTCTAATCCTAAATCAATTGTAGAACCTGCTACACCATTTGTAGTAAGTAAAGCTTGACCTTGAGCTGGTGAAGATAAAACAGAAGATGATATTATATTTGCTGGTACTCCTGTTATTCCTGAATAGTTAATTTGAGATGATCCTGATACTAATCCTGCTGGTAATTGAGCTGATCCTGAAAATACTCCTGAACCTGCTAATATAGTAGCTTGTGTAATACTTCCACCTAATGATACTGATGTACCTGCTATTGTGATAGCTGAATTGGCTAAACTATTGTTAGGTATAGCGGATAAACCAAATGTTAAAGTATCTGATCCAGCATTAGCTGTAATAGTTAAACCTTGTCCTGACGAAGATGCAAAATTTAAACTTCCTGAAGGTGAATCTGCTAATAATAATGTACCGTCAAACGATGCTGTACTAAAAGCGTTAGGGGTTATTAATGTACCTGCCGTTAAATAGTTTGCATCATTGTTTAGTTGAGAGACGTTACTACCGGATACAACGACTTTTTTCCAATTTGCCATTTTATATTGTTTTTATGTTGATAAATATTTATTTTTAATCGAGCCCTACAAAAAATGAATTAGAGGTAAAATACATTCCTCCATTTGGTGCCGGATTTGATAATTCTACAGATTGAGTTGCTACTACTATAACACCACTTTGACTTACAGTCAATACATTTATGTTATTTTGATTTTGTATTAAAAATATAGTAGCAGCTGTGCTTTTTATTGTTGCAGCTCCTTGAGCATTTATTAGAAATAATGATGTATTAGATTGATTTGTTACTCCAAATGAACCTGTTACATATACATCTGAGTTTCTACTAATACTTCCATCAATAGATCCAGTCCATTTTGATGTAGATAAACCAGTTAACCCACTACCATCACCTATAAAAGAACCTGTAAATGATCCTGTGTTATATGATGAAGTAAAAGCATTAAATGATGAAGTAGAAACAAATGAACTAGTAAATATACTAGGGTCACCTGCTGGTCCTGGAGATCCCTGAGGGCCAGGAGTATTGATCTCAATTATTTTTATTATTTCTTGAGGTACAAT